CAAGGTCGGGCGCGGGTATAATTCGTCGTATCCCAGCGGTTGGGCTAAAATAATGGCTGTACCGAGTTGCGCCGAGAGCCACACGGGAAACAGGTTTTCGGTGGTGCATTTCGGGTTCCCGTTGGCGGCTTGGATACCGCATTACGCAAACATGCAGAACCATAGGGGTGGCACGGTGTTGAATTTTCGTGGCAATGCGCCTGGAGGAGACGCGTGTATGAGGGCTCCTTCGGAACCACCGCCTTTCCCGCCTGTGGGCCGTCGGGACCGGATAGATTTGCGATATGAGGATTGCTACAGTTTGTCAACAGGTCCAGAGATAGTCCATATTCCAGATTCGTATGTTGGCAGCTACTCAAGCGGCATGGGTGAAACACTCAACGACTTTGTGTGTTTCGAGGCTCCGGAAATACCCGGGTACGTGTTCAAGGGGTGGTACACCGCGACAACAGCAAAGACTTACAGGAACAGGTACAAAGAAAGTGACGAATCACCTGATGAATGGTACGACGAGGGTGTTCCGGTCGTCCCCACGGTCGCCATAAACGACCCGTATTGGCATCAGTATTCTTCAAAGCCTCGCCAGATTAGTTGGAATAGCTGGATGATGGCGCATGATGTATCTATTGGCTGTCTCCACGGTGGCTATCCTTTTCTTAGTTATTCTGATGAGCAATACTCGCTGGACATCATTCCCTTGAGCGCGGATCAATACAACAGACCGGTATGGGCGGCGGAAAACGGCGTTGCCGAAGCCCAACGTTATACGATGTATGGCGCCAAACACATGGTATCAGACTCAGAGGTGATGGGGTATGCTTGGTGGCGTTTCTATTTTGCCTCGATCAGGCGCCCGGGGAAGGCCCCTGAGGATGGGCACTTCTTCAGGTCAGATCGGGGAGACGACAAGAGAACGACTGTCGGCAGGTACGCGCGCTCATCCGATGAGATAAGCAACGAGACATACCAGCTGTTCGGACCTTTTGATAGTATCGGATCTACTGCGCATCGTCTTTACCCCGATACGGATATAGTTGCGGAAGGTCTGGTTGTCCGGTATAATCTATTAATGATGAAGTATGCGAAGGTGGTCACGGTCACATATTCGGTGAATACGGCGGCTGGCTCGTTTGACGAGAGCGAGGATGTCCCCACACACACGGATACATACGAGCTGGCCGTAGATACGGCGACACCGAGCGTGGCGATAACAATTCCGCATGTCTACTGCAAATACGACTTTGAGCTGATGGGGTGGTTCGTCGGTGAGCGGAGTCTGAAGACCGATCCGAGGAAGAACCCTGCGATAAGGCAGATGTCAACAGGCGATCGCGTTTCGGATGATACGTACATCTGGGCTTGGTGGGCGCGGACGTTCGAGGTGGAGGCTAAACTTGGCGTGCGCGGCATGTATTTTGAAAATTGGCCCGAGTCTTCCAATGTCTTGCTCGCCAAGTGGATATGGGAGCACCCTGGATACTACAGAAGCGGCGGATACAGCGACAACTTCTCCATAACCCTGTTTGAGGGTAGCTGGTGCAGACTCTATTTTGCGATGATAGGCGACTGGTCGTATTTCTTTGCCCCGGGGCATCTCGCCTATCCTACGGTCACACCGAGAGGCTTCCGTACGTGGAACGAAATGCTCGAGTACGGCGACACGGGATACTATGTGGCGAAGGATCAGTACGGCAGGGTGATCTCGGCGGCCTCTTCAGATTATGATGGAGTGCCGCTTCAGCCCGTCGAGCGCAGATTCACCTTCAATGCAACCACGCCGACGGTGGAGTATTACACCTATGCGAACCTTCCAGTCCACCTGGGCTATGGCGTCGCTGCGGTGAAGTACACGATAGACGACGGAGCCGAGCAGACGATCGTTCCGGCGTCACCCGCACCTGCGCCCGGGCATGAGGTCGTAGTCTGGATAAACGACGTGCCGTCGGGTTCCACGGTAAAGGTCTGGGGGACGGCCATCGACCCCGACACGAGCGTGAACTTCGACGGAACGACCAAGACCGTTATCGACCCATCTACTGGCGTGAGCGTGCAGGTCGAGAATGTGCAGACATTCGTTGCGGACGGAACCGCGAGCATAGTATGGTTCAGTTTCATGCTGCGGATAGGCGCATTGGAGGTTCGGGAGGTCGCGTACGACTCGATGTTCCTCTGGCAGGAGTTCGCGGAGAATGTGGCGGTGTCGGACGCAAGCGCGGGAGCTCTCAGCAAGCACATTCGCAATGTCGGATTCTCCGCCGAGTACTGGGCAGACGGCACATGCTGCGACAGCATAGTGCTGTTTGCGAGGCAGGGGCACGGGCGGGTGGAGACGGCGCACGGCGCAAACCATGCGATGATTCCCGTCACGGCCGGCGAAGCATATTCGATGGCGCTGGATGTTTCATGCGCTGCGTGGGACGAGGCGACGGAAGACCCGAGCACGATCACGGAAGTCTACGGTCCGGGAGATTACTACAATACGACGCTGCATTGTTCGGCGAGGGTCGTGTTCTACGACGAGAACAATGCGGTCATCCTGGACGGGCAGGGTAACGAGTTGACCTACGAGATAGCGCGAGGCTACGTCGACGGGGAGACGTACGCCGGTGGAAACGTATATCGCGGGAAGACGATGGACTTCCAGGCTCCTACTGGTGCGACGCACGCCCAAGTGATTCTTATAGCAGACGAAGGATACAAGGTTCAATTCCACGATGTCAGGTTCTGCACAAAGACGATCTTCGACAACGCGACGACAGTCATCAAAGGTTCAAGTACAGCGTATCGCTACCGCAAATGGAATGTGCGGCGGGCATTCTTCACGCCCGAGACCTTCGGTCCAAACTACGGCAGCAGAATGAACATACCCAGCGCCGAGTGGACGAACGGCAGCTACGCCTTTGGCGGGTGGGTGACGTCCGACAATGCGGTGATCGGCGTGGACACGGAGATCCAGGATGCAAACCTCGTGTTGCATTCCACATGGAAAGGTGCGTCGGTCGCTCTCATCCTAAACACGATGGGCGGCAAGTTCTACAAGATCGAGAACGGTGCGGAGGTCGTGGACGCCAATGCGTTCTATCAGCGTCGGAATGTTGGCGGCACGTACGGGGAGCTGCCGACGCCAAGGCGTAACGACCTGCGTCCGTTCGAGGGCTGGTGGACAGCTGCGACAGGCGGAACAAGGGCGACATCCAACACCGTGATAGTGGCGGCAGGTTCGATAACGCTGTACGCACATTGGGGTGTCGAGCCGAGCGACATAAGGCACGACCTGTTCTTCGACGCGGTCGGTGGCACTGTTGGCGAATCGAGCCGAGAGGTGGCGGAGGGCGCGGAGTATGGCTATCTACCTAGACCGACAAAGGCTAGATGCCAGTTTCTTGGATGGTTCACAGAGCTTAATGGTGGCACGCAGGCGACGGAGTACGACAGGATGGGCTATTACGATGTGACGCTGTACGCGCATTGGTCTGCAGAGGCGCAGGGCTCAGGAAGCGAACCGACCGGCGAAGTGCCGGCTGGAGCGCAGGTCGTGCAGTGGGGCTATGTGAGGTACACCATAAAGCTCGTAACCAACGGCGGAGAGGTCGCGTCATCATACGGTGCGCTCAAGTACAACGGAGGCATCGCCAAGGCCCTGCCGACGTCCGCACAGGTCACGAAGAGCGGCGCGACGTTCGGCGGATGGTATGAGATGTCCGACTTCAGCGGGTCTGCGGTGACGGAGATACCGGCGACGGCCACGGGGACGAAGACGTTCTATGCGAAATGGGTCTGACAGGGGTTTGTATCTGATGTAGCTACTTGTCAAGAGCGGCTGGAGTATGCTATAATACACATCGTCAAGCAAAACAACAGGAGGAATACATGACTCTAGAATCCGTGTTTCAGCAATGGGCGTCTTCCATTACGTGGGATTCGACGGCGTCCACTCCGGCGGCAGTGATCCCGGCGTCGCGCAATGCGGCGAAGACGACTACGATGAAAGGCTACATTGTCTGCGACGTGACCGGTGTGGTTCAGACCGACGTCGAAGGTGACTCTCGCAAGGAGTATCCGTTCAAAGTCAGGTTCATACCAGGAGACGGTTCACCTGGTCTCAACACCACGGGGACAGGTTCCTATACTCTGGACATGGCGGCAGTCAATGATGCTTATGCGTCTTCCTCGGGCGGTAGCGAAGCGGTTGACGGAAAGTATGTCCCTGTCAATAACGGGCTTATGCGTCACATCCTTTCATCGGATTGGATCGTAGGGTCGGCGGAAGTGTTCGAATCTCTGCGTTCCAGCGACACCATCATGTGGTAACCTTTTGTATGACTCCGATCGACGTCATTTGCACCGCGGACGAGTTCAAGTCCCTCAAGTGTCCCTACACAGGGAAACCGCTTGAGGTGCGCATGCTCATCGTCCCCGGCCAGCCTCCGAAGTTCCATGCTCCAGAGGCATATGCTCCTTCGCAACCGTTCCCGACCGCCGAGACCGCGTACCGCAAATGGAACCGCGAGAACGGCATCGAGGGTGTGAAGACGGGGCTTCCGATAACGTGCGCGTACACCGGAAAGATGCTCGCCGCCGCGTCGGACCGCGAAGGGTGCTATTTTACGGGCGGGTTCGACCCGCGGCTGTTCTACACCCGCGACGAGTTCCTGAGGCTCGCGACGTCCCGCAACGGCAAGACGGACTACGTCCCGTCGAACGACCGTGTCGAGGCCGTGCCGCCGGACATGACGCCGGCGAAGCCGCGCCGCGAGGAGGCGACCGAGCCGACCGACGAGTCCGTGAAGATCGCGGCGGACGTGCTGCAGCAGCACAAGGACGTCCTCCCTAAACAGGCCAGGACGACCGTCTCGATGAACGTCAGGAAAGGGACGAAGAAGGCATGACCATGTTCCGGGCCAGCGTCGACATGATGCCGACACCCGAAGGCGGATTCGAGTTCGCCATCGGGGACGACAAGGTGTCGGCGCGCACGGCCCCGGAGATAATGCCCAAGGTCCGCAGGCTCCTCATGAAGCACAACATCTCGGCGGACCCGGAGATCGCGCTCGCCGAGTACATGTGCCCGAGGCTCGGGCGGCAGGCCGCGTTCTTCTGCATGGGCGACGTAAGGCCCGTGAGCCACGTGACCCCCAAGGAGGCGCTCGCCGGCTGCGCGCAGTACGCGAAGCTTCCGATGGTCCCCTTCGACGTCATACAGCGCCGGATGGGGATCTGCTCCTCGTGTCCGAAGCACGAGCGCAACTGGTGCCTTACGTGCACCGGCGCGTTCGCCAAGATAGAGCAGCTGATGGGAGGCGGTAGGCGCCCCCTCCTTCCGGCGGACAGGTTTTCGGGCGTCTGCGGATGCGCGAAGGCGTACGAGGCCGTGGTGTGCTCGGTTGACCATCCGGGCGAGCCGTGGCCGGACGCGCCCGCGGAATGCTGGAGGAGACGCAGCGATGTTTGAGGGATACAAGTATGCGGAGCCGAGCGGCGCGCCCGCCAAGAACCGCTTTCTCAACCCGGCGGCGCTCTACGCCGTCTACCAGAAGTTGACCGAGGACGACATGGAGGAGGCGAAGCGCCGCGCCCGCATCCGCCAGCTGTACGACGGCAACAAGCCGTACAGGACGGCGGACCTCGAGGCCCGCGCCGTCAAGCACCTCACCAACGTCAATTTCGGCGGACTCTGGAACGAGATCTCGTCCAGGGCGGATGCGGTCGTCTCCCTGCAGACGGACACCGTCGACCTTATTGAATTGAAACCCATAGCGCGCGAGCTCGCCGGCCCCGAAGCCGAGCGCATCGGCGAGATAGTCGCGTCCGAGGTATCGACGCTCCTGCGCGACAGCGGCCGCTTCATACCCGCGATGTCCATGATGACGCAGGAGTCCGATCTCTACGGGCTCGGTCCGGTCGTGTGGCCGTCGCCGCTCGACTACAATCCCGTCGCCCTGGAGCGCGGGCAGATCCGCTTCCTCGAGGACGCGCCGATCGTCTCGTCGCAGAACGAGCTCATCATGTTCGAGTCCGTCATCTCCGCCGACTACCTCCAGTCGATACGCGACAACGGCGAGCTGTCCGCGGCCGCGGGCTGGAGGCTCCCCGTCGTGGACAGGTGGTTCAAGTCCGTGTTCCGTGATGGCGCGGACACGCGCTACGGCTCGACGCTCAACGGCTCGACCGGGACGTCCGCGCTCGAGGCCGCGCTCTCCGAGAGGCGCCGCAACATCGTCGCCGAGGACCGCCAGTTCGAGAACCTCCACGTCATACACGCGTTCGTACGCGAGGTCGCGTGGCCGCGCGGCGTGACGCACATCGTCCTCCCCGCGAACGGCGAGGTCAAGGATTTCCTCTTCTACAAGCAGAACGCCTACAGGACGATGGACGACTGCTTCCTGTGGCTCCCCGCGACCGTGAGCGTCAAGTACGCCCGCGAGGCGCGCGGCGTCGCGTCGCGCATCTACTTCACCGAGCGCGCAAAGAACCGCATCATGTGCTCGGCCGTGGACTCCGCGATACGATCGCTCTCGCTTGTCCTCACGCAGCAGAACGGCACGGTGCAGAACCAGCAGCTCACCCTGCAGGAGGAGGGGCCGTACACGCTCCTCCCTCCGGGCGTGCAGCCGTCCAACGCGCAGGCGGGCGCCAACATGCAGCAGCTCGCCGGCGTCCTACAGCTCCTCGACCAGTCCGGCAAGGCCGCGACGATCGGCATGCCTCCCCCGTCCACCTCATCCGTCCAGCGGATGTTCGAGGGCGCGACGCAGTCCAAGACCAAGAAGGAGGAGGAGCAGGAGCGCGGCATGCGCACGAGGCGCACCGAGGCGGACTATGCGAAGCGCAAGTTCGCGATCGACCGCATCTGCCGCCAGGCTTTCATCCGCATACTGAACCTCGCGCTCCTTCCGGAGTTCATGCGCGTCGACTATCCGGAGATCCAGTCCTTCATCGAGCGCTGCGCGATGAGGCAGGTGACGCTCGAGCACCTCGTCGCGATACCCCAGCTCTTCACGATAGGCGCGTCGCGCGAGCTCGCGCTCGGCGCCGACGGCATGGCCGCGGAGCTTGACGCGTTCCACCAGATCTACGGCGGCGAGATCGACGAGGCGGGCCGCAGGGAGATCGCGCGCAAGCGCGCCATCCTGCGCTTCGGCCTCAAGGAGGCCGACCGCATCATCCCCGAGACGTCGCGCGACAAGCTGCCGAGCGACCAGGCGTCGAAGGCCGTGGACGAGAACAACCTCATGAAGCTCGGCTTCAAGCCGATGATGGGCCAGGACCAGTGGCACTGGTCGCACATCCCCGTGCATGCCCAGCTCCTGCAGGAGATCGCCGACATGGTGCAGGCGCCCGAGGACAGCACGCCGGACCTCAACGAGTGGAACGGCGATCCGAACGCGTCGTTGCAGATCGGCGAGCAGACCCTGCAGAACCTCCAGGAGGAGCCCAAGAAGATCCTCGGCATCCTCGTCACCTGTTCGCAGCACGTCCAGGAGCACCTGTCCGTCGGCGGAGTTCAGGTCAACATGAAGGCGAGGGCGAAGGAGGTCGAGAAGATGCTCCGCGACCTGAGGCCCACGATCAAGGCCCTCAACCTCGCGGTCGCCACGCAGGAGCGCGTCGAGCAGGCGCAGCGCGAGCAGGCGCAGCGCGACGAGGAGAAGCGCATCGACCAGCTCGCCGAGGAGAAGGCGCGCGTCGCGCAGATCGAGGCGGACAAGAAGGCCGAGACCGACCGCTACCGCATCGACCGCGAGCACGAGGTCGCGCGCTACAAGGCCGAGGTCGAGGCGGGCCGCATGGCGCAGCGCGACAGGCTCGACGCCGGCCGCGCCCAGAACGAGGAGGCGCGCCGCGACGCACAGGCCGCCGCGCAGATAGACCGAGAGGAGAAGCTTGCAGGAGCGCGTGTGAACGCGGCGAACGCCGTCGCCCGCATGAACTCCGTACAGGACGCTACCGGGTTTGGTTCGGTCCGGCCCGGAGAGATAGCGCAGGAAGGACCGCTTGACTACACCAGCCTGTAGAGGCGTTCGGAAGGAGAGCCCGAATATGGAAGAGACCAATACACCCGAGATGAAGATCGTCGGCGGACCAGGCCAGGAGACCGCGCCGGCGGAGGAGAAGCAGCCCACGATGGAGGAGCTCCGCGAGGAGTTCGCCAAGATGCTGGAGGAGCCCATCGGCCCCGAGGAGAACAAGAAGGCCAAGATACAGAGCCTTCTCTGCGACATCCAGATCGCACAGCTCCAGCAGGCCGTCGCGGCGCTCGAGGCGCAGATCGCGGCCAACAGGGCCGAGATCGCGAAGCACGAGCTCGCGAAGGCGATCATCGCCCGTCGTCTGGCCAACAAGGCGTAAGACATGCCGACTCCCGTGCAGACGAGGGTCGCCGCGGCCGGACGCGTCGGAGCGTTCGGCCTCGGCGGGCTCGAGGACTTCAGGAGGTTCTTCTCGCGTCCGGAGCTCGGCGCCGCGCACTACGAGTGGAGGACCCTCCCCATCACGGTCAAGGTGATACGCGCCCTGCGCGACCTTGCGACCAGCCATCCGGCGATGCCCAGCCTGCAGACGCAGGACGTGGCCGTGCAGTACGGCCTCACGCTCGGGCTTTCGCTCGCGGCCGACCTGATGGACGACCCGGCGCTCGTGCTGCCGGGGATGTTCGGCATGAAGGCCGAGCAGCCCGTCGACCCCGTCGAGACGTTCGACGAACCGCAGGACATAGCTTAAAGGAGATTACCTGACATGGCAGAGACCATAAACGCAGACCACGCGACCGCCGAGCCGGCGGTCGCTCCAGCCAACGCGGCCACGGCCTTCATGGCGCAGCTGCTGAGCGGCGAGACGCCGCCTCCCGCGCCGAACACGGCCGCCGCGCATCCGGGCATGCCGCCCATCGTGCCGCAGCCCGAACCCCAGCCGGCGATGCCCGTGCAGCCGCCTCCGGTGCAGCCGCCAGTCGTGGCGGCACCTCCGGTGCAGCCTCCGGTGCAGCCCCCGGCTCCGCTCGTGCCGCAGTCGCCGGTCGTGGCTCCCCCGCCCCCGCCGGCGCCGCTGGACTTCACGCAGCGCTATGCGCCCGCGGGGTCGCAGCCGCAGCTGGACCTGACGCCGCTCCCGGACCTTCCGCCGGAGCCGCAGATCCCTCAGACGCAGGACGGACAGCAGATACCCAACGCGGCGTTCGCGGCGATGCGCTCCGGCTACGGACAGATGCGTCACATGGCCGACGACTTCCGCAACAAGTACAACCGTCTCGTCGAGGACACTAGGAAGTTCCAGGGTGAGAAGGCCGAGTTCGCGACGCAGCTCAACGCTAAGGACGAGCAGATCCGCAAGCTGCAGGACGAGATAGGCCGCATGGACCTCGCCCGCTCGCCGGAGTTCCAGGAGAAGTACGACGCGCCGATCCGCGCCGCGACCGACGAGGTGACGCAGCTTCTCCTCGCCAACGGCATGCAGCAGAACGAAGCCATCGAGCTGGCGAAGGAGATCATAACGTCCGACCCGCAGACGGTTCCCGAGAGGATCACGAACCTTCCGACGTATGTCCAGGGCCAGATCATGGTGAAGGCGACCGCCGCCGACAAGCTGTGGGGCGCGCGCACGCAGGCGCTCGAGGAGTGGAAGCAGTCCGCCGAGGGCCTCGCCGCCGTCGCCGCGCGCGGAAGCGCCGTCATCGACGCGCAGCGTGTTTCGCAGCTCGCGGACAGCGCCATCAGCCTCATCAAGGGCCTCCCGCCGGAGAAGGGGCTTCCGCCCTCGTTCCAGGTGACCGACCCCGCGTTCGTCGCCGACCGCGACGCGAAGGAGCAGCAGTTCCGCGCGTGGGTGCAGCAGGCCCCCGAGGACCAGAAGATGGCCGCGATGTTCGAGGGCTTCATGGCCCCGAAGACATACGAGATGGTGGACAACGTGTTCCGCGAGAACCTGCAGCTCAAGCAGATGCTCTACGCGAGGACGCGCGTCGACGCACCGCCTATCTCCGCGATGCGCATGCCGCAGCCGAACCTGCAGCCGGGCGTCGTTACGCCTCCGCCGCAGCCGCAGCCGCAGCAGGCGCCGTCCATCCAGCAGAACGGCTGGTCGTTCGCGGACGTCGGCTCTTCGGCGCAGTCGTTCGCGCAGCAGCTCATGGACAACATGCGCGGACAGAGGAACCTGCCCGTCGTCTGACGGACCTGAGAAAAAATTTCTCCCGGACCCCTTGCATTTCGCAAGGGGTTTGTGCTATAATATGCTCGGACAGAGAAAAACTGCCGCCCTCCTGTCTGCGGCGCTTCTTGGGAGTACTTCCGGGTCAACCCCAGCCTGGCGGCCAGATGGCATGGTGCCGATTTGGCATAAAGCACAAGAACGCCAACAAGTCTAAGGAGGACAACAAATGGCATTTGACATAGGAACACCGGAACTCGGCGCAGGCGCGTCCAACGTCGCCTTCACCCCGAACGACGGTACCGCGGCCAACCCCACGACGGGCGCTGGCTATCAGCTCAGGGGCACGAACGGTGACGCCACCGGCGTGACTCCCCACAATTCGATGTACGCTTCGTACCAGACGAACGTCTCCCGCGTCGGCGACGCCGCACCGGTCACGTCCACGTCCGGTTTCGACTTCCAGACGGGCCTCGGTCATACGGGCGCGGACTTCGATCTCGGCTCGCAGAACCTGAAGGACTCGCTCAAGCTGAACGTGTACGATCCCTGGGGCTCCGCCTCGCGCAGCCGCCGCTACGGCGCGCAGACCTGGATCAACCCCTACGATCCGCGCAACGCCAGCATGACCGCGACCGGTTCGCAAGGCGACGTCTTCAAGTACAACCAGATGTTCATGACGATGGCACAGGCCTTCGATCCCTTCATGCAGAAGCTCGAAGCCGAGATGCCCCACTGGTGGCTCAACCGCATTCCGCGCGGCGCGTTCCAGCTCGAGAACGGCACCGTGCACGAGACCCGCATCTATCGTGGCGGCCTCAGCGTGTACGCCGGCCTCTCCGACTGGGAGGACCTCGCGCCCGATCCTACCGAGCGTGACGCATGCGCCCCGCTTCCGTTCAAGACCTACGACTACGCGTGGGAGACCCTGGCGTGGTCCGGCAAGCGCACGGCGTGGGGCTCCGACCCGATCTGCATCGACATCCTTCGCTTCATCCCGAAGGCCGCGGAGCAGCTCGGCTGGATCCTCGAGACCGGCGTCAAGTTCGGCACCGCGATCCAGAACATCTGGAACCGCGACAAGTACATCGACACCACGGTTCGCGCAGGCCGCTCGTTCGTGATGACTTCGGAGTACACCGGAGCCCACTCGCGCCGCTACATCTACGATCCGTTCTGCCGCTTCAACAACGCGGCCGGCACAGCCGACCCCGCCGTCCCGAAGCCCGCGGACCAGACCGGTGGCAGCGCCATGGTGGCGAACACCGCGTACGTCGACAAGCCGTTCATCGTGATCGACGCCGAGGGTGACATCGAGCCCCTCAACTTCGACCGCCTCGAGCTCGAGCGCAACCAGCTCAAGCGCCGCTATCCCGACGCCGCCGTCGGCCGCATCGGCTCCGAACTCATGTTCGCGCTGTGCGTCTCGCAGGACGACGTCGAGAAGTACATCCGCGGCAACGAGGAGGAGAGGAAGTACTGGATCGAGGCGAACCCGCAGGCTCTCATACAGCACTACGGCTTCGCGCCCACGACCTTCCGCCGCTGGGTCATCACCGACGACCAGGACCAGCTCCGCTTCAAGCTGAAGAGGATGATCACGTCCTACACCGACACCGAGGCGGCCCACTACGGCTACGTCGGCTACAAGGAGCTCAAGGACAAGAAGGTCTACATCGCCGAGTACGTCCCGCCGGAAGTCAAGGTCCGCAACGGAATCAACGGCTCTGCCGTCCCCGGTCCGAACCCCGACTACGACACCGCCGAGCTCGCGATCGCCGTCGTGTTCATGAACAAGGTCTTCACCAACCTGTTCGTGCCCGACTACAACGCGAATATCGGCCACGGTACGTTCTTCGGTCCCAAGACCGGCGTCAACGGCCAGTGGAAGTGGTACAACATCCAGACCCCCGAGAACCCCGATAACCGCATCGGCAACTTCAAGGGCGTCTTCGAGATCGTGCCAAAGCCCGACGTGCACGTGTTCGACTCGCTGTCGTTCCTGTACCGTCGCTGCACGCAGCCGCTCCCGAGCCTCTGCCCCGCCGAGAACGCCCGCATCAACCCGACCGCGTCCGCCGAGACGTCCACCGTCTCCAGCGTGTCCACCGATCCGGTTGTCGGTTCCGCTCTCACCGTGTATCTCACCGAGGGCCTCATCGCTCCTATCGGTACGCAGATCACGATGAAGAAGGGTACGTCCGGCACGGCTCCGACCGTCGTCGCGACGGTGTTCGAGTCGAAGAGCAACACCACGAAGTTCGCGCAGGTGACCTCCGTCTCCGGAACCGGCACCGGCACGTCCGACGCGGTGATCGCCGCCGACCTCGTGGGTGCCACCGTCACGGTTGGCTAAGCGACCAGGGTTTCCGGAGGACCGCAGGGTCCTCCGGACTCCCGCAACAAACCAAGGACCGTCAAGACATGTACTTCACGCTCAAGCAGGTAAGGGAGGCCCTGGCCGGATCCACCGGCGCCTACGTCTCGGATCCGACCCCAGAAAGGCTGAACTGGGACATCAACCAGGCGATAAGGGGGCTCTCGGGCCTGAGCGGATGGGAGTGCATGCGAAGGACGGTCCGGTTCCTTTCCGCGGGCCCTGTGTTCGCTCTCCCGCAGGGCTACGCGGGTATCGTTCGGGTATGCGTGAACGGCCGTCCGGCCTCTTTGCGCAGCCAGGACTTTCGATTTCTCCAGTCGGGGCCAGGCGACCTCAAGCGTCCGCCGAAGGGGTTCGTCCCAGTTCCGATCTGCAACGTGGTGGATGTGGACGTCTCGTCCGTCATAGTTGAACCCAGCCATACGTTCAAGCTGCTGGCGTTCACCGACGGGGATGTCACTGGCCTCAAGCCGCCCAGGCTGGTCGTCACGGCCATGAAGCCGGACGGACGCATGGTGCGCATCGAGAAGGCCGTCCATTCGTTCGAGGATTTCGACGCCGACTACAGCACGGAGCTGGAGGCGTCGACCGTGCTCGCCAAGATCGAGCAGGTGGTCGTGGAGAACGCGACCGATTACATTTCGCTCTACGCGGTGGCGGAGTCCGACGAGACCGTCCGTTACCAGATAGCCTGCTACAACCCCCAGATCCCGGTTCCCAAGTTCCGCCGGTACGAGATTTCGGGCATCCCGCCGGACACGCCCGTCGAGGTCCTTGCCGAGACGCGCATCGACCCGGTTCCGCTCGTGAACGACACGGACGTCGTTCCGTTCGAGTCGCCGATCGAGCCGATCGAGTGGATGATCCGGGCCGACTGGCAGATGAAGTCCGGCGAGGTCACGCAGGCGCAGAATTACCGCAATCAGGCCATGAACTGGTTGAAGGCACATGAGATAGCCGACGACACCATACAGACCCAGGTGGTCGTCAATTCGGTGTATTCCGGGTCTATGGGTGAGATTTCAGAAGAGGCCGACAATATCTAGGAGGTAAACGATGGCAATCGCTAATACGTTTCAGTACGATCCACACGGATTTCTCGCCCAGGGACAGAAGTTGCGCGACACGGGAGTCGTTTTCGGTCAGCGCGCCAGCCACGTGAAGAATGTGTTGCGCAAGTACCCTTCCTACGCTCCCGTCAGTGCCAGCGCGGCAGGCACGCCGTCTTCGATCATCGATCAGATCCGCGAGGCGGGGAAGAACATAAGGAAAGAGGTGGTCGGCGAGTACAAGAGGGCCGAGAAGATCGCCAAGTCCAGGCGTGCTGCATACGAGGGTATCGTCAAGACATACCTCGGCGGGGAGGCACCCATGACCGTGGAGGAACTGTGGAAGAAGGAGAAGGAGCGTCAGCAGGAGGAAGCTGAGAAGCAGCAGGCGAAGATCCGTGGCATCCAAAGCGGGGCAGGCGGTCCGTCACCTGAGGTGATACCATCCGCCGGAGGCAAGGCCGGGACTCCACCTGTGGCGGGTTCGACGGGAGCGGCAGGTACGGGCACGGGGGCCAAAGACGAGACGAATGCGACGCAGGCGATCACAAAAGCGGAGGACGAGGCTAATGCAGCCGCTGCCGAAAACACTGCGCGGAAGGACTGGGAGCGTAACAATCAAGGCCTCATCGAAAAACACAAGGAAGGCCTGCGCATGAGGGACGCCACCGACCGGGCTGAAGCCGAAGCCATTCGTCGTAGGCGTGAAGCCATGTACGGGACCAAGGTTGGTGTGACGATAGCCTTTACGCAGCCCGGGATCACAAGTGGTATGACCATTGAAAGGATCGGCCGCGACGGTAAGTGGCGCGCAGGCGATAATCTGGTGTCATCGATTAACAATCAGTTGATCCAGCGCGAGAAGAACCGGAAGGCCGAGTGGGATAAAACGTTGAAAGACGTAGATGACATAATAAAGGCGAGTGGAGGAGTGGTATGACGTCCGGCGTGTCCATGGATTCGACAGCCCGGACTTATGTAAAGGGCTTTGACGGGATGGTCCGCACGGGCCAGCTTGGCAGGCTCCGCCCCGACCTGGCGCACCGGATGGCGATGCATGTGGCCAAGGACGCTCCGGAGACGGCGGCTGCCATGACCCGCATGTTCGATAATGCCCGTTGGGATATGTTGGTCAGCGTCGCTGCGGAGGACGCCCGCGTGGCCAACCTGTCCCGGCAGGATTCGGAGAGGAACGCACTGGCTGCGAGGTCCGGGATGACACGTACGGAGATCGACAGGGTGATGGCCGGCGGCCATGACCGCGAGATTGTGGAGGCGCGCGCCGCGCTTTACAGGATGTAGGAGGTTGACATATGGCGTTTGACTTTGATTACAGGTTGACCCAGTACCAGCCCTCGTATACCTACGGGGGCAATCGATACGAGACGGATCAGTCGGTCAGTCCGGCCAAGTCACCTGTACTTGCCAAGATGGACCAGGAGGCCAGGGAGGCTGCACAGGCCAGGGTGTATAAGCGCCAGGCCGGCGACCCTTCGACGTTTCTGCCCAACTATCTCGCACAGGGGTTCATCGAGGACGTCGCCGAGATGAAGTCCCTGGCGTCCAGGGGGAAGATCCAGGAGGCGCAGGGCATCCGCGACAAGATAAGCGGCTACGCCGACCAGTACCGCAGCGCCTTGGTGGCGTGGACGCAGAACGGCGACCTTGGCGGTGAGTTCGGCAGGAAGATGGCCTCCCAGGCGGAGGCGGTGCTGTACGGCGGGTACCTGGACAGCAACTCGATAGCCAGTTCTACCGGACAGGGCGTCATGACGCTTCGCGATTTCTTCCTTAACTCCTCCCCGGAGGCCAAGGCCGCCACGGCGGAGACGATCGTCAAGGAGCATGGCGTGTCGTTGGATGCGGCAACGATCCTTTCGGACCGGGAGAACCCGTTCCACTTCGTCTTTTCCGACATGCAGAGGGACTACGCTTCGGGGGTGGAGCTGCAGACCGCCCAGGCGACGAGGCTGGACGGGAAGTCGAAGGCGGCCCAGGCGCAGTCGGCCATGCGGCTTTACTCCGAGCATCTGGTCGACAACCGCGGGCAGTGGGAAGGCGTCGATCCCAAGGTCATGACCGACTTCTACAAGCAGGCCTACCGGTATTTCGGCGGCGACCTCGCGTCGTCGCAGGTCGATACGCTGATGCGCCAGTACCAGCGTGACATGCAGGACCCGACGTTCAGCTCCTCGAGATGGTTCCAGTCGCGCAAGTCGGCATTGGACCGCAACATGCCGAAGGACACGCTGCTGGTCCCGGATCCGAAGAATCCGGGCAAGGTCCAGGCTGTCCAGGTCAACACCTCCGACATAGACGGATACCAGGTGCTGGACACGAGCCTCGCCGTCTCCGACATGCTGAACGGACAGAACGTGCAGGCGTCCACGGACGTCATCGAGAACGCGGCGGGCAAGAGGCTCGCCAAGGCTCATGAATTGGAGACGGAGTTGGGGGTCAAGCTGGCCGACTACGGGCTGTCCAATGCCGTTGCGGCGGCCACCGCAGCGGGGCTCGACAGCACGTTCACGACGCCCGACGGAAGCCACAGGGCGTTGGACCAGCTGTCGAATGTGGTCGATAGGGCCAGGACGGCCCTCGGCTACACGAACGGGGCATCCGCGTCAAGCGGCATGCGGCTCGGGGACCTCGAGAAGACGATAGTCAAGGCGGTCGGCAAGTCCTATCTGTCGTTCCGTCCGGAGCTGGTCGACGGGATGTGGGCGGACGGTGAGGGGCGTCTGTCCCCCGAATTCGTGCAGAGGATGCAGAACGACATAACGTCCGCGTTGGACGACTACGCGTCCGAAAAGGGCCTGCCCATAGACTGGTCCCTGGCTCAGGAGATGGCAGGCAGGTTCGTCGAGTCGATGACGACCGGGCAGGGCCAGAGCCTGCAGCTGATGCTCCTCGACATAGGCGGACGCCTTGCGCAGAACCCCCAGACCGGGGCGGTGGAGCTGACGCCGCCTACGTCGTACGTCGATCCGAGGACCGGTGCGGAAACCGAAGGTAATGTCGCACCGGATGCCGATCCTGGACTTATGGGGACAGACCCGGACCGTCTTCGCAACGCTGCCGGCCCCGCCTTTGCGCGCGCCCGTACGGCATTGCAGAAGTTCGCGGACGGTACTTCTTCCCAACTCGCAGGACGACCGGAGGCCGACGCGGTGCAAGAGTTCTCCCAGCAGTTGCTGCAGGTTCAGGACGAGATCCAACGGAAGCATTATGGAGCGGCGGATACGCGACGCCTTCGTCCTTCAGCCGGAAAGATCTACCTTTCGAATCTGGAGGCGGCGGGGATGCAGTTGCCGCCAGCTACGCAGGAATTCATTGCTCGAGGGGACTTGTTCGAGTTCCTGGAAGGGACGGACAAGGCGTTTGGCTGGACTGCGGGAGACACGGATCTGACGGGCCGGGCCGCACGAGCTGTAGACGGTTTGGCTCAGATGCTCACTCAGCCGTCGTTTTCGGGGCAGTCTGAGAGCGCCAAGGCGTGGGCGGTAGAGATGTTTACCCGTCTATCCGCCGAGATGATGAATCGAGGTACATGGCAAGGTGTGTCGGCGTCTACGGCGTCGTTGTTGGACCAGTTAGGTACCCCGTTGACTACGACTACTGCCCAGATAGGGACGGCAGGAATCACAGGAACTCGCCAGACGGCGGTCGATCTGAACGACGAGGCCGCGTCTAAAGCCTATCAGCAGATGAGGGCGACCCTTGGCCAGAAAGTCGGCATCGACTTGAGCAGTGGCGCCACGAGTTCTCCGGCGACGGTGTTTGGGTACAGGTGGCCCGCCGATGTCGGGAAGAAGGTCACCTCCCAGAATTATGGTCAGATATTCAGCGTCTGGGACATTCGTACCCGTCCGGAGCCTCCACTCGACCCTGTTCCGGCAGAGTCGAGCTTGCGTGGTCCTGTAGATGGGATCGAAGTCGACCCCCGGGCGGCGTTGCGCCGGGCAGCTGACGGTCTGCTCCGCAGCACATTGTCCCGCGATGAGGGCCTGAATGCCATAGGAAAAGACTTGGCGACCCGTATCAACGCCCGCGTCCAGGACAAGAACCTTGCTGCGGCGCTGCAGGCGAACGCCATGATGGAGCTGGAGCGCAAGTACGACCAGGACGGGTGGGCGGCAGCCTACGACTGGGCTCGGAGTCAGATGCAGAGGCAGGAGCTGTATACGGTCGACACAAGGCCTGTGTTTGACAAGGACGGCAAGCCAGTGTACAACCCGGATGGCACCCCGAAGGTGGACAAGGCTGTGAAGGTCGGCACGTACACCCTGGATCAGATCAACGAGACATTGCAGGCGAATCCGGGGCTGTCCATCCTGGACATCCTGCAGGACAGCGCTCGGCTTCAGAAGGAGTACGCCAGGCAGCTGACCTTGGCCGAGAAGTTCAGCCTGATCGACTACGAAGCCAGGATGAGGGCCATGGCCCAGGCTAGTGAATAGTCTACCGTACATGTTGCCTTGAGGATCGGTTTTATGCTATAATATGTGGCAACCGGTCTTCAAGGGAGCAACCTGTATGGCAGATACAAACCTTTTTACGACACAGTACGATCCGTTGGCGGAGGCCAACCGTACGTTGTCCGCCTATGACATGTACATGCGCACGCCGAACGCGGTTGCGGACCTGGCGGGTCAGCCGGTCGTCGACACGCGCACCCCTTTCCAGCGCAGGCAGATAAATTACGCTGATACCCCCTCTACGGATTTGGTCCCGGGGTTTGTGCGTTCCCAGGATCCGATGCTTCTGGATCCGGATGCCTTCGGCACCAAGACGGCAGGCTGGGCCAAGCAGAACGGACTTTCGGCGTCTTCGGACTATATCGCTGGTCTTAACGTCTTCGGTCGTGCCATGTCGCGCGACCAGCTTCAGGCGTCTGAAGCAGGACGTCAGCTGCTCGAGATCGCCACCAAGAACCGCCAAGGGAAGAAGCGCGGATTCCTGGAGGCCATAACCGACTTCGAGTGGGGGGACCTCCCCTTTGTCGGCATGATCGCATCCGTCGGAGGGTCGATCGCAGACGCCGTGACCGTATCCGATACGCTCAGGAAGCTGCAGGACGGTGAAGCGGTCACGGATGACGAGCTCGTCAAGACCCGTCTCTACATGGCGAAGCAGGAGCGTGACGCCGAGGGCAGCTGGGGTGCGACGGTCGGCAGCATCGTCCGTGCGGCCCCTGGGTTCATGGTCGAGATGTGGGCGTCCGGAGGCCTGGCGGCGGCCGGACGCGGGGCGGCGGTCGCCGCGACCGAGGGCGGCATTCATCTTGGGCTTACACGCGGTACGAAGATCCTGGCGCGCGAAGCGGTCGAGGACCTGACGGAGAAGGCGCTCGCGAAGCAGGGTGCGAAGAGCCTCGCGGACTTCGCCGCATCCGCGGAGGGCAAGGCCGTCACGAAGAGCGTCGCCACGCAGCTGTTCGGCTACATGAAGTCGGCGGATGCGGCACACATGTACAAAGGCTTCAGCGACGATGCGTTGCAGGCGATGGCCGAGAACCGTGCGAAGTACGAGATGGAGAAGCTGGTTGCCCGTCGTGGTGGTACGGCCCTCTCCAACGGGTTCAGCACCTTTACGCAGTGGGCCGGAAGCCACATATCCCGCGGTCTTATGGACTACGGGTCGTGGGGCACCGAGGAGGCGACCAAACTTTTCACGAGGCACTCCACCGCAGGTCGTGCTCTGGCGGACGCCATGGGGGTATTCACGATCGAGGCTCCGGTCAAGGGTGCGGTGCTCATGCTCCCGAAGGCCACCGTCACCGAGGCCGTCGTGGCTCCGCTCGCGGGGCAGGACGGGCGCGTCGTCACCGACAGCCAGCTTGCGCTGCAGACGTCGGCGCTCATGACGGGCAACCGCGCCCTCATGGAGAACGCCGAGTCGATCGCGACCGGCATCAACCTGCTCGAATACATTTCCGAGAATACGGGTGCGGGCTTCAAGAGCCTTCTCGCTGCGGGAGGCATCGGTCTCGAGCGTCTCGGCATGAAGGGACTGGTGCGTCCGCTTGCGACGGCGATCTCGCCCACTGGCACCGCGTTGCCGGTCGATGGCGCTGATGCGTATACGATCGGTGGACGCCTGCGCAAGTTCATGCTCGACAGGTTCGGCACGCGTGATACGTTCAGGAAGCGCATGGTCGGGCAGGAGGCGCAGCTGGTGGCCGAGCGGCTCGGCATGACGGACGCAGCGGGCATGTCCGCGGTGCGTCAGGCCGTCATGTCCGGCAACGTGTCCGGCCTTTCGGCCGAGGCTCGTGCGCAGATAGGCTCCGACTTCGCGAAGTTTGTCAGGGAGACCGTGGACCAGGCGTACGACCGTGGACAGAAGGATCTCCTCTACAAGACGCATGCGAGATATACGGTGGCCAAGTGGATGGCGGAGCACCAGGTCGGACCCGAGACCGTGATGAACGTCTTCAACCAGATGGGCTATGACGGTATCCTCGGCGAAATGTTTGAAGAGCGCTACTCCGATTTCGCCAAAGGTCTTTTCGGACTCGACGACAAGGCCGAGCACAGCTTTGGAGCTAACCTCAAGGAAGCCATCAAGGGCCTGTACCCCGGGTGGGACCAGCTTACCGCCGAGGCGGTCGGCTTTGCGTTCCCGATGGCGACGCGAGGCCTTGCCATGCGTGCCATGTCGGCCATCGGTGGCGGCGGACGTCTGGAGGAGCTGCGTGCGCGGCTCGGCGTCATCGACGACGCCATGCGTCACAGCACCGTCGGCGAGATGACGTATTCGGAGGCGCAGTCCGCGTTCGAATATGCACGTCGTCAGGACGAGAACGAAGTCGCGAACCTCACGTCGCGTCTGGAGGCCGCACGTGCCGCCAACGACAACGTCGCGGTCGAAGCGCTCACCAAGGAGCTTGCAACCCGTCAGGATGTGGCGAGGCGCCGTGCCGAGCGTCAGGCGAAGTTCTTCGAGTCCGTGGACGAGGCGGCAAAGAGCACCGCCGGCGCGCTCATCGCTGTGCCGCTCGATACGTACGGCACGCTCTCCTCGGAGGGCTTGGCGGATAGGGCCCCGGTGCTGACCGAGGCCGAGGCACGCCAGACGCTGGACGCCCAGAAGGCCCTTGGCGATTTCGCAAGTTCGCTGGCGCGTCAGCTCGTCGAGGGCCAGCTGCCGCTGGAGGGCGAGTCCGAGAGCGGGTTCCGCAAGGTCGCCCGTCGTCTCATCGGCATCGCAGGTTCGATCGTGACCGGAGACTTCTCTCTTGCCGCATACAATCCCGCGTCGTGGACGGCGCGTGACATGGGGCTCTCCCGTCAGGTGGTCGACAGCCTTCGCGAAGGCTTCCGCAAGGAGCTCACGACTGTTCGCAAGGAAATGCCCGACAATGCCTCCACCAAAGATGTCCTGGACGAGACTCAGCGTCGCTTCGACCTCAGGGCCCGCCAGATCATGGCGTCGAACCTTGCGATCCATCAGCTGAGGTCGTTCTCGGACGGACGACTCCGCGAGGAGGCCGCTGCGCAGTGGGCCGCGACCCACGTGGACGAGGACGGCCGTTCCTGGAACTACACCGTGGACACCGAAGGCAGGCCGATGTTCTACAAGCTCTCGGAGGACGGCAGGTCCGTGGACGAGTCCTCGGCGACCAGCCTCGAGGAGATGTTCCGCCAGCACGGCGATGAGATCGATAAGGTGAAGAGCGACATTTTGAAGGCCACCGTGGATGTCATGACGCGCAGGCTGACCGGCTCCGACGCCGGACGCAACACGGTCCTTTCCGCGATGACGCTCTCCCCCGGTTCGGACATGCTGGACGTGGCGCTTTACGACGCCGCCATGCACATGATTGGCGCACAGGACCTGCTGTACCGCGTTACGCTGGACGGCCAGACTCCGCTCCGCGCCGTGATGGAGGCGAGGTCCGTGGCCCGTGTCTCGGACAACGTGATCGACTACATCGCCGCCCAGGCGCGTTTCGACGACGTGGACAAGGTCGCCTTCGAGTCGGTCGCCCAGTCGCTCCGTCTCAGGTTCGACGGCACCGAGGAAGGACTCAAGGCGCGCAACGAGAAGATCTTCCGTTTGGCCAAGTTGATGCGTCTCAACCGCAAGGAAGGCACCCTGTTCTTCTCGAAGGAGATCCTGGCCGAGGACGCCGACGAGCTGCGCATGTCCGCGAACGGCACGTCGACTCTGACGGCGGTCCGTCAGGACGACGGTTCGTACGCAGTGGATTTCGGAGCCAAGAAGAACGCGCCGAAGGAACGCGACGTACGCACGTTCACCGACATCGAGGCGCTGCGCACGGCGATGGCCGCGGACGGCTATCTGCAGGACGAGGCGCACACCGTCCTGACCCAGGCCAAGGTCATCGAGTCGTCTGACATGTTTTGGATGATCCGCGAGCTTGGTCTTGCCAAGGAGTACTACGAGAGGCTCGGCGACCGCAGGTCCGCCCAGACGCACCCGATGCTGCGCCGTGGCGAGGACGGTGGGTTCCTCGACCAGCGCGAGGCCGAGGCGATACTGGCGAAGGAGCTGGCTGCTGCGATGCGCGGCAAGACTGCCGCACCCGGTTCGGTGGACCGCAGGATGTACGACAACCTGTTCGGGGAGAACGGGTACATGACCGTCGGTGAGGAGCTTCTCGCAGAGAGGGGGATCCACAAGGACGCGTTGAGGCCGTACACCGGGGAGTTCCACGACTACGCCCCTTCACGCTACACGCTGCTCATGAGCGCAGGTCGCATATCGCCGAAGTCGGCCGATACCTACGTGACGGTCGATCCGTCCGTGAACTCCGACATAACGAGTGGAGTGGTCAACGCCATTCTGATGAATGCGTATGCGTCCAACGGAAGACTGCTTCGCGACTCCCTGGGCAACGTCATTTCGGATTTCGTCGCGGATGCGCGACGTATAGCACAGGCCGCGATCGTACGAGCGCAGAAGGACGGCGACCACGAGCTCGCCGAACAGCTGACGTGGTTCGTCCGCATATGCTGCGACGACGTGGATCGTGTCGTCAGGCGCAACGGAAAGACGGTGGTCTCGAGAGGTACGGGTCTTTCATCCGCTGGATTCACGACGCTGGCCAACGCCTTCGGGCTTTTCCGCGCCACGGACGACGCGACGAACCCGATGCTGCGTGCGTTGGCGACGATCGCACCCGAGGTGTGGCAGTCTCCCTCGTTCCTCGCGTTCGAGGGCCTGCTGAACACGACCCTTGGAGGGAACGCGCTCGATGCCGCCATCTGGGAGGCGAAGCCGGGAGCCAAGGACATGTACGACCCGTCGCTCACCGGCGTGCCGCAGGTGATGGCCCTCGCCACGGCGAACGTCAATGCGTTGCGCAATGCGGTACAGGCCTCGCTCCCCGCCGGCATGGGCTATGAGCAGTTCCTGGATGCCGTGATACAGCAGTTGACGGCGCAGTCCAAGACGGGCCGCCCCGCCATCACAGAGGAGGAGCAGGCGGAGCTCCGCGCGCGTGCGCGTGCAGCCGCATCCGCCCACGCCGATGCCAGCCAGCACTTCTCGTTCCTCGGCGGGCTCATCAGCACGATGAAGGCGGCCGTCGACAGGAAGCTGACGGTGTCCACGTCCGTGGCGGACTTCCTGGGCGAGGTGCTGAACGCCGTCGCCAACGACCCCAATGCCACGGATGCGCAACGCACTGCTGCAACCAAGCAGCTCGGCTATCTCCGTCAGAGGAGTGTGGACGCGTCTTCGGAGACTGCGTACACCCAGAAGGTGGATGAGCTGGCCAGTGTGCAGGAGAAGCTTCGCGCGTCGGAGGCCAAGGTCGCCGAGCTGCGCCAGAAGCTCATAGACGTCGAGCGCCGTGCGATGGCGGGCGAGCCGGTGTCGGATGCCGACAGGCAGGCCGGTCAGGTCGAGCTCGCGGACGCCACGGCGGAGCTGCAGGGCTTCCTGGCCGATTTCGACCGCGTGCGCGAGGAGGCGACCGGCATGCCCACGCCTCCCGGCCTGCATGCGCTGGACCTCGGCGGAACGACCGTCGAGGAGCGCGACACCGTGTCCGAGGTCGCGACGGAGCTCGAGGATGACGGCGACGCCACCATCGCCCATGATCCGAACGGAGCGGACGTCCCCGAGGCGTTCGCCAGGGAGGCGTCGAAGCGCGAGGACGGATTCACCGCACGCTGGGGCCGTCCGGCGGACGACGGAGGCAGGCGCCTCACGCCGCGCCAGGCCAAGCTGGCCGCCGGCCTCGTCGTAAGGTCCATGGTGGACGACATCGATGAGAGCTCGTTCCTGGCGCGTCTGTCGCAGCTGCTGCCTCATCTCATCGAAGGCGAGCGCCAGGACATCCTGGCCGGGTTCCGCGATCTGGACGCGGCACGTCTCGCCGCCGGACGTGACTGGGCCTCCGTGGCCGTCGTCGGGGAGAGCTTCGGGTTCGAGGAGGACGAGAAGTCCGACGAGGACCGCTCTTCCGAGAACTTCAACGAGCGTGCTCTGGCCGAGTACAACAGCGATGCGCTTACGGACTTCACCGCCTTGCTGAGGCGCGTGGCCGTGGAGACGAACGGCAGCATAATGGGCTTCGTGGACGTGATGCGCGGCAGGGTGCGCGGTTGGGACGCGACTGCCCCGGCGTACGAACTGCTGAATGGTCTCCTCAATCCTCAGCTTCAGCCTGGGCTCAAGAGCCTCGCCCAGGCCGACGCCCGGCACAAGGACGTGCTAAAGCGCTTCTCCGGCGCCGACATCCCGGAGACGGTGGACGCGCTCGTCAAGGTAGATCCGCAGGCCGCGTTCCTGGTCGTGTACCTGTCCGGGCTTCCGGACAATGCGCGTACCCGTTTCGCGGGCCTCTGCTCCGGTTCCGTCGCCACCACGCCCGTCCATTCCGTGGACGGCCTGATGTCCGAGAAATCGTCCACACCCGACGGAAAGATCTCTGACACGCTCATCGGCGACGCGTTCGATTCGCTGCTCGGCAAGTCGTCGCACCAGCTCCAGAAGATCGCGAAGGCGCTGCGCGACGCCTCGAAGGGCGACACGTCCGTCTCCGCATACAGGAAGGGCGACGATTCCCTCGAGACGTTGCGCGAGAACGCCGCCAAGGTCGCCGAGCTCCTCGCGGAGTCCTTCGGCCGCAACAATCCGCTCTACATTGCGCTCACGTCCCATGTGGCGCATCGTGCATGGGCCCGTGCCGGCAGGGAGATGCGTCGCTCATTGCTGGAGTCGGTGTCCCGCACGGAGCGCGGCATCGACGCCCTCAATACGATTGCGTCCGCGGTGGAGTCGTTGGCGTCACGCGGTCGTGAACTGACCCGTACGGACATCGAGTCCACGTTCGTCGCTGCGTTCATGATGGGTGGTTTTGACAACACGGGCCTTCTGCGTGCCCCGTCGCGCATCGACATCACCGATCCGCTGATGAGCTTCCTCAACGAGTTTGAGGCGGCCATGCCGCGCACGATGATGCGCTCCGAGATAGACTCGTCCCGCGAGCAGACCGCGTCGACCGTGGTGGTGGCCCCGCGCGGGATGGTTCCGCTCCTCTCCCGCTGGCTGTACCAGGAGGGCGAGGGCTCGTTCACCGAGATCTGCAGGCAGGCATGGCCGGACGTGACCGACGAACTGCTGGCCGAGTGCCGGCAGGACGGCACGTGGCCGGACGACGCCCGTACGCCGGTCTGCGCCAAGTGCATATCGTCCAGCCTGACACCCACCGAGGTGTACGACGCGTGCGACCTCGCGTTCCAGGCGGCCCCCGGCAAGACGTCGTGGGTCCCGCTCTACTCCGGTGACCACTCGTCGTTCACGATGATCCAGGTGCCGCCTGCGGTGCGCTTCGGGGCGAAGGACTACGAGGTCTTCGCCAAGGCCGCCTACAAGGCAGTCGGCATGGACCTCATGTTCACCGACACCAAGCGCTCGGCCATCTCGTCGCTCGAGGCGCAGGGAACCGGGCTCGTCGGCGTCGACGCGCAGGGCAACTACGGCGAACACCGTGTCCACATCCTGCACAACTGGAACTACGACGACCCGAAGTACGTGTTCAGGACAGCCACCAGGGAAGCCGACAAGAACGCGGCGTTCCTCGGTTCCACCTTCATGTTCGGGTACGGCGCCGATGCCATCGGCAACATGTCCGCCGACCCGGAGTCCAACACCAAGAAGGTGCACATCGTAGGCGGCGCGGGTCGCGACCTCTTCTTCATCAAGTCCCTTACCGTGTCCCAGGGCAACCGGCGCGGATCGTTCCGCGAAGGGTCGGCCCCCCGTGCCGTGTTCGACTACGCCGAGAAGTTCCGCGGAAGCGACACCCTCTCGACGGACACGTTCACGGACGACGATTCGTACAAGATCGGCCCCGGAAACTCCAAGGGTCTTCGCGTCGTCAACGGCGGCAAGGACTCGACGGTCATGTCGTACGTGTTCGGCAGGCTCGTCCAGAGCCTCGTGGAGAGCGGCGAGCTTCCTGCACAGTACGATCGTGACCAGCTCGCCAAGGCGTTCAAGAAGTACAACAAGATGACCGGGGACGAGCTGGACGCCGCAATCGGCCCGCTCACCGTCAAGGACAACGCCCGCGGTGTCACGTCGGAGATGAAGCTCTCCGAGATCATGCCGGGTGCGATGGTCAACGTCTTCGAGGGCTGGTCGGGCCCGTCGCTCGACCTGTCGTACCGCGAGGACTCCGCGATGGCGTACACGGTCGCCAACGTCGCGCACAGGTCCAACGTGCCCGCCGAGCCGGGACGCTCTCCGCGCAACTACGAGATCGACGCCCTTGCGATGGTGCGCACGCTGGCCGACGGAGGATGGCTCACCGCCCCGCAGGCGGCCGACGGCTTCAAGCGCCTACTCGCCAACTGGGGCATACTCGCGTCTGCCACGTATACGCATCCTGGCTTCCGCAAGGCTCTCGTGCGCATGAACGACACCCTTGCGGACCTCATCCGCAACGGGGAGTTCGTGACGTCGGACGGAACCTTCTCCGGCCAGTTCGCGGTGGAGGAGATGACGCGTCAGATGATGGCCAAGACGCGTCAGGCGGCCAACCTTCCGCTCCAGGGCATCGACGCTCCGCTGGTGGCGGCGGGCGCGTCGCTGGATGCGACCGGCCAGCTGATCGTGCACACCACCAGCCGTATGGAGGCCGCGATGCTCAAGGGCTCGGAGCTCTTCAGCGACGAGGAGCGCGCGTTCTACGGGACCAATCGCCGTCTGGCGCTGTGCAACGTCAACGTATCCAATAACGGGTTTCGCTACGGATGGTTCCTCGCGAAGGACGCCGAGGCGAAGAACCCGAATGCGTACGTCATGGCGCGCGCAACCGACCGCGCGGGCAAGAACCCGGCCCGTCTGCACGCCGTGGCCATCGCCTGGGCTGCGCAGCAGGTTCGCGACCTGACGCGTCGCGTGGACGAGAACCCCCAGGACCAGCAGGCGGTGGACGGGCTGAAGACCGCGCGCAAGTCGTTCGCCTCGATGTTCGTGGACCACCACGGCACGTCGATTGCGGACTATGGCGACCGTTACCTCTCGACCTATTCCGTCGAAGACCTGTTTGTGTCAGCGGACGACAGCGAGTCGTTCGACTACTCGGCTGTCCAGTGCGAAGGGCAGGACCTCGTGTACAATGACGCGACGGGTGAGGAACATGTGTTCCTCGGCGGAACCATGTTCGGCCTTCCGCGCACCCCGTCCTACAACGGGTCTATGTGGCTCCAGACGGTCCGTGCCGGCCTGCCGGTGACGGAGCGCGAGATCGAGGATGCGCCGCAGGGCACGCGTGCGTGGCTGCCGGGCGAGGATGCGATGGTGTCTCCGGACCCGTACACGAACGCGATACTCGGCTGCGACCACGATGGTGACAAGGCGAAGCTCTACATGTTCAGCGTGAATGCGAAGGGCGCCGTACGGTACGCCAACTTGCCTGAGTGCCCGAGGAACGAGAAGGACCCGCGTCGCACCTATCTGGCGCAGTGTGCGACGGATGGCTATCTCGAGCGTCTCAGGATCTCGGATACAGGTGACGAGACGGTCGTGGACATCGCCGACGACACCCCCGACACGTATCTGCGCATATCCAATATCGCACGCAAGCGCGTGTCCAACTCGTTCGTGCGTTCTTTGTTCACGCTCGCACGCCAGCTCCCCGTCGACGGGGTTGTCGAGGACAGGTACACCGTTAGGAGCGTTCGTCGTCCCGCGCCTGGAGCGACTGATAACGCGCCACGCGCCAAGTTCATCGATGGCATCGCTTCATCGCCCACCAAGGCATTTCCGACGGGGTCCAAGAAGGCGCTCCTCAAGGAGGGCCTCCCGGAGGTCATCAGGCCCGACGGCTCCAACGGTACGCTGGGTGACCCCAGGCTTGCCATGGCCATCGCCACGTCCGCAATGGATGCAGGCGACGCCCGCGGTGTGATGGTGAGCCTGGCCCGTACGCTCCACATGGCGTGGGCCCTCGGTTCGTTCTCCGGGGACTTCGAGCGCAACACCGACCTCGCCAGCCTGCTGGGCCCGATAAGCGGACAGCAGTGGCTGCGCTTCATGTACCATGTGGACGGCCTCTCCAACGCGACGTTCGACGACATCAAAGAGCAGGTTTGCGGACGACTCGGATGGACGCGCGGCATGATGGACTCCGTCATCACGGAGCTAATCATGTACCCGGAGCGTCTCCCGGTCACGGATATCCAGTTTGAAGAGATCCTCAAGTCGTATGCGTCCAACATTCGTAGACATGGCCCGCGTTACTGGATGCTTCGCAACTCCAGCAGGGACGATGGTGAGATCCATGACCTTATCACGCATTCGTTCCTTCTCGGCGACCGCTGGTCCAAATCTGCGTTCATGGAGTCCGTGGGCGTCGAAGAGGTCAGAGACGGGGACCGGAGGGTCTTGGAAACCGTCCCGTCCGACACGAAGACGCTCGGAGCGATCGTTGGAAAGGCGATTTGCGACAATGGTGGCATAACGCTTCTGGACATGCTTACGAGAGATTCGGGACGCAACTCGGCCATGGGTCTTTTGTACAGCGCGGTCGTGCACGGTCTGCACGGTGTCGAGGGGTTGAACGCGATGGAGGCCCGCAAGGTCGGCGATCTGTCCGCGTGGAGACTTAAGATGGGTACCGTCCTCAAGGACGACCAGGTCGAGAAGGTGCGCAAGGCCATGTCCCTGGCGTTTGAAGGCATGAAGGTCGCGCAGTGGACGGCCCGCCGCAGCCTGCTTACCCGTGCCCGTTCGATCGAGCAGTCCCTCAATTACCTGACGGCTGATCCTGGCGCGCCGAACGCCCAGGCAACGGCCCAGCGCATCGGCGAGACGTATACGAACTTCCGGAAGGCGCTGGCGGGCAAGCCTTCGCTTTCGGGCGCCGTGTCCGCCGCGGACCTTTCGAGGATGCACAACGCCACGATGTGGATGTACGAGGTCGGGCAGGACCTGGCCACCGTCGCCGCACGTGCCGTGAGGGCGGCGCAGAACCGCGAGGTGCTGCTCGACAGGGCGAACGCCTTCTACGCCGACAACCGTGAGGTCGTCGGCAGGCTGCTGGCCAAGGATACGATCGGGGCGTACGACCTTCTGAGGCTGCAGTACAACCAGCAGCAGGTCCCGTACCTCGCGGCGTTCTTCTCCGGTCTGGTCGATGACGTGCTTGCCGGTATCCCGATGGCTAAGGGAGAGAGGCTGTCCGGTACCATGGTATACGGTCTGATGAAGTCCATGGCCGGACGGATACAGGAGGCACAGGCCGCGTCCGGACCGGCGAGCGGGCTCGACGTCGAGGTCGCCAAGGCGCGCCGTGCATTCGTGATGGCAAAGCCCGGGCCTGAGAAGATCAAGGCACAGACCCAGCTCAACCAGCTGCTGATCCGTCAGCGCCAGCAGACCCAGGTGACCGGGAGCCGGAACTTCACACCTGCGCCGATCGCGGCGCGTCTGGCGGTGGAGTCGCTCATGTCCATCGCCTACGAGCTGATGGTGACCTCGACGGAGTTCGCGTCCGACGAGATGAACCGCGCGGCGGTCTTCGTGCGTTCCGCCCCCGACACCGCGTTCACAGGCGGAAAGACCGACTACGGTGCGGCGGCAGCGGAGCTCAGGCGTCTCGCCCCCGCGTTCCGCGCCAACGACCAGATGTCGCTCGACAAGGTCCGCGAGATGTTCGACCGCGTGATCCGCGGGCAGGCGTTCGCGGGCAAGCGCTTCGTCGCCACATCGAAGGGCAGGCTTGACGGCGGTTCGTTCGTATTGTCGCGCGCCGCCTTGCTCAGGTACGTAGGCGAGTTCTCCAAGACCAGTCCGAAGACCCTGGAGGACATCAAGCGTGTTCCGATGGACAAGAGGCGCCTGCAGACGATCGAGCGTGCATGGCAGGCGCTCGGGGACGAGGAGGTCACTCCGGCTGTCCTGTTTGGTGCGCTGCTCCCCGCGTACACCCTCATGACGTCCCGCATGGCCGGCGCACCGTCGGCGGCGAGCACGTCGCTCCTCAGCTGTCTCCCGTCGGCGTACTACTCGGCGCTGTCCTCGGGGGAGGCGACCCTGCGTCGCATTTCGGAGCAGGCTCCGTGCCTTCCGCTGATGGTCGGCACCAACTGGGAGACCGAGACGTACAGGCCGAACGCGGAGGACAAGGTGGTGCCCCAGGATTCCTACGACATCGCCGATCAGCCCGCCGACGACCAGACGCGCAACAAGCTGCGCGGCGGGGCCGGCAGGAGGGAGTACCGCCGCAACCCGGGGAACCGCAACCTCGTCGATGTGTTCGATCCTGCGTTCGAGGCCGCGCTCGGCGTCGTGCGCTCCTCCGTTCCGGTCGCCCCGGCACAGCCGCGCGAGGCGCGCGAAGCCCACGGCAAGTACGACAAGGACGTCGCCAAGATCGCGCTTGCGTTCGGTTCGCTGCTCGGTTCGTGGGCGTCCGTCGAGTACAACGGCGGGACGGTGTTCACGATACGCGGCAACCTGCGCGGCGATGCCGGTACGGGCAAGGCCGTGTCCATCGTCGTGGACGTCTCCGCGAATCCGCTCCTCGAGTCGAACGACGACGTCGAGAGGCTGGCCGACTCCGTCGCCTACGCGACATCGCTGACGGCCGCCGTGGACCTTGGCATTTCCGCAAGCCAGTTCATGTCGCTCCCCCGCGACGTGCGCCGTGCGCTCGTCCGGAAGTACGGGCTCGGCGGCGCGACGTCCAGCCAGGTCGCGTGGTCCGTGAACGCCAAGGGTCTCGCGACGCTTGCGGGCAGGATATCGCTGTCCACCGCGTCGGGCACCAAGGCGTACCACGAGTATTTCCACTCGATGATGCGCATGTTCGAGTCCTTCGGCCTGTTCGGCGAAGAGGACTACAGGCAGCTCGCCGCTACCTTCGGCGAGGACCCGTCCGGTCGCCACAGGTTCAACGAGGAGAGGGCCGCCGAGTCGTTCCGCAAGTGGGTCGAGGGCAACACCGACCACGCCGCCGACGAGGTGCGCGGAGTGTTCCGCCGCATACTCGACTTCCTGAAGGGGCTGCTTGCGGCCTTGAAGCAGGGCTTTTCGTACGGCGACAGGGGCGGGGAGGAGACGCTTTTCCGCATGATGGTGCACGGCATCGCGCAGCCGTCCTCAGCGCGCCTCTCCGAGGCGCAGCTCGAGTCCGCGTCGGCTGCGGGCGCCATCCGCCGCGAGTTCGCGATGGCCCGCACCCCGAAGACCCCGCGGTCCGCATTGGAGGCGAACGCCGCGAAGCAGGTCGTGGGGGTTGCACCGCGCGCCGCACGCCTGGACTACGAGGAGCAGCCCGAGGCCGCGACCGCGCTGACGGAGGATATCGAGAAGAGATCCGCGCAGCTGGCCGGCAAGATCGTCAAGATGATCGAGGATCCCGAGTCGAACGCGGCGTCCCTGGCGATCCGCCTCCAGAGGCTTGCGGGCGTACGCGCCGAGATGGCGCAGCTTCTCGGCCTGCCCGTCCCGGAGGAGAAGGCGGTCGAGGGGTGGGACTTCACGGTCGAGCCTCCGCGCGACGGCGTGGCCGAGGAGATCTCGAAGGTCGTCTCGCCTCTCGTCAGCAACAACCTCTTCTACCGCACGTCGGCGTCCATTCAGGCCGCGCTCGAGCACGGGCTCCGCGAGTCCGGCGCATGGGACGGACCGCTGGAGTACGTGGTGAGCCGCTATTCGGCGAACGACGCGTCGTCCGGTACGGACGCCGGGCTCCGCCGCCAGGCGGTCCTGCACGGCCTCCGCAAGGCGCTCGCCGCGGTGAACCCCGAGGCCGCGAAGTCGCTCTCCAACAAGGAGATCATGGGTTCGCTCGCCTACCGCGCCGCGCTCGTGATGCACCAGTACATCGAGTCTGGATTCACCAACGACAGGCGCAGCAACACCGCGTCGGGCAAGGCCGCGCGCCACGCGTCCCAGTACCAGGTGTCCGCATGGGTGCTCTCGACGAATCCGACGGCCCCGTCCGAGATGGTTACGTCCGCACGCGACCGCGTGGCGGAGCTGTACAATGCGTCGCCGAGCGGCGCGTCCAAGGCGGAGCTCAAGATGATACTCGGCCAGCTCGACGCCATATACGACATCGTCGGCGACCCGACCAGGATGTCGCAGTTCCGCCGCGACCAGGGCATGACGGCGTTCAACGACGTCATCGGGACCCTCCGCGCCGGAACGAAGGACGGCGGGCTCGACGAGTTCGGCAACATGAAGGACATCATGCCGGTCGACGTCGTGAACCCGGAGGGCGACCTTACCGATCCGGACAACATCGGTACGGCCAACCCGAAGGCGGCTGAGCACCTGAGGTCGTTCCTCCAGAGCCACCAGGACCCGGCCGTCCAGGAGGCGCTGAAGCTTGCGCTCACGACGGCCTACCAGGTCGCCGCGATGGCCAAGTACTACGGGGAGCTCGACGTGCACCCCGCGCTCGCCGGCGACATCGCGGAGGCCAAGCGCCTCGCGAGGCTCAACGGCATCCCGGAGAACATGACCTCCGCGGAGTTCCTCGGCGAGCACCTGGTCGGCGACTCGAACCTCGTGGACAACCCGGCGTACGTGGACTACCAGTGCCAGTCGCACTTCATCGCGCAGAACGTGGACGCGTGGCTGAGGTCGATGGTGCGTACGGACTTCGGCGCCCACGACGGCCTCGGGCAGATGATGTCCGACGAGCACTTCGAGTACAAGGGTCTCGTAAGCGCGATAACGCAGCGCGAGAACTGGATCGCCCACATGCTCGGCGTGAGCCTGGAACCCGGCGGCAAGCTGCTCGAGGTCATCCGCCAGAAGGGCGAGTACCGGATGGAGGACGGTGAGGTCGTCCGCCGCGACGGCAAGGAATACGTCAGGTTCGACAACTATGGCCGCAAGGCCACATCCGTCAAGATGGACGAGGACGACATCCGCCGCGTGGATATGTGGCTCAAGATGTGCTCGGCGCACGCCAACGGCCAGCGCCACCTGGTAACGGGCGTCGACGCGCTCACGTTCTACCGCCAGATGAGCCGCGATGCGGGCGACTACTCCGTCGAGAAGGTCGTCGCGAAGCGCGAGAACAACGAGCGCATGAACCCGATCGAGTGGGCGGTGTGGAGGCTGACGCGCCAGGTGCCGGCCGATCTGCTGCCCGCCGTGCACCGCAGGCTCGTCGGCAACATGCTGACCGCCATGGCGAAGGCCGACCAGATGTGGGACCGCGGGACTCCGCTCCATGAGGGCTGGACGTCGCCCGCCGTGTACGACGCCGCGACGTACGACAGCTACGTCATCGGCGAGCTCGTGCGCCAGGGCGTCGTGGTCGGGCACAACCCCGGCGAGGCGAGGCACAAGGGAGGTCTTCCGCGCTACGAGAACGCCGCGGTGCTCATCCCGTGCGACGAGGTGGACGCCAACTTCCGCGGCAGCACCACGTACCGCAAGCTCGTAGACGCCGGGCGTTCCGAGGAGTGGCTCGACCGCAAGTTCATCGTGGACGAGTTCATGGGCGTCTGGAACGACGCCGTGAAGTTCGTGAAGCGCCATCCGTGGCTCACGCACGGCGACGGCCAGTACTTCCACGCGTTCGGTACGGCGCTTCCGTTCTGGCGCGGCTCCGGCATGTTCATGTACAACGCCGTCCGCACGGACCGCCAGCACCGCATCACGCTCTCCGACAAGATGTCGGAGGCCGAGGCGCTCGTGGAGCGCGTGACGGCGTCCGCCGACGCGGAGAAGCCGCTGTCCCGCATGGACCCCGGTACGATCATGGACGATGTGGACTCGCTCGCGAGGTTCTACGGAATCGACCACCGCGCCGGAAGGTTCCTCCAGGACATCCTGGACGGGGCGTACGAACCCGGCGCGAAGGCGTCCTACGATTCAGGGCTCGTCCTTTCCGCGGACGCGACCTACGGCGACATCGCAAAGGCGATCTACAACCGCGCACGCGAGCTCGTCTGGATGTCGCGTACCGGCTACGCAGGGAAGGGTCATGTCGACCTCGAGGGCATCATCGCGAGGTACGAGGATACGAAGCTGCAGCGCGGCGAGGTCTTCGGAGGCTCCATGGGCTTCCGCGACACCGACATGTTCCGCATGCACGGCACGCTTCCCGCGAACTTCCAGATCGGGCACAAGGTCCACAAGTGCATCGACGGCATCACGAACGCCATGATGTCGAGGGCGACGCTCGCGAACCTTCTGCTCACGCCGGAGGGCGCGACGGGCAGGCCGGTCTACTACGCCGACCCGAACGTCCTCGCCGCCGAAGCGAGCGGGCTCCCCGACTCCTTCTGGGGCAACCTCGCCGAGTGGTGGCAGGCCATGAACCCGGAGGTGGGCCAGGTGTACGATCCGGCCAGATCCGGCGTGGACAACGCCAGGGCCATGTACGAGGCCATACGCCAGAAGCACCAGATAGAGGGCAAGCCGCGCAAGGCGCAGATCGGCGAGCTCGGGTACACCGAGCTTCCGGGCGACGACTCGCAGCTCGTCTCCGTGGATCGCTGGATGGTTCTCGACGGAAGCGGTGAGGACTACATGAACGCCACGGCCGGCGGCGAGGCGATGGGCTACCTCAAGCACTACCTCGACGCGGGCAAGACGCTCGGCATCGGCGGCGCGGCGACCCGTGCGGCCATACAGCGCGCCCTCTCGTACTCCAAGTCGCTCTCCGTGAGCTTCTCGTTCTTCTTCCCGATGGCGACCCGCTGGGAGTCCCCGATGGGCGCCGTGGGCGCGATGTCCACGATCGGATCGAACTGGAAGTGGGTCGGAGACTGGATGAAGGAGCACCCGGACCTCGCGAACAAGGTGCGCGGGATGTTCGGCGGCAAGGCCTGGATCACGCACGACTACATCGGCATGAAGGACATCGTGCGGATGATGGACTCCAACGATCCGTTCCTCGCGGAGATGTACTCCTGGGCGGCGGCCCTCGGCATATCCGTCTCCACGAGCGTCACGAACCCGATGGAACCCGACAAGACGGTGCTCCTGAAGGACGTCAAGCGCATGAAAGAGGCGATACGCCACAGCATGGGCGCCGCGGCCGCAGGCAAGTTCGCCCGCATGATGGATGCGCTCCTCGTCCGGCAGGGCGACAAGGCGTTCAACTACGTCCTCAACGCCACCAAGCTCGCGGTCGTCGCGCAGATGTGCATGAAGCTCCGCCATGCGGCGAAGGCCGCAGGCAAGGCGTTCGACCCCGTGCGCGACCTCAGGAGGTACTCGAGGTACATCAACGCCGAGATCGGCGGCATCGACCCCATGCAGTTCGCGTGGGCCCACCCGAAGGCCCGTGCGCTCATGAACTCCATGCTCTTCTCGTGGCAGTGGACGGTCGGCGCGTGGCAGGCCGGCGGCGGAAGCGTCATCACCGACATGCTGTCCGGCGGGCATACGATGTCCAGGAAGGAGCGCGAGTACTTCGCCGGCAGGTGGATGCGCATGTTCCTCGGCGTCATGATAGGCGTCCCGGCGCTCTTCCAGGTGGTGACGCTCGCGCTCGCCAAGGCCCTCGGAGGCAGTGGCGACGATGACGACCGCTGGGGCACGTGGGAGAATGAGGACAAGACCAGGTGGACCGCATTCGACCTGACGCCCCTTCTGAAGGCCATCGCGCGCTTCGACGAGACGAAGCTCGGCGGGCTCGCCCGCTCGTTCAAGGAGGGCGGACGTCCGCTCGCCACCTCGCTCGGCGCGATCGCCGGAGGCCTCGTAGGCCTCGCCGGCGGAGGCAACCGTCTCACCGCGGCGATAGGTGCGGCGGTCGGCGCCGGCACCGGTGCGCTCACTCCGAGCATCGTTCCGCTCTACACCGGCCGCGACCCTGCGAACCGCACGACCAAGGCGCGCCACTACTACATGCACTTCGGCAAGCAGGGCTGGGAGTTCTTCCGCTGGTTCGACGACGCGTGGGCCCAGTTCAACTCCAAGCTCTCCATGCCGCTGCAGCGCGTCCTGGAGGGTGTGGTCGGCAGGAGCCTCGGCTACATCGAGCGTTCGCTCCCGTGGGAGGAGCAGGGCCAGTTCGAGAGGTGGCTCTCGCCGACGACGGACTCCGCGCTCTTCAACCTCGCCGAGGCGTTCCTGCCGTTCTCCGTCGGAGGCATGCACAGGAACGGCGACGCGGGTGCCCTTCCGATCTTCGGGCCCGTCCAGATGGGCGCGTCCCAGACGGCGGTGCAGAAGAGGCTCGTCAAGGCGCTGACGGCGTGGGCGAACAACGACCGCGCGGGCTACGCATACGGAGGCTTCACGGTCAAGGGCCGCAAGTCCAAGCGACCGGTGAACCCGGTCGCCGACATACTGCACGACGCAGAGACCAACGGGTTCGACCCCCAGCAGCAGCTCAATACGGCCTGTGGGCAGGTGCTTCCGCGCCTCTACGGCAGGCTGTTCGAGCTCCTCCCGGAGAAGCCCGGCGACGACTACGACGTCCGCGAGGTGGCGAAGGTGGTGCGTGCCATCAACAGGCTCGGCACCAGGAAGGTCGACGCGGTCAGGTCGCTCAAGGACAAGCTCAAGGCCCAGCGCAAAGGCATCACAGACTCCGAGATGACACAGGTGACCGAGGCGGCGCGCGAAGGATTCCGCGACCCGTTCGGGATTCGGAAAGGATACGACTACTGATGGCATACGCAGCATCGCAACCGGTGAAGGAGGTGCCCGGGTTCGCCCGGGTCGGCCAGGCGGTCCGGAAGGGCGTGCTGGCCGCGCTCAACCCGCTGTTCGGGACGCCCGAGAACCCGACGAAGCTCGGGAGGGCGATGGCCCTCGCCGAGGAGGCGTCGCAGTACGGACTCTCCGCGGGACCCGCGGCGGCCGTCGGGCGGATGAGGTTCAACCCGCATCCGGTCCGCGGTCCGCGCATCGTGGACAAGCGCTTCCTCGGGAGCGCCACGGTCCCGCTGCAGAACAGGCAGGCGGCGTCATCCGTGGTGGCTGCGCCCAAGTCCATGTTCTCCAACAGCCCCGGGAACCTCATCCTCGTCACGGACGACGGACGCGTCCTCCTTCCGCGCGAGGCGGACGTGAAGCTGTACCGCAGCGAGCGCGTCCCGCTCCCCAACGGACAGCGCATCGCCCTGAGCGACATCCCGGCCGTCGCCTCCAGCATCGACGCCGCGAACGCCCCGCTCAGGGTGAAGCAGGAGGCCGTGCGCAAGCTCAACGACGCGGCGAACCCGTACTGGATGTACTGGATGTACGAGAAGGACGTCGCGGACCTGAACGCCACGCTGCAGTCGCACCGCGCGGGCAGGAGGTTCTACGACAACGCGAACCTCAAGTCGTACGACGTCCTCGCGAAGGGGGACGCGGCGACGGTCGTCGGCGAGCCGGTCGGCACGAAGTTCATGATGCGGACCAGGGGCCTCGGCGACGTTACGTTCTCACCGAACCACGCGTCCGCGATGTCCCGCGACAGGTTCGTCAAGGACCCCAGGCTCTACGACGTGTACAACGACGGGTATCTTCCGTACCAGTCGCTCACGTTCCTCGGCGCTCCGTACACGGTGCGCGGGAAGCCCGTGACGCCCGTGATGCGCGTAACGGACCACCACGAGGTGATGCGCGACGCGGCGGGCAAGCTGCTGCCGGGGAGGGAGCTGTCGCAGGCGGAGTACCGCACGTACGACAGGACCTACAACATCGGCCGCGACATCCCCTATTTCGGAATCAAACCGGTGGAACCGGGAGGAGTGGATCTCATGTACCATCTCGACAGCGGACAGAACGTCGTCCGCGCGAACGGGGCCTACTCGGCGAGCGTCGCCGTGCAGCAGGCCGGCAAGGGCGGCGACAGCCGCCACAGGAACTTCAGGAACTTCCTCGCATCCGACAAGGTCCCCGAGTCGATCTTCGGCTACCCCGTCGTGCAAAGGACCGAGGACTACACTCCGGAGGACGTGGAGTTCTTCAAGGCGAACCCGAAGGCCGCAGGGTTTTATGATTTGGAAGACGGGAGTATGGTGGACGAAGCGGCGCCACAGCAGGCGGCTAAGGCGAAGCCGACGAGAAAGACTTATGACACGGAAGTCCCGACAGAGCGTGAAGCCGAGTATCAGGCCTGGCGGAGGACCCTGCCCGAGTTGTTGCAGTCCGAGCATGACTACGATCTACGAGGCTATTGGCTGGACCCGGAAACCATCAAGACAGGCATTAAGGACGGCACGCATTTTGTAGACAAATACAAGAAGCCTAACCACCCCACCTTCTCCGTAGAGTCCAAGTATGCGCAAGGAGACGACGTCAGGTATGCCGGGAAGTGGAATGGAAGCCTGTTCGTCATGACTCCGGATGTAGTGTCCGCGCGCGCCGGGCACCCCGATGCTGAAGTACGTGAGAACCTTTTGCGTGAGATGTGGCGTAGAGCTTCGTCGGCGTCGGGAGACGCTGAGGGCCTTGGCAAGGTGTTCTACGGAATGTCCGGAGAAAGCGCCCTTGACCAAGGCAACCTGCCGGTGCAGGCAATCATCAACGGGCACAAGGCCCGACTCATTGTCCATGCGAATGACACTGACCGCAAGCGCAACAACCCGGCCAACGTGAGCATGAAGGACAGCTATACCAATCTTGGTACCCTGACGAACACCTCGCATGTATTTACGAGGAACGTGTGGGGCACCGGGCCGGGGACGAACTGGTATGACACGGAGAGATCTGAGCCCAGGTTTGGGGTCATAGCCCGCAAAGAGGGCACCACGCGTGCTGCCCTTGCACTCATGGAGAACGGGGCCCGTTTTCTGAACGGGTCGTTGAGCAGACACGGTATCCCCTCCGATGCCCGCTTCTACGGTGATGGAACCGGAGGACTGACCTCCGATGCTGTCGAGATTCCGGCCGCGGAGCTGACGATTGGAGTACTGCCAACGCGGTTCAAGCTTGGTCGTAAGAGAAAGGGCAAGTGATATGGCAAGGATCGTAATAAACCCGAAGGTGTTCAAGGACAGCAGGGATGCCCTGTGCGTCGCGTTCGACGAAGCGCTCCGTCTGGTGATGGAGGAGAACGGCTTCGAGCCGGTCTCCGAGCCGACCGAGGAGCAGCGGAGGTTCTTCAGCGACACGGCGTACGCCGACGACGAGCTGCAGCTTAGGCGCACGATCCTCGCCCGCATCGCGACCCTCGACACCTCCGTCAAGGATCCGACGGACGAACAGCTCGAGGAGACCGCGGAGATGCTGGAGATGGTGATGGAGGTCGGGGCTCCGCAGAACGAGTGGGAGCAGTCCGCCGTGCAGCGCCTCCACGACATGGTCGTCAGGATGCGCGAGAGCCCGCGGAGCCCCGCGCCAGGAAAGAAGCCCAAGGAGACCGGCTCTGCCCAGGCCGCCGAGGGAGCCGGGGTCACCATGACGGGCTCCGAGCTGGACTTCCTCCGCAGGCGCTACGAAAGCGGCGCCTCGATGAGCGCGCAGCAGCGCGCACTCGTCGAGACCGCGGACGCGCAGGGCGTGGAGCGCGGCAGGAGCGGATTCGTGAAGTTCTCGCTGGACCCGTCCGAGAACGCGCAGGCCGCGCAGCCCGTCCAACCTGTGCAGCCCGCTGCCCAGCCTGCCCAGCCGCAGGAGCCGATCGTGAAGGTCACCGCCACCGGCGGCGGAATGGTGGACTGGAACGGGAATCCGACGTCCGGAGCCGGGATGCGCGTCCCCAACAAGGACGAACTTGCGTTCCTGCGCCGTCGCCGCGACTCCGGAGCGTCGCTCTCCACGCAGCAGCGGCGCATCCTGGAACTCACGGACGGGAACGATCTTGCTTGATTTCGCAAACCGCATTATGCTATAATATATTCCGGAGAGCTCTAAAAGGAGCAACGCGAACATGAAGGGCACAAAAGCATCTGATATGGCAAAGAGGCCTGATTCGGCCTCTCGCGTTCCCGCGTTGTCTCCTTTTTCTTCTGTCAAGAACAAACCCTGCGCTGGTTCGGTAGTCGAAGGTGCAAGTATTCCGGCCAAGGCAATCCCGCCTCGGCCAACACCCAAGAAAGGAATACTGAACCATGACAGCAGCAAACGAAATGAAGGTGAAGATGGAGATGTACGCGGAATGCCGCGAGCATGCCATCTCCGCCCTGACGGACCTCGTGGACCGCGAGGTCGAGGACTCCTGCGACGGCGTGAGGACGGCGCTCGCGGAGGTTCTGCGGCACGGAGTGTCGCACGACAGGGCCAAGGCGATATTCGCAGCCGTAAAGTGGCTGTGGGCGTCGCTCGAGACCAAGGAGGGCGAAAAGGTCAAGGAGGCCGAAGCGCTCGTCAAGGCCGAAAAGGCCTGAGCCGCAGGGATTTCCCTGCGGCACGGTGCCGTGGGGAATACTGAAACAACAAAGAAGAAAGGAAACCCACGATGACAGAAGATACAGACAGGACGGAAGGTGCCTACGAGGGCAAAGGCCTCAAGGGCGCGCTCTGGACCATCGCAGGTGTCGCCATAGGCGGCCTTGCCGCACGCGTACTGCTCCCTCCGGGAGGCAGCCCGCTGTTCGGCGGACCCGCCGCAGGCGTCAACCCGCTCGCGCACGAGAACATGGAGCTTCGCGTGCAGCTCGCGGAGACCCGCGCCCAGGCGTACACCGACAGGGCGATCGCGCCCCAGATGGCGATCAACGCCACCCAGCAGGCGCAGCTCGGGTTCGCGGCCACGCAGATCGGCCAGCTCTACTCGCTGACCCAGCTCATGGTCCCGAACCGCAACGTCGCCCCCGGCTGGGGCGCCGTTGACGTGACCCCCGCGGCGCTCGTCGCCAAGACGGCTACCGCGTCCACCACGAACGGCTAACGGCCACGAGGCGGGCGCCCTTCGCCGGGCGCCCGCCGACAAAAGGAGATTTGAGACATGAAGATGACGACAGCAGAGTTCGACCAGAGGCTGAACCAGTACGTCCAGTCGGTCCTCATACCGGAGTGCAAGGCTCCCATGCGCAAGTTCGCCCTCGGCGCGCTTGTCGGGACGGGCAAGCTCTCGGTGAGGATCATTCCGTCCGAGTTCATGACCGCCCTTGGTATCATGGACGGTGATACGGTGGACGTGGACGTTCTCAAGAAAGCGGCGATAGCCGGGGTCGACACGGCCGGAGAGCTCTACGTAGGGCTCCTCGGGATCCATTTCAACAAGCAGGACTTTGAGAAGTTCTTCAGCTACATCGAGAAGGGAGTGGTAGGTTGACCATGAGCGGAACGGCGGAGATACCGGGAGCCGGGGTTGTGGTACCCAGGACAGGGATATGGGCAAGACCAACCATACCGAAGGCGACGGTACCCGTCGTTCCCCCAAGACCCCAGGAGCCCCGGCTCCCCGCGTGGGCCAAGGAGAAGCTGGACGGCATAGAGTCGGGGGCGCAGGCGAACGTGATCGAGCAGGTTTTCGTCAACAGCTCCGAAGTGTCTCCAGTCGCCAAGCGAGTCGACATCAGCGTTCCTGAAACCACTACGGCAGTGGCAGAGGGCGATGCCCGTGTGCCGACCTCCGGGACAGTCTTCTCTGCGTTGGCAAGCCTGCTCGAAAAGGTCGTCCCGGAATGGTCGTCCAGCCAGGATCCCAACTACTACCACGACAATCGTGTAGCATACAAGGGGCAGATCTACAAGTGCACAGCCACACATTATGCCCAGGGGCACGAGCCTCCCGACGAGTCAAGCGAATGGGTGGTCGATACCACCACCGTCTACGACTTGCTTGCAGCGATGACCCAGAGGAAGCTGGACAACTACGGGGCCTGCACTATCTCCAGCAGCGGAAGGCTGCAGATCATAGGAGCCAGCTCAGCCAGCAATCCGGAACTCCTGGTGCTGACGGACGAACAGACGGGCATGCAGCTGCGGATGTTCGGCAAACCGATGTCACACAGCCCCGGGGTTGCGTTCTTTTCGTTCAGGACCGGCACCAACGGGACGCCGATAGAGTATTGGCTTCCGGGGACCTCCGGCACCTTGGCCCTGAAGCTCGAATCCGTTCCGTTGGGCATTGTAGCCCCGAAGTTTTCCAGTCAGACCCCCTATCCCAGGGGCGAAACGATCGTCACCGACAACTGGTCGTCTAACGGTTACAGCACTGAGGTTGCAGTATTGAGGTTTACGCAGGACCACGCCGCGGGCGCGCTGGCGCCAGGCTGGTCGAGTCAGGACCAGAAGGACTATGAAGTGGTGACCGTTTGGGGCCTCATCAAGGAGCGGGCGGCGAAACCGACGTCGTTCACCGCAGGCAACCTCGCGGCCTTCGACTCCGACGGCAACCTTGTGGACACAGGCTATCACATCGAAGACGCGGGTGGCACGCCTACCCTGGTCAAAACAACATAAAGAAAGGCAACAAAAACCATGACGCTGAAGCAGACAAACGTGCTTACCCTTACGGACAAGGACCTGCGCCGCAGGGCCGAGCAGGCCTACGCCACGCTCTCCCCCGAGGGGACCGTCCCGGACGAGCAGGTCCCCGGCCAGGTGACCGACGTCCTCAACTACGAGTCCAAGGACGATTTTCCTAAGCCCGGCGACCCCAGCAGGTACTACCGCTCGGACGAGACCGGCAAGACGTACAAGTACGACGAAGAGTCCGCCAAGTACGTGGAGGTGGTCGTCCCGACCGCCGCGGTCACGTCCGTCGCCGGAAGGACCGGCGCCGTCACGCTCACCAAGACCGATGTCGGCCTCGCCAACGTGGTGAACACGGGCGACAGCGCGACACCGGCCGAGAACGGCACTACGAAGTTCACGACCGGCGGCGCCTACGCGGAGCTCGCCAGGAAGGCCGATAAGGCGGTACCGTCCGCTGCAGGAAATGTGGCAACCCTCACAGCCACCGGGCATCTTTCGGACTCCGGCAAATCCATCACGACCTCCGTGACGGAGAACTCGACGGCGCTCGTGACGTCCGGCGCGGTCTGGTCCGCGATCGACGCGATCGACGTCTCCGACCAGCTGACCGGCAAGCTCGACTCCGCCGGGCAGGCGGTCGACTTCGCCAAGACGACCGCGTACGCCGTTGACAAGATCGTGCGCCATGAAGGCAAGCTCTACCGCTGCAAGGCGGCGGTGACGGCGGCCAACACGGCGACGCCCGACGAGGACACGACGCACTGGACCGCGATGAAGCTATCCACGGACTTCACGACCATCGTGAAGCTCACCGAGCCGACGGAGACGATGGCGTCCATACTCGCCCGCCTCAACACGATAAACGACCAGGGCCAGCACGTCCAGTTCGACGTCTCGGCGATCGAGTCGTCCCCGATGCTGTACCTCTGCACCATCTTCATCGACACGACGGCCGGAGTCGTCCGCATCGCCGACGCGGTGACGGGCAAGCTCTACATCGGGGTGTACGACGCGTCGCAGACGATCGCGAATGCCCTCTCCAAGGCCGTGGACGCGTACGTCACGATCGTCGTCTCCGCGACGACCGCGGACGGCGTGACCGTGACCGGACAGACCGTGAGCCTCTACGAGGGCGCGGACGCGTCGACCGGCACGCTGCGCGAGACCGCGTCGTACGAAGGCCAGCCCGTGAGCTTCCTCGTCCCCCGCGGCACCGAGTACTTCGTCCAGATCACCTCGACGCTCGCAGGGCACTTCTCGCCCTCCACGGCGCACGGCAACGCGAACGCCAACACGTTCGTGACGCTGACGTACCAGGACGCCTCGTCCATCACGGACTTCGCCGGCATCCAGGGCTTCATCCGCCAGGAAGGCATGACGGCCGCCGACGCGAAGACCGCGATCCTCGGCAAGGAGATCGAGGACACCTGGACGTCCGACAACGGCACGACCGTCATCACGAACCCGATGGTCGTCGTGGACGTCAAGAACTACAAGGACGCCGACGGCAACTCGCATCTCGGCGTCAAGCTGCGCCGCAAGTACGCGACGTACGACATGCAGTTCGACGCGGCCGAGTCGCCCGTCCTCTGCGACTCGTCCACCGAGACGACCGCGGAGTCCGGGCTCGGCTACTACGGCTGGGCCGCCGCGTTCGACGCGTCGAAGACCTACGCGCTCAACTCGTACTGCTCGTACGACGGCGTCGCGTACAAGTGCATCCTCGCCAAGTCCACGGCCGACTCCACGACGCCGGACAACGACTCCGAGCACTTTGCGGTGCAGGCGACGATGGTCAAGGGCTCGCTGGTGTGGCTCGGCCTCTCCGCCGGGCAGTCGCTCCCGTACTCCGGCTACCTCGAGATCTACAAGCACGGGCTTGCATACAACGCAAGGGACGCGTTCTCGTACGGCTCCAACCGCTACGACCACTCGGCCGTCCGCCAGTACATCAACTCGTCCGCCTCGGAGCTCGGAGGCTGGTGGACGTCGCAGCACGCCGGCGACGTCGCCCCGTCGCAGCTCTCGACGACCCGCGGCTACATGGCGGGCTGCACGTCGGCCCTGCTCGACTACATCCAGCCGGTGCAGGTCCAGTGCTACTCCGGCCAGGCGGACATCGTGACGACCGTGGACAAGTTCTTCCTCGACTCGGGGGCCGAGATGAACGGCAGCGTGAACGACAACGAGAACACCGCGGACTCCTTCTGGGTGGCTGCGATGGACAACGCGGCCGCGAACAACAACGCGTCCACCGCGCGTATCCAGTACAGGCAGACGGCAAAGACCTCGGCTTGCACCCTGTGGCTGCGTTCGCCTAGCCGCAGCGTCGTGAGCCACGTCTGGTATGTCGGCACGGGCGGTAGCATCAGCAGCTACAACGTCGCGAGCAACTCGTACGGCCTCGCCCCCGCCTGCGTCATCTACTAATCCAAAAGGAAAATCCCCCGAGCGCTTGCGCGAGGGGGATAAATGAAAGGCCACCATGGGCAAGGGCACGAAACACGCAAGGGACTGGAACGAAACGCCGCTCCAGGTGCTGATCGACGCACGGAACCTCTACATACACTCCGTGCGGATCATGGGGAACCCCAAGCACTTCAATCCGGCGGACGATTTCCACAACGAGACCCTCTACCTCATCCAGAGGGAACTCCTGCACGTGTACGTGTCGGCGCGGGCCGCAAACAGGATCAACGTGACCAAGGAGCCCTGGCGCGCCCATGAGCGCCTGGCCCTCCAGGACGAAGCCATAACGTCGTGCGACGTCCTGGAGGCGTACTTCGACCTGGTCAAGCCCCAGTTCCGCCTGGACTCCAAGAAGTTCTGGTACTGGATGGACATGTTCGTCAAGGTCTCCAACAAGTTGAAGGCCTGGCACAAGTGCGACGTCGAAAGATACGGAGAGCTGGCGCACCCGAAGGACGCGCCGTCCGAGACCCCTCTCCTCGACGCCGCGCTGAAGAGGATTTCACCTCCGGCGGAGCAGTCCTCCGGAGGCGAAACAGGTGCGACGCTAAATGAGCTCGGCTTGCAACCTGTGGCTGCGTTCGCCTAACCGCAACAACGTGAACAACGTCTGGAATGTCAACACGAGCGGTAACATCAACAACAACAACGCGAACAACTCGTACGGCCTCGCCCCCGACTGCGTTCGCCTGTCCTGTAAGTGGCGCCGCCTCGCGGCGTTCCTGGACGGGTATGACACCAGTTCACATACGCAGGGAGCTGCGCACCTGCTGGACGGACGACCGTCCAGAATCAAGCCCGGAGACGATGGCGGAGGCGCCGCAGCCAGATGCGGACGCTGTCCGTCTGCCCGCCTCCGAAAAATACCGTAGGCTTGCGACGGATCCCGAAACGCTCTACCGTTCCGCACGCAAGTGCTGGAAGGGCGTGGGCCGGAAGTTTTCGTCGCAGGCCTACATACTCCACATCATCGACCGCACCGTCGACCTCGCGGACGACCTCGCCAACGGACGCTACCGCGAAGGGCCCGTGCGCACGGTGCACATCACGTACCCGAAGAAGCGCACGGCGCGCTCGATCACCTTCCGCGACCGCACCTACCAGCGCGGGCTCAACGACATCGTGCTCTACCCGAGGATGACGAGGTCCTTCATCTGGACCAACTTCGCGTGCCAGAAGGGCAAGGGCACGGAGGCGGCGCTCCTCCACATGAAGCGCATGCTGCACAACGCGTGGCTCAAGTGGCGGTCCAACCGGTTCCAGATACTCTCCGGCGACATCAAGGGCTACTACGACAACATGCGGCACGACCTTACCGAGGAGATGTTCGGGAGCCGTACCGATCCGTGGACGAAGAGCGAGGTCGTCAGGACGCTCCGCCACCAGTACCTCGGCGAGAAGGGCTACAACCCCGGAAGCCAGATGGTCCAGATAGCGGGCATCTCGTACCTCGATCCGTTCGACCACCACGTCAAGGAGGAGATGCGCCGGAAGTTCTACATCCGCTACATGGACGACTGGCACATCCTCGGCGCGCCGGACGAGGACATGGGCGCGGTGAGGGCCGAGGTCTCCGGGGAGCTCGCGCCGGCCGGCATGTGGCTCCACCCGGACAAGACGAGGGTCCGGCTCGCCAAGGACGGCGTCGTGTTCCTGGGGTTCCTGTTCCGCGTCACGGAGACCGGGAAGGTGCTGATGTTCCGGGATCCGAAGAGGGTCAAGGAGATAAAGAGGCGCCTCCGCAGGCTGGCGAAGCTCTGCCGCGAGGGCAGGGCGTCCTGGGACGACTTCGACACCAGCTTCGAGTGCGTCATGGCCTGCATCCGCAAGGGAAACAGTGGACGTCTCGTCCGGAATATGATACAATTCTCATCAATCCTAAAGCAGAAAGGAGACCACCCAGATGGAACTCGACATCAGAGAACGGAAGCTGCTTGAGTACGCGCTAGCGTGTGCGGCAAGCCAGCTGGAGGACACGCTCCTCGACACGTGCGCGGACCAGGAATACCGTCTGTGCCTCATCGAACTTGGAATCAACTAAAGAAAGGACGACAACCATGACCACATACGAACTCTGCAAGCAGCTCGCCAAGCGCGGCAAGCTCACGGCGGCGATGCTCGACGTATTCTTCGCGGCGGGCAGGCTCACGGACGAACAGTACCGCGAGCTCCTGGCCGAGATACAGCCCGGGGCATGACCTGAAGGGAGTGTGCGCTTATGACACGCGAACAGCAGGAGATGATCGACCGCGAGTACAACGAGGCCGTTCAGGCCAACGACGACAAGCGCATACTCCGCGCCATGGGCCATGCGGTCATATCGCTGGTGGACTGCCAGCGCAAGACGGCGGAGCGCGTGAAGGACATGGCCGAGAAGGACCATTCCTTCGAGTCCGAGCTGGACAACGTCCGCGACGACATACGCCAGATCCGCAAGACGGTTCTCGAGGAGCACGGCCCGGTGGTGAAGGAGTACCAGGAGAGCAAGCTCCGCGCCTCCGGCGCCGTGCTCCTCCTCAAGATTCTCGGCTGGACGGCCGCCGCGGGAGGCTCGGGCCTCATCGGGTGGCTTCTGGCCGTCGTAAACAAATCACAGGGGGTCGACTGACCTCCGGAGAAGGAACAAAGACATGAGCAAACTGAAGGTGTTCTGGTACGTGATCCGCGGCAAGTTCGTGGATCTGGCGGACTACGGGCTCACGCTCCTCAAGGAGCGCGTGGCGGGCCTTGCGGATCCGACGAAGGACAAGATACGCGCGACGCTCAACTTCGCGCTGAAGGTCCTCTCGGTCCTCACGGTCGTGAAGGTATTCATCCCCGTCAAGTGGCAGGCGGCGTACGCGCTGACCGTCCTTGCGGTGGAGAAGGTCGTCTCGGCGCTCCAGGACCTCGAGGTCACCAAGGAGGAGCTCGCCGGAGTCATCGCCGGATACAACGAGGCGTACGCCGCGTGGATGTCCCCGGACGACGAGTCCTGCGTCGATATGGTGAAGGCCCCCGACGGGACCTTCGTCGTCAAGTCCTGAGGCGCTGACCGTGGGCGGCAAGTGGAAACCCGGGCAGAAAGCCCGCGGCTGGAAGCCGAGGAAACTCCGGAAACCGGGGGTACCCGGTTTCCGGAAGGAGCGTGAACCCAGGTTCACGGACGAGGAGATGCCGCCGTGCGACTGACCGTCCTCCTCGTCCTTCTCACGGCCGGCTGCGTCACACCGCGGCCGGCTGTCGTCGACATCCCGGTCGGATGCGAACTCTCCGACGGTACCATAATCATGCAAACGGAAGGAACAGACTGATGGGTCTTTTCAAACCGAAGTTCGATCCCGATACGCACCGTGTCGGATTCTGCAAGTTCCCGAAGGCCGACCGTCTTCTGGGGAGCGTCCTCCGGGGCCGCACCCGCGCAGTGCCGCTCTCGGTCCTGTGCCTCTCGAGCGCCACTCACACGGAGGACCAGGGGTCGACGCCCATGTGCGCCGCGTACTCCGCGACGTCCATGGCCGAGAACATCAAGTGGCGCATAGACGGACACATACCGGACGACATCGACCCCAAGAAGCTCTACGAGTACGCCAAGTCGATCGACGGGAACCCCAAGGGCGACGGTACGACGCTCACGGCGATACTGACGGCGCTTCTGGAGCACGGGGTGTTCAGCCGCGACAAGTGCCGCGTCTGCACGCTCGTCTCGCCGTTCGACGTCAAGTCCGCGATCCACAGGTACAACTGCTGCCTCGTCGGGCTCAACATCACGGACGAATGGTACAAGGGCAAGGAGGACATCTCCTCGCTGAACGCACGCTACATCGGCGGTCACGCCGTCCAGGCGGTAGGCTACGACCAGACGGGCTGCTGGGTGCAGAACTCGTGGGGCGTGGAATGGGGCAAAGGCGGATTCGCCCGCGTCGCATGGCCTGCGTTCGAGCGGCAGTTCATGTACGGCGCCGTCCTCACGGGCTGCCTCAAGGACATGGAATAGGATTTACGCAGGGACGGGGTTTCGAGTGCATTTACCCTTCATTGACAGGAGCGCCTCCGAGCCGGGAGAGCCCTGCGAAACAGGAGGCAAAACCCTCGGGCTGAAAGAGGCCCGAGGGTTTCTTCTGTCACCCGGCTGTGGTGGAGGAACAGGTTATCCTGTTCGGCCCGAACATGGCCGGCAGCGCGCACAGGCACGCACCCTTTCCCCGGTTCGGACAGTTCCTGCAGGGGTCGTACGGCTCCTCTTCCCCGCACGGGTTGACAGGCACCCAGGGCATCGAAGGAAGCCCCGGTTGCCTGTCCGGCCAGCCCTTGTTGGTCGCCGGCTGCTCGTCGTCTTCGACGATTATCATTATCTTGCGCCTCATGTCACTTCGCCTTTCCGAAGTCGTTCTTGGCGCGGAGCGCGAAGTTGACGCGCCTGAGCCTTTTCTGCTCGGCCGCCGTCCTCGTGTCCTTCGCCCTCAGCCTGGACTGCTCCGCCCGGAGGGACGCCTTGGTCCTTCCGTCGAACATCCCCTTCGCCGACTCCGGCGTGTGCATCTTCTTGTTCCAGCTCATGTGTTGCTCCTTCCGACCATGTCAGTCTTCCTTTCGTTGATTTGCGCACGTCGATCTCGAACATGCGGAAAAAATGGCGGCACAGCTCGCCCAGCATGTACGCGTCCACCTCGCCTTCGGTGTCCTTGACGCCGGACGCCCCCAATATGTAGTCCTTGGCGTGCTCGAGCTCGTGCACGAGCGTGGACGGATACGGGAACCTCGGAAACCATATGACCACGTCACGGTCGTCGAAGACCGTGCGTCCGCACAGGCAGAACGGCTGCTTGCCCAGGGTTCCGTCGTACATCGTCTTCGGATCCATATGGGCCTTGAACCCCTCCATGTCCGCGAGTCCCAGCAACCGTCCCGCACGGTCGAGCCCAGCGGTCGGATCGCCCACGATCGTGACCACCATCCGCCTGAACGGATGCGCAGTCATGTAGTGGATATATGTCCTACCCTTCATGGTGCAGGTCCTTTATGTTCGCCTCGTCTCCGTGCTTCTCGTGGCAGGCGCGGCACACGCCGGTCCCCCACGAGTCATATGGAGCGCGGATCCACAGCCAGTAGATCTTCTCGTCTTTCCCGAGCGTGCGTCTGCACACGCCGCAGCTCACGGGGAGTTCGGGGTATATGGACGGGTTGATCACAGGAACGGCTCCTCCTTGTTCACGTACGTCACGAGAGCGTCGCGCTTCTCCTTGAGCTCGTGGTACGCCCTGTCCGCCTCGCCAACCGTGCGGGACCACAACATGCGTATCACGCGGTCGGCGAACACATAGCCCTGGTCGCTGCAGGACACTCCATTGAGGGCGTCGGCTCCGCAGCGGTACAGTACATACGTGAACTGCTCCCGCATCAGATCCACATATCTGTGGATCGTCTGCAGCAGGGGCAGGAACTCCTTTTCGTCGTACGTCGCGATACGGCCGGCCCTGTATCCGCGGATGCGCCCGCGCCGGTACCCTATGGAGGCCCCGAGAGCGAAGCACCCTGCCGCCGCTGCGATCATCGAAATCACGTTGAGTATCATTTCCCGGTCCTCCCCGTTCAGACGAAAAGCCAATACGCCACAAGGATCTGCAGGAGATGCAGAAGCTGATCCTGCCACAGGTTGATGCGGTGCGCATTGCACTTCAGATGGTCGACCACTGCATGAACCGACGCCTGCGACAGTACGATTACCCACCATGCCGGATGTCCGTACAGGGGAAGGAAGGTCACCAGCGACCAGTACAGCGCATGGCACGCAAGCCCCGCCATCCAATCGTGCCGGTATAGTACCTTCGATTCGGCAGGAAGCTCCGACGTGCGGACCGCCCACCAGTTTCTCTGCTTGGCGTCCGCCAGCCATCCCTGGAGGGTATAGTCGGACACCAGGTGTCCGAGCAACATAAGCATTATCGTGTTCATTCCTTCACTCCGATTATGTGTTCGACGGGGACGGCGCGGTACACCACGCCGTCCATCATCCTCCTGTGGTTCATGTCCCCTGCGACGTTCGGATCGTCCAGTATGACGACCGAGCCGACCCCGAAGTCGAGCTTGTCCTCGGGGTTCACGGCGACCACGGTGAAGTCGAGGTGCCTGCATCCGAACACCGTGTCCGGAATGGCGACCCCGCCCACCGTGGTCTCCGGCTGGTCGTCATGGATGATGACCGTTCCGCGCAGGGGCTTTATGTAGAACCCGTCAGACATCGGTCCTCATCGGCCTCGCGGGCTTCACGGGTTTTTCGACGGGCTCAGGGGTTCCCTTGGACTCCACGGTCTCCTTGGCGAGACGGGCGATCGCGTTTGCCGCACCTGCCAGGCTCTTGAGGTCCGCACCGGACAGCCTTGCATTGAGTCCGTCCATCAGCATCCTGGCGGTCGAGAAGCTCGCGACCTCCATGCCATCCGCGGTTACCGCGGCGGCCTCGGTGATGAGATCGACGACCTTCTGGGTCTCCGCCACGAGTAGTGCTGACTCCTCCGTCAGCTGTGTCTTCAGTTCTTCTATCGTCATGGTCAGAATGTTCCTTTCACTCCGAGTTCGACCTTCGGTCCGCGTTTCTCGCGGTGTCTTGCGATACCCACACTTACGTAAGGTCGGACCTGTTTTGTCTTCTTTTCAGTTTTTATGAAACCTTTCAGTTCATCAGGCGTCAAAGGTCTCGACATGACCTCTGCGTATGCGGCGTCGAGCTTGCTTCGCGTATCGGTCACCTGCTCTCCGATATGAGAACAAGGAGGAGTCCGGCGACCAGAAGGATCGCGAACTCCCAGTCGCTTATCGTGTCAGCGAGAACGCACATCCTGTCCGTCCTCCCCGGGCTCGAGCCCCGGCAGCCATGGTTGCTCTATCTTCATCGGTGGTTCTCCGGTGACCTCGGGCCTGTAGAACGGGTTGCTCCACCGGCCCTGGGTCTCCTTGGTAAGTACGAGAAGCTCCCCGCACACCGGGCACCTTTTGGCCCGACGGCGGAGGCGCGACACCGCGTGGCACTTCACGCAGTAGCGGCGAACGGAGTACACATCCCTGCCCGCCAGATCCGTAGTCGTGACACGCGGCATCGGCTTCCTCCTTACTTCTTGCCTTTCGCGGCGTCCGTCCAGAGGCCCCAGGCCTCCGTGAGCCACGCAGCGACCACCGCGTCCAGGACCTTCACCGCCGAAGCGTCGATCGTGTCCAACAGCTTGCACACGCGCTCTATGGTCTTCTTCGACTCGAACAACGTATTGGCCATGCACGCGTGGAGGAACGTGACCTTGCCCGCGTCCTGTGTGAGGAGGTCTCCGCGCTCCTTAGACAGCGCGGCGATGACGCGACGCTTGCGCTTGCGGTCCATCTTGGACCACGGGTATGCCGCGATCCACTCCTTCGTGCCCCACTTCGGTGCGGTCTTCTCGACCGGCTTCTTGTCTGTCTTTTCCATCTTGATTGCTCTCCTTAGGTTCCACCATTTCGCGGTTCTTGAAGGCGCCGGGCGGAGGTGCGAAAGAGGTGGAAACTCCCTCCGCCCGGGCCTGGGGCTTACTTGCCCTTCTTGGCGGTCTTGCCACCCTTGCAGGCGCACTTGGTCGTACCCTTGCAGCCTGCTTTCTTCTTCATAGCCATGTCGGTTTCTCCTTCTGTGGCTGGTTTGTTCCCGTCGACCGGCGCCGTCGTGGCGTCCGGCTCGAGAAGGTATTCGTCACGGATCTTGGCGATCATGTTGGCGAGGCACTTCACGTCAAGCGTCAGGTCGATTCCGCGACCGGGCAGTTCGCGCATCGCCTCCCTTATGTGCCCGAGGGCCATGCATGCACGATCGACAGACGCCTCGAGGCTCGTGATCGCCGAACCTATCGCGTCATCCTTGGGCCCCGCCGCGATCAGTTTGACGCGGATGGACCTCGCTGCGTACATGAAGAGCCTCGCGGACGAGCCCTCCTCCGATGCTGCGAGCTCCTCGGCCCTCTGGAGGAGGCCGATCGCGAAGTCGAAGTGCGTATTGTAGCCTTCCATCGTCTCGACGAGGTTGATGAGGGCACGCGCCATGTAGGTGCCGATCACGATGCTGGGCACGTGATTGGTCTGGGCTTCGCCGTCCGCGATGTACGCGACGGCGGCGCTCAGGTGCTTGACGGCGCACTGTGGACAGCCGGGGGTCACGAGTTCGTCCACGATCTCCATCATGAGGGGCTCTCCTTCGTCTTGGCGTACATGTCGTCTATAGTCTCGAACCGGATGAGGCCGAACGTACGGTAGTCGCCGAAGTCCACGACGATGCTCTTCGTCTTGGGTTCGAAGATGCTGCGGTTGTAGCCCGCCTTGCGGTACGGGCCCGACGCCGCAGCGTTCGCTATCCATTTATAGGCGCGTTCGACGTCGACGACTTCGTTGAACCCGCCGATCGGGTTCACCCAATCCTCCGTGAGCGCGACTTTGATGGATCCGCCGGCCATCAGACCTGCCCTCCCTCGGTGATGTATTCGTCGATGCAGTCGAGCGTATAGTCCACCAGGCTCAGGGCCTTCCTGTCGCTGCCCTCAAGCAGGGCTTCCCTGACTTCGGCGAGGTCCGAGCGCACCGTGAGGAGCGGGGAATCCTTCTTCGCTGCGGGTTTCGGCTTCGGGGGTGTGAAGCTGTTCGGGACGGACTTGCGCTCGCCGGATACGACTTCTATGTGTATGAGACGCATGGGTCACTCTCCTTTCTTCGTGGCGGGTTTCTCAACCTTCTTGGCTTTCTTTTTGGTATCCTTCTTGGTGTCCTTCTTGGTCCACTCGGCCTTGAGGTTCACGCTGACGAGCTCGCGCACCATCACGAGAAGGTTGATCCCGAGGGTGTCGATGGCCGCGTTCGCGTTCACTATGGCAAGCTTGGCCACAGGCTTGACGAGCCTGTCCAGCTCCCCGAGGCGCACCATGCGGTTCCAGAACTCGACCGCGCAGGCTCCGCGGGAACCCACGGCCTCCACGGTGTCGATGAGGTCCGTGACGGACTTGTCGAGCACCTTGCGCACCCTGGCCTGCAGGGCCTTGGGCGCCTCGAAGTAACTGAACTCGTCCGCGAACTCCGCAGTGCCCCAGGCTGCCTTGGGCACCTTGGGGGTCTTCGGCTCGGTGCAGTCCACGAGCTTGACCTTCACGTTCTGTCCGTTCGGCAGGGTGACCTCCTTCTCGGCGATCAGCTTGCCCTTGACGACCTTGCCGTCTGTAGTCTTCTTCATTCTTTCGCTCCCTTCTTCCTGTTTGTGAGGCCGGCCTTCCTTATGGCGTCGATCACCTCGTTTACGTCGTACACCTCATCGCCCACCTGGACGAACTCGACCAGGCTCGGCTCGATCGCTACGCGTCTCTCGACGCCTGTATAGCATTTGCTCATTTCTGTATCTCCTCTTTCTGCATGTGGCGTCCGCCGTAAAGCCTCTTCTTCGCGGCGTCGGCCAGGTTGAAGCATATGCGCATCGTGGAGTGCGTACGCCCGTCCGGGGTCTTCCGGCGGTAGGGCTTGCGCGTCCACGTGCCGAACCCGACGAAGCAGGTCTTCGGGCGTCCGCCCACCAGCAGGATCATCGAGTCCAGTATCTTGTCTATCGTGTCGGGGTCCACGGTGGGGCCGGCGAGCCTCAACAGCTCCGGCCTCGCGTCCCAGCGCGGGTCCCATCTCTTGTCCAGGGATTCCGGGCATTCGTTCTTCATAGGGGTCTCCTTGTCGCGGCGGGCAGGCCGCCGTTGAAAATGACCACGAGGGGCTTCTTGCCGCCCTCGCTCTTCTTGTCCTCGTCCTCCTCGGTCGCGCCGGCCACGGACGCGAGGTCGCCGCCCTCCTTGATGCCGAGGATGGTCTGCTCGACCTTGGCCGCCGCGGCCCAGGCGTCCGTGCCGCTCTTGACGGCACCGCCGTCCACCGCCTTGACCGCACGGTTGCGGATGGTCTTCGCCTGCTCGAGCTGCTCGAGGGCGATTACGTTGCGCTGTTCGACGCGTATCTTCGCGAGCGCAAGCTTGGCTTGCATGTCGCGGACGGCCAGCTCCTTCTTGACGAGGGAGTCCCAGCGCTCGTTGTACACCCACATCGCGACCGTGCGCTCGGGCGCCCCGGTGGCCTTGGAGATCTCGGCGACCGTCTTCGATTCGACGATGAAGAGGCGCTTCGCCTTCTGGCGCTTGTCCATGTCCTCGTAGTAGGGGTAGAGCTCCAGGTCCATCCCGAGCTCCTCCTCCTTCGACTTCGCAAGGTTCGCGTCGGCGGTCTCGACCGCCGTGTCCGGCATCGCCTGAGGCACGGAGTTCGCCATGACGAGCTGGCCTATCGGGTTGCCGCTCTCGTCGAGGAACACGTCGTCGACCGGGTTGAGCATTTCAGCCATGGAAGTGCCTCCTGATATATTCAGATCCTCTGAAAGAGACCTCATGCGGAATAGGTGGATCGAAAAGGTGCTCTGTTGCCCAACCGTTGTTATAGCGAGCAATAGCTGTGTGGTATTTTACGCCTTTCTCACGGCACCATTCAGACAGACATTTAGTTTCACCGTTCAAGGTCACCCGAACCGTTGTACGACGGTTGAACACTTGTCGTGCCCTCGGGATCCATGTGCAGTTCTCAGCGGTATAATCACCATCAACGTCAATACGTTCGATGGTCAGCTCATCACTATACCCACTCGCAAGGGCCCACGCACGGAAGGCCTCGTAGTTCTGCCAGTCGTCACAGACACGTATCCCACGATCTCCGTAATTCTTCGCTTGGACATTGCCTGGTTTGCACCTCTCGATCATGAGTGCCCAGATACGGAAGAGTCGTGTTCTCGAATCTCCGTGGGTCTTAGAGGATACAAGACGCTGCTCTTGGTTGTAGCAACCGCACGAACGTGTACGATGGAGTCGCAGGTCGGAAGACGCTACGATACGAGACGCACCGCACTCGCACAAACACTTACACGCCCGTCGCCCCCGGAGGGTCGTATGTCCGACCACCGTCAGCCGGCCAAAGACGCTTCCTATCGGAATGAGAGGGACCTTACGCGCCATGGACAGTTCCTCCCATCTTACGAAAGGCGAAACACGCCATCAATAAGGCTTCTGCCATACCATCGTGGTCCTTCGTGCACCGTTCTGTTCTACGAAGCGACACATCGGGGAACAACCGCTTCGCAACGGCAATCGACGTGTTCTTATCCTTCGTGCAACCGAACTCTTTCTTCCAGCGCTGGGGACGTACCAGTTCATACGACACGCCAATGGCGTCCAGCACCCCCTGCAGCCAGCCGAACGACTCGCCGAACGAGAAGCAGCTTGTCACTCCCTGCCCCGGCATCGCGCCGACATGCTCGACGACGGCACGTATCTTGTACCCTTCATGCTGGAACAGCAGCAGCGCCTGTATGTACCTGGCCTTGTCGAAAGGCACTACATACACCTCCCCGCCGCCTAGAAACGCAGCGGCGCCGTCCTTGCCCGGGTCGAACCCGCAGTATACTGTCTGTTCCTCTTTCATCATGGTGTCCATATTATAGCATATCTCCTCTCATGGTGTCAAGCGGGCTTTCTGAAATCATATGCGATCCGCCAGACACGGGTGACCGTATCGTAGTCCAGGTTGTACGCGCCCGAGCGCAGGAACGCATCGAGGCAGTTCATGAGGTCCTGCTTGTCGAAGTCCCTGATGTTGGACGGGTTCTTCTCCGTGAGCCACTGGTACATCTTGACGAGGCGCCCCTCGAACGCCCAGCCTCCCCTGTCGCTCTCCGAGCCCTTCGGGTCCGCAAGCGCCCTGTCCTCCTCGATGCGGTCGAGTATCGCGTCCGCTACGATAAGCGTGACGCCGTTCTCGGCGGACGCCCTCGCGAGGTCCGGATGCTGGTACGCCGCAACGCCGAAGCGCGCGTCCATCATCACGCCGGGCGTCTCCCAGCGCCTGAGGAACCACGCGAAGTGCGGGAGCTCCTCGGCGAGCCACTTGGCGTTCTCGGCCTCGGTGCCGAACTCGAACCTCGCACCCATCATCTTGAGCATCATGAACTTGTCGCGCGTCGACATCTCGAGGTCGGGAAGGACCGAGAGCGACTGCCTGTCCAGGTTGGAGAGGACGACGAGGCGTCCGGGCCACGGCAGGGCTTCGACCGACGAGCCGAACTTCTCCTCGTAGCGGAGGAGGCTGTTCGCCGCGAGCGTCTTCAGGCGCTCGGTGAACGCGAAGCGGTTGCGCTTGGCGAGCGAGCCGAGGCGGTCGTCTATGTAGTGGACGGGCTTCTTCGCGAGCGTGGAGGAGAAGCGCGAGTTCTCTACGTAGAACTTGGCCGCGTCGTCGGCGCCTCCCATGAGGCCTCCGACTATCTGCTGCACGAAGAACGACTTCCCGAGCCCGGTGTCGCCTGCGAGGAAGAGGACCTGCCCCTTGCCCTTCATCGTGGAGCACGCGCCGTTGTAGAAGTGCGCGAGCCACGAGATGAGGTAGTAGAGCTGCCCCTGCCCTTCGAGCGCATCATGTACGCAGAGCGGGTCCCCATCCTTCTCCACGGTCCACTTGCGGTAGGCGGACGGGCGCGAGAAGAACGCCGTGAGGAGCCTGTGGATGTGCGGGAAGTCGCGGACCGCGAACGGATTGTCCCAGCGCCTCAGGAACGGATCGTCGCGGTACTGGAACACGCCCTTCTCGGTGAGCTGGGCGACCTCGATAGGATCGGCCGGAGTGGGCGGCGCGGGGGCCTTGGGAACCACGGTCGAGATGTTCAGGACGTAGTCCCCGAGGGCCGGCGAGAACACGCGACCCGTGCGCTCGTAGAGGAGTGGCGCCACGTACTTCACGGCGTGGCGGTCGCCGATGTTCTTCAGCACCTCCTCGATCGGGGAGAGCCCGTCCTTCGGGCTGCGCGTGGAGACCTTGGCCTCCATCACCATGTCGCGCCTCAGCGACTTCTCCAGCCTCGGCTCGAAATGCGGGTGCTCGTCGTACCTCAGGAAGCGCCAGTACACGTCCTTCGCCGGGAAGTAGAACGTGTCCTCGTAGAACGGGGCCATGGAATGGGCCGTATACTCGTCGCAGAAGTCCTTGCCGAGGAGGAACTTCCACGAGACGAACCCGTTGTCGTGCGGAGTGTAGACGCGCACACCCGCCGACGTGAACTGCGCACCCGTCGTATTGTCGGCGTCCGGGTCCCAGAAACGGAGGCACCTCGTTCCCTCCGTGATAGTCGCGGGGAGCGGATGCGGCCACGAACGCTTGCGGAGCTCGTCGATGGCGACGTCGAACGGAATGTCCACGCGCTCGTCCACGAGGAACTGCGCCTCCCGCTCGAAGAGCTTCACGTCCCACATTATGACCTCGTCCGCCGGGATGCGCGCCGACTCGTCCACGGGTTTCCATTCGCGGCCGATGTCGATGACCTGCGTCGGCTTCTCGCATGTGGGGTCGTATCCCGCCGCCCACATCGCCGCCTTGATCTTCGCGGCCACGATGTGCATGAGCTTCATCGCATGCTTGTTGTTGACGACGGAGACCGGGCGGTCGAAGAGCCAGAAGAGGTGGAGCTTCCCCGAATGCGAGGTGGACCACCAGGCGGGCCTGTACTTCGTCGGACCCTTCTTCGTCCTCAGGGCCTCGTAGAGGTCCGGGGTCACCGTGCCGTCGTAGTCGGCCGCGAAGCCATAGAGGACCGCCGCCGGGTTGAGGACGGAGACCACCTGGTCCGCGACGCGCCCCTCGGCGAGGAGGAGCAGCCAGTGCTTCGTGTCGGGGTTGCGCCACCTGCGCTTGTAGTCCTCGGTGCTGAGCGCCTGGACCTCGTCGGAGAGGACCACGTCCCACGGCTTTTCGATCTCCGTGACGTCCGTGGTGGCGAGGTTGGGAAGATACAGGAACTTGGTTGACATTGCGCGACTCCTTACTTGTGGTACTTCTTGCATGCTCCGCCCTCGACTTCGAGCAGGAGGCCCTCGGCCCACTTGATGTGGTCGCCGCCCGTCATCAGCTTCGGGATCTCGACCTCGGCGAGCGGCACCTCCTCGTCGGGGACGTCTATGATGCATTCGTCGTACACGTTCCACACGTAGTTCCAGTTCGGATGCCTGTCGCACACCTCGACTATGGCGCTCATCAGCAGGTCGCGGGCGCTGGCCTGGATGATGTTCTCGAGCAGCGACCCACCCGTGAAGAACGTCGCGGGGCCGCCGCGCATCACGCTCGCACGCATGGCGATGCGGAACGACGGGTGTTCGCGTCCGTCCTCGCCGACCTCGATCGTAGGCTCCTTCGCGAGCTGCGGGTTCCAGTACCTCTTGATGCGTCCGCTCGGAAGGCGGAACGCCACGGTCTCCTTGCCCGCGATGGCCCTCGCCTTGAACGCGGCCTCCAGCTCCTTCCACTTCTCGCAGACGAGATGGTTCGCCTGGCGCCAGGAGTCGACGGTGCGCAACGAGTAGATGACCTGCCCGACGCGATGCTGGTTGACGGGGGCGTAGGGGTCTCCGCGGACGCCTGCGACGTTGCGCAGGATGAAGAGGAGGCGGCGGTCGATCGGAGGCCACTCCTCCACGGGGACCGACGGAAGGTCGAGGCCCTGCGACTTGCAGGAGTCGATGAACTTCACGGCGCCCATGCCGTAGCCCAGGCCGAGCACGCAGCACTTCGCGAGACGGTACAGCTCGGGGGCCGTGTGCTTGATGTCGTCGCCCGACTTGCACCAGCCCATCGCGACCGCGTTGGCCGTGTAGAGGTTGCCCTCGCGCTTCAGCGCTTCGGCCATATGGGTGTCGTTGACGAGCCAGAGGGACATCCTCGATTCGATCTGCGCGTAGTCCGCAACGTACAGCGAGCGTCCAGGGTCGGCTATGTACATGCCGCGGATGTCGACGCCGGCTCCGTTGAACACATGCTCGTCCCCGCTCAGGACGGGCTTGCGCGGCAGGTTCAGGAGGTTCATGTTGCCGGCGGACTCGGAGCGTCCCGAAAAGCGGCCGGTGTGGCTTCCGTAGAAGAGGAACGCGGGGTGCGAGCGCTCGTCGGGGTCCATCGTCTCCAGCATCGTCTTGAGGCGGGCGATGCACATGGAGATCGAGATGGCCTTCTGCCTCGCCTTGATGAACGGGATGTCGCCGTGCTGCTCCTGCCACCTGAGGAACCCGGGGTCGTCCTTCTTGAACGACTTGCAGGGTGTGAGGCCCATGTCGACGACGGCCTTCTTGAGGGCGGGGAGCGAACCGAGCGCCTTCTCGGGGTACCAGGGGATGTCGCACGCCACGACCGCCAGGTAGGACTCGAGTTCCTTGAGCGAGCTGCGGACGTACTCCGCGTCGAGCTTGATGCCCCTTATGGTGGAAAGACGGTTCAACTCGGAGATGCGGCGCTCCATGTACGGAAACTCGGAGGAGTACTTCAGCCACAGGTCGTGGCACTCGACCGCATCGGACCCGCCGTACTCGACCAGGTCGCGGTACTCCTTCTCGTTGAGCTCGTAGTCGTGCCGCCCGTCCATGCCGGCTCGAACCTCCTTCGAGATCTCCTTCCCGAACAGCTCCTTCATCGCGCCCTTCAGGTTGCGCGGAGCCATGAGGAAGCTCGACAGGTCGGCCGTGCACGCCCACTTCGACTCGCCCATGAATGCGGGGATCCTGCCGCGCTTGGCGAGCTCGACCGTGACCACCTGGTCGAACGAAGCGTTGTGGGCGAGGCATAGGCGGCCTTTTATCGCGTCCCAGTACTGGAACTGCTCAGGTCTCCCGATGTACAGTTCGCGTCCGTCGTCCAGCCGTCTGTATACCCCCGGCTTGACGTCCCCCGTAGCGACCAGGCCGGAGGGGTTCCTGAAGATGTCGTAGCCGCATATGGCCACCAGGTACGCGTCGAAGCGCGGGTCCGCGCAGTATTGCCACGTCGGCATTTTTGAGAGGGAGTATCCTTCCCTCGAGTGATAGTAGGTCTCGTAGTCTATCGCTACGGCCAGCTCGTCTTCTGTTCTGCTTGACATTAGATGTCTCCTTGTGTTTGTCAAAAACGTCGTACATTATACCATATCGTTACGTATGGTGTCAAGGGGGTCTACTGCATCGGGGTCTTTCTTGGGCGGCTCGAGCTGCACATAGAGTCCGTAGGCGTGCCGCGCCCTCTCGAGCGCGATGCGTGCCGCTCCCCTGTAGATCGCCGTCATCCTGCGCGTGAGCGGCCTGTCGAGGCCCTGCCTGTGCATGTAGGCCCGCATGCGCCTCTGTATGTAGAGGAAGAGCCTCGTTGCGGCGACGTGCGCCTTGCTGCCGTGGGCCTTCATCTGCGTCATGTACAGCATCCATTCGGCGAACTGCGCGAGCGACAGGAGCCCCATGCTCGGCCTCTGCATGATGTGCCTCTCGTCGAGGTACCACTCGTGCGGATGCCTGAGCCGCGCACGCGGCGCATACTCCTTGGGGTCCGGGAGCCTGACGCGCCACTCCTCCATGAACGGAAGGAACCTGCGGCGCACGCCGTCGCCCTTCTCGAACACGTATCTCTTCGTTCCGTTCTTTGACTCTATCTTCTTCATGGTGACGCGTATTGTACCATAACTCCTTGCATGGTGTCAAGGGGTCAGGAAGAAAAAAAAATAACCCGCACGATTCCTTCCGGAACCATGCGGGTTACAGGTCTCAGCCTTCGTTCATCACCACTCCGTCGACTCCGCGTCTTCCGCGGATGCGTAGCCCGCCTTCGCGGACATCAGGAACTGGGTGAAGTCGGACTTCTCCTCGGTCGTGAACTCCCAGGGCTTTCCGTCCCTGAGGGCTCGCTCGAACGCGGGTCCGACGTACTCGATGCCGTTTCGGTTGGTCATCGTGGTCGAGTAGATGTGCACGACCATTCCGTTCACGGAGAACTGGTAGGGTGTCTTGTCGTGACGGTGGGCGAACTTCGCCCTCGCCTCGATGTTCTGCAGCACCGACATGACGGACTTGTAGTACTGCTTCTCGAACTCGAAGCGCGCGGTCGTGTACAGACGGTCCCCGATCGGGACGAGACGGAAGTCGTCCGACTCGAACGTATCAGGCACCGGCACCAGCATGAGAACGTAGCAGAACCTGTCGAGGTTCGCCACGAGCTTCGGGCGGCCTGTGTCGGGCCACACCTCGCCGGTCTCCTTGGGCTGGAGGGAGAAGCCCTCCTCTGCGGCCTTCGCGAGGACCTCGGCCTCGGTGGACGGGGTTCCGTCCTCCTTCGGCGTTCCGACGATCCAACGCTTGGGCGCGCCCATTCCGGCCTGCCACTGGCGGCGTTCCTTGAAGCCCTGCACCACCTCGAGGAGGATGCCGCAGATACCGGCCTCCTTGCCCTCGTCGGCGATCAGGACGTTGTTCTCCTTGTTCTTGCCGATGTAGAGACCTCCGATCTGCGGCTTGCGCCCCTCGGTGGTCTTCCACGTGCTCATTCCCTGGCCTATGCGGATGAAGGGGAACTCGAGTTGGGCCCCCTGCACCTTGACCTCTGTCGATACGGCTCCTGTCGGAACCGTGGCTACTGCGGTTTCGCTCGCGTTCATCGCGTCAACGACGTCATCGAGCGGTTCCGCCGCTGGCTGTTTACCTTGGCTCATGTTTGTTACTTTCCGGTTACCTTAGTTTCCTATGGCTTCCCTTGGTGTCACGTCGACGAATTCGGCGTCGACATCCGATGCCGGATCCCGGACCTGCGTCCACCGGAGCACAGGGCTTCCGGCAGCAGAGAACGGTTCCAGACACCGCTTCACCTCTTCGGCCGCGGCCTTTTTCGCATAGCCGCATACCGTGACGAGGTTCTCCTCCAGGAGCTTCGCGTCGACCACCGACACGTCCGCCAGCTCCTCCGGAGTGAACCCGAAACGGGACATAATCGCCTGCCGGATATCCTTCATCCTCGTCTTGTCGAGAACGGAGCGTCCTTTGGCGAACGACACCTTCCAGCCGGGGACTTCGGTGGTGGGGTTGAGCCGCACCCACTCCTTGTCTCCGTCCTTCATGGCGTCAATCATGGCCTCGAGGTTCTTCAGTACAGCACGGCGCAGACCGCGCTGTGCGGGGGTCGCAGGCGCACGGAACGTCTCGGGCGTGAGAGGTTCCCCTGCATATATCCCCCGCTGCACGAGTCGGGCGACCGTCGGCTCGTAACGGGCCACGGCCACCGCATCCTCGGCTTGAAACTTGCATATGCCCGCCCAGTGGCAGTACTGGCACGCGTCGCACGGGTGGCCGGGTATCTCGTCGTCGTTGGCGGACCGATCGGCGAGCTCCTCTATGCGCTCGATGCGACGCCTGAACACGGCGAGGTCGGACGGGCCGAGCTCCATGCGGAGCTGGTCCTCCTCGCCAAGACGCGGCGCGATTATGATGCACACGAACGAATCGTGTGCAGGGCAGAGCCTGTTCACGTCGCATGCGTACGCCGCGAGCTGCAGGCGGAAGTTCTTGCTTGCACGGTTGGACTTGTAGTCCAGGATGAACACAAGCCCCTCCGGCGTCACGACCATGAGGTCGATGTAGCCGTGGCGGTTCTGCCCGCGGTCGACTTCGCACTCCGGGTAGACCCCGGGCTTGAGCGGAGCCACCCTCGGCTTGCCGCCGCGCATCCTGAGACGGAAGTTGGGGTACACCTGGAAGCTCGGCGGGAGCGCGTTGCGCCCCGCCGGGACCGCGGTGTACTCAGGCGCGAACGCCAGGTCCTTGACCGTCGCCGACGCCGAGAGGACCAGGCTCCGGAGATCCGGGCTCAGCTCCATCTTTGCGATCACCTCCGGCCACGTCTCCGGCGGGTGGTGGACCACCAGCTCCTCCATCGTTTCGTGGAACAGCGTTCCGTCTATCGACGCGTCGTTGTCCTTGCCGTCCGGCCGGAACCGGGGGCACTGCTCCGTTGCGGCCAGCGCCGACGGGCTTACGCGGGGTACCTTGTACATCTTGTGTCGTTCCTTTCTTCTGTGTAAACATTTTTTCGAGCACCTGGTCCCAGCCCTCCACCTCGACTATGCGCCAGTCCTTCTCGATGTGGTACTCCTGCCCGCTCTTCGTCGTCACCATGACGGCGCTACGGTACAGGCTCCTTGCTATCGAGTCGATGCGGTCCATCGGTATCGCCGTGATCGCGCCGTCCACGCTCTTGCACTCAAGCACTTCCATGGGGTTGCCTCCTTTCGGCCCAATGGGCTTCCGCTCCCTCGGCGGTCGGATGCGTCGGTCCGCGCGCCCCGCAGTCGTAGCAGACAACCGCATAGGGCGTGGATATCCCGGTCGGGTCCGGAAACAACCCAAGGGTCGTATAGGTGCTTCCGCAGAAAGGGCATTCAGGTCTTGCTGGCATCGTTTCTCTCCTTGTTTACGTACGGTTCCACGGTTCACCTTCTTTCGAAGTCGGCGTCGCAAAGCGCCGCCAGGTTGTCCATCTTCTGCTCGATCGCCCTGCCCACGCGCTCCTCGACGGAGTTGGCGCATATGACGATCTTCTGCACGGCGGTCGTTCCGCCGACGCGGCGGATCCTGCCCAGCGCCTGGACGAACTCCGATACGGAGTACCCGGGGCTGATGAGCGACACCCTCGGCCTCTCGTGGTGTTCGTCATGGAGACTGAGCGCCACGGAGCACGCTGGGGCCATGCCGATCATGACATGCACCCTGTTCGCCTGGAAGTCGTCGATGCCCTTCTGCCGCTCGGAGTCCCTCTGCCCGCCGTATATCGAGGCGAACGGAACCCCGGCCTGCTCGAGCTGCATCTGTATGCGAAGCCTGGCGTCGGTGTAGTTGACGCAGACGAAGACGGAGTTTCCGTCCTCCACGAGGTTCATCGCCATCTCGGCCAGCACGCCCGCCTTGCAGAACTCGGCCTGCTGGCGGAGGCGCGTGAGCTTCACGCGTTCGTCCTCGGAGAGCTTCTTCATCGTGTCCGGCATCTCGGAATACGCCTGCACGAGCGCGTCGTGGTCCTTCTTGTCGAGGTCCACCAGGACGACCTCCTTCACCTCGTCGGGGAAGTCGGGTATCTCGGCGGGCGTGACCGCAAGGAACCTGTCGCCCATCCTCTCGCGGATGTTGCGCATGATGCGCGTCGCACGCAGCTTGTCCTTCGTAAACTCGAGATGACCCCTGCCGCCGCGGTTCGATATGAAGCACCCGTTCGCCTTGAGGAAGTCGTACCAGCTCGCGTCCACGAACCTGTGGAAGCCGAAGAGGTAGCCGAGCGCCCGCATCTTCATCGGGGTCTCGAACGGGGTTGCGGACATCGCAAGCACCTTGTTGTCGGGGTGCAGTTTGTTGCACCACCGCGCCAAGGCCTTCGTGGTCTTCGATTTCTCTCCACTGGCACCGCGGTGGACTTCGTCGAAGATGAGGAACTTCGCGTCCGTCTGCCACCCGAGGTCGTTGTCGTAGAGCTTCTGCTTCTTCGACGTCACAAGCTTCTCGGGATTGACGATCGCCTTCACGTACGGCGTCGCGCCCATCCCCTCGAGGACCTTGGCCCATTGCGTGAGCGAGATCTTGGGGGCTACGACTATCGTGGGGAGCTTGAGGTCGGTTATCGTCTGCGCGGCGAGGTACGTCTTGCCCGCACCCGTGTTCGCCGCCATGAGGAAGCATCGCTCCCTCTTCAGCGTTTCGGTCTGGCGTTCGGCCAGCGGTTTTTGCCAATCCAAAAGTTTCATCAGGTTTCCTTTCCCGTCAAACGGGGCAACGGGTGGAGATTATACCATATCCGCTACCCCGGGTCAACGGCGTTGAGATAAAAACAAGCCCCACCCCTCTCTTCGAGGGGCAGGGCCTTTCTGTGCGTCACGACAGTTTTCCCACGATTGCGGAGCCGGTAAGGCCTTCGATCGCCTCGGAGGAGAACTTGTACGTATCCAACGACGGCGGCTGCGACGACCTCAAGTTCGCGTCCCACCACGGGCTCGCGACCGATGTCCATCCCGGTACCACGCCATAGCCGTCGCCCAGGATATGGGCTCTCAGTATGCGTCTGAGGTCCGGCGCCACCGGGTCCAACACGATGAACCTTTCGGCTTGCACTCGGAGGGTCTTCTCCATGGCTTCGTTGCCGAGGATCGGCGCGTTCGTGTAGTAGCGGAACGCCGCCCTGCACGCACACTCTACCGGCGAAAGCGCCTGGACCTTGAACGCCAGGACAAGCCTGCCGTACGAATCCTTGAGCATGCTGACCACCGTGGATCTGGCCGTCAGGCAGGACAACGCATCGTAGTCGCGGTCGTCTTTCATATCCTTGAACCGCGTCTCGTCGTTCGCGTTCTTCGCCCACAGGAAGTGATACTGCGGAACGGCGAGCGCCGCGAGTTCGCCGCGGATGAACCTCTGCGTCGGCTCCTCGCTGTTGCGCGACTGGAGCGTATAGGTCGGATGCTTGCACTGGTTCACCATGAAGCCCCACAGGAACAGGTCCTTGAGGTATTGGTCCACCGACCAACGGCCCGCCTGCAGCGGCACGCCGGACTCCGGGAACTTGATCTGCGTCTCCACGACAACCATCACGTCCTTCGGAGCGGCAGGCGTGGCGAGCTGCACCGCCGGGTCCGCGAGGATATCGAGCGCCGCCGTAACCGCGTCGGGCGTGGCGCCTTTCGTGAGATCCACGATCGGGCTTCCCTTGCCGAGGACGCACGAATACAGTGCCACAACCGGCTTCTGGACCCCGTGGAGCTCCTTGTTGGCTCCGCGCCAGTCGTCGGGTTTGATGGCGGCGAATTCCTTTATGCCCAGCGTTCTGCGCATGTCGTCCAGTATCGAACAGGCTATATGCGTTCCCGCATTGTAGCCGTAGCGGAAGTCGTACTTGACCGCCGTCTCGTCCGGAGGCTGCGCTTCGCCTGGAGCGCGCGTCGTTCCGGCCGCCCATTCGCGGATGGCCTTGACCACATGCGGGTCGCCGCCCCGCGATCTTGTGGCCGGCGGCCGCAACGGAGCCCCTGAGAGCATGTGCGTCATCAGGTACCACTCGAGCGCCAGCGTCCCCGTGAGGTCGAAGCGTCCGTCGTCGCGGACGTACGGGTCGGTCCCCGGCTTCGGATCGTCCGGCAGGACGACGAAGTTCGGGGCGCCCGGCGCGACGTATTCGGCGCCGCAGGACTTCGTGGACGCCGCAGGCTCCTCGTTGGAGAACACCAGGGCCGCACGGACCTCCAGCCTCCGTCCGTTGATGACGTCGTTGTCCAGCGCCGATACGGTAGACAGTTCGGCTTTGCGGCTCTGCCCGGAATGCACCATGCACTGGTCGGGCACAAGCACGACCCTGTGCCGGTACGTCGCCTCGAAGATCGAGCACACGTACTTCCACAGACGCTCCGGTCTGGTCAGAAGCTCTATCCGCTTGAGGCTGCCGTTCACGCAATCGCAGGTCACATAGGCGCTTTCGATGTGCATCCACATGTCGCGGCGCTTGGCCAGAGGCGTCCTCGGAGCGTCCGGTTCGACGTCCATCAGGTCCCCTAGCGTAAGTGCGACATAGCCGTCGAGCGGCGTGCTCCCGTGTCTGCTCGAGACGCCCCACACGTTCGCCACCGGCATCGAGGTGATGACCGGGAACGGAGGCGAGAGCGGTTCGTCCCGGCGGATGTACCGGCCGAACGAGAACGGGATCGCGGACGTCTGGCCGGAAGACGACCTCCATGTGGCGGAGAAGAGACCGACTTGACCCGGCATCGCGCGTTCCAGCACCCACAGAGGCGCCATGATCGTGCGTACCGAGGGGTCCTTGGTGAGCCATGACTCCGCCCACTGCACCGAATCGGGATCGGCGCTGTCCTTCGCCTCGTGCAGCCTGGTGGCGAGCGCGAGCGTCGACGGATACAGCGAGAGAGGATCCCACGCAGGGGTGTCTTCGCTGACGACGGTGTCGTCCTTGAGATGCGGGGCGGGGTCCGGCGCGAGATCGAGCTGCGCCGCGTAGAGTTCTATGCGGCGTGGTTCCGTGGAGAGCGTCTCCTGGAGCTCCGCCGCCAGTTTGCCGATGAGCCCGTGTCGATCGGGCCACTGCAGCAGGTGCGACTCTGGATCGCGCGGCGTCACTTCGTCCTTCACGTTGCCTGGCCCGAAACCGCACTCCTTGAGGAAGAGCTTGATTACGTCGGCGTCGAGGCCTACGCACCTGTAGTCCGACAGGTGCCAGCCTCTCGAGTAGCGGGTCACGAAGGCCGCCAGGGCGACCCTTCTTTCCCGCTCCGGATAGACCTCCACGGCCTTCTTGAATGCTGTCTTTATGTTCATCCCTCTAGCACTCCTTCCTGCGTTTCTGGATCGGACGATATGTCCTCCTGGTCTTGCTCTTCAGTTTCCCCGAACATGAGCGCCTGTATGCCGGTCAGCAGCGTGGTCACTGCGGCAAGGGCTTCTTCGGCCGTATTTGTGTCCGGCGTGATGAGGTCCGTCAACGCGGCCTTGGTCATCGTCGGCTTGCCTTTTCGTGAACGGGTCATCGCGAACGCGGTGAAGGCCTCTTCCGGGGTCTCCCCCATCAAGTCCACGCAGCAGTCGATGGATACAAGGGCCGCGTCTATGCGGTCCTCCAGGTTCTCGAATTCGGCCTTCATCTGCGTCTCCGCCATGTGGAAGTACCTGACCTTCGTCTTCAGGCCGGACAGTTCGACGTACTCCTCGAGCGCGGCGGACCATCCGTCTACCCATGCATGGTAGTGGTTGGTGCTCCCCATGACTTCGCCGTTAGGCAGGTACTCGCACGGGTTCGCCGCGTCTATAAGCTCCTCGTTGTCGGTCACGAAATCGACGGGCATCCGGCAGACGGCCGCGATCGCCTTCGTCGAACCGGGCTCGCACCCCCCGGGCAGGTCGTCTGTCATCGCTTCGCGGTATTTGGCCGCGTTGGCGAGGATGTGCAGCTTGAGCCCGGTACGTATGACCGGAAGGGCTCCGACCGCTTTGACAAGCGTCGTACCGTCGAATTCGATCGCACCCGTCGTTTTGTTTGTGTTTACGGGCGAGTTGAGCGCACACTTGTTCTTCCAGTACTCCATGTACCCCCGCTCGTCGGACCTGTAGGCGCTGCGGGTCGATTTATCGGATGCCGCAGGCCACGAACGTTCATACACCTTGTAGGTCGAATTGGACGCCCAGAAGGCGATCTCCCCGTTCTCCTTGCGGTCGGATTCGCAGACCCACGTGCCGTATCTCACGAATGTCCCGTCGGGCATCACGAACAGGAACTTGTTGCTCGAACCCATGAAGCACCGGATTATCCGGTCGATGTACGGGTGGAACTTGCCGTCCTTGAACGCGGCGTCCCCGAAGCCCTTGTAGAGCGGTCCGAAGATGTTCCGGAAGAAGTACTCCGAATCGGTCCTGTCCCATTTGTCTTCGCGCATCACCTCGTCGAGTGTGGATATGGTCATGTTGTGGCCCGTCCACACGCCTTCGATCATCCATCCGTGGACGTTCTCGAGGCTCTTCTCCCCTCTCGACGGTATGCGGGCGTGGAACGCGATCGCGTCGTCGTCCTTCACCTTGTTGTCGAAGAAGTCGAGAAGCTCCTTGTCGCTGAGGGTCCTTATGGAATCCCTCGAGTTGTCGGGCCTTACGGCCATCATGGCGAAGCCGGACGAGTTCATCCTCATGGCTTCGACGATCTCGGCGCGTTTTACGAATTTCTTCCGTTTGGCAGCTATAAGCACACACATGGTGTCAGCCTCCTTTCATCTGTTGTTCGGCGAGGATCTTCAAGGCCCCCGACGTCGTGTTCTCCGCCATGTAGCGGCATATCTCCTTCGGTCCGACTGGGTCGTTCGGGCGCTTGAGCATCTTCGCGGCGAACCTGACGAGCAGCGTAGCGAACTCTACCATCTGCAGTATCGAGACCGCATTGAGCGTTCCCTTGCCGCGACGGAACTCTATGGTCTGCGAGTTGCCCATGTTCACCTCCGAACCATGCCCGCTGAAGGTTCCGGACAATCCTATGGCCTCCGGGAGCGAGTTCCCGGCTATGTTGAGTTCGTTCATGTTCATGCGGCGCCTGGCCGACGCTGCAGTAGTCTCCAGCGTGCCCGCCGTGGCGAGACGGCTCAGCTTCGCTGTGTGGTCCGTATACCTGCCGTGTCCCACCGAGTACTGGCAGACGGCCGCCAAGACGTCTTGAACGACCGACGCCCCCGTCATCCCGGGCTTCCACACTGGCAGCGGATAGATGTCGCTCGGCGTGTGGCAGTAGCTTCCGGGCTTGCGCAGGAATATGCGGTCGGAGAACGTCCTGTCCACTACCATGAAGTAGAGGTAGGCGATGAGGTATTTGGCGAACGCGCGCCGATCATACAGCGTTGTGAAGAATCCCAGCTCGTCCTTCATCTCCTCGAACTGCGTGAGCCCCACGTGGACATGGAGACCGGTCTGCGCGAACGCCCAGGATTCGACCCACGGCGTCAAGATGTTCTGCAGTCCCGCCCACAGCCTCGGGTTCCTGTAGAACCTCGGCGGCAGCGGATCGGTGATGAGTTCATAGCCGCTCCTGTTCCCCGTACAGAGCGAGGAGTCCGACTCGAAGTGGAACCAATTGGACTGTAAAGCCGTCTCCATGGCGTTCTTGTCGATGTCGGTACGTTCTTCGGTCTCGAGTTCGACGCCTGCAGACGGCCATTCGCCCGGTCGGAGGAATACGTTGAGGTGCGGTCGATGATGGTACGGGAGCTTGCCGCGTCGCACCGCCACGCCGTTCTCGACGAGTGCGTTGATCGGACCGATGTTGGCGAGACGTTCGAAGCCTATCGTCCTCGATGTGAGTACGGTCGCCCCCGTCGGTATGGTCACAGGCCCGCAGTCGTACGTCGATGCGCGCATGTTCAATCCGGCGCCCGAGAGGAACCTCGGGTCTCCGCCTATGAACAGTTCATTGTCGTTCTTCATGTTTACGATCCTCCTAAAAATGATTTTCTGAACCTAGGCCCTGACGATCCGCGTGCGGCAGGGGTCACCGCCGAGCTTTCCTGTAGGGCGACGTCCGGTGCGTCGTCTACGGAGAAGAACTCCACGGTCCATCGGTCGCCCGTCAAGCTCTCGAGCGTGGGGGTCCATCGGCCGGAGTTGGCGAAATCGTTGAACATCTGCTGCATGTAGGTAAGCGATGTGCTTCCGTAGTCGTCGGTGGCGGCACGTGCGTCGGCTATGACCGGCATCCTTATGGGGAACCTGTCGCCGTGCGCGTCGTACGCCGTGAGGAACACGACCGGAGCGCCTATGATGCGCAGCACGCCCTCCGTGAACCGGAGCAGGCTCATGCCGAAGCGTCTGTCCACGGTGAACCGACCGACCTCCTTGCCGTCCGCCCCCGTGAGCACCGCCTCCCAGCACGTTATGTTCCCCATGTCTACTATAAGGTTTTTCCATTTGCTCATCTTTAAGCCTTTCTTACCTGTATGGTGATTTGACGTAAGACCTCTTGGCGGCCAGTTCCGCCGAGCGCCCTTCCCACCAGCCCGCCATCTTGTGGAATTTCTCGAGATCGGCTTTCATCGCCTCGGTGAAGTCCGCGATGGTCTTCTGGGTTTTGAGTATCTGCTTTACGGCCTGTCTTGCGTGGCGTTCAAGCACCTTTTCGGCCAGGAGCGCCCACGTGTCCGAGTCGGGACGGTGGATCTCCATGCCGTGTGAAATCAAATGCAGCACGGTCTTCTCGACCATCGTCAACGTATTCGCCTTCGTACTGTTGGGCCTGTATACGTTGTCGCTGCAGAGCAGCCGTCGTGTGATCGCGGTGCGTGTTTCGGAGACATCCAGTGGTTGTACCGGTACCACCGACATGACCGATTCCGGTCCGATCGCGAATGGAGGCTCCATGATAAGCTTGAGCGCACGCCACGCCGGAGCTTTGGGGTGGGTTCTCAACAGCCACTCTTTCGTCTCTATGGCGGAATACGCCTCTGACGGCGCTACCTCCATGAACCTTTTGTACACGGCGTCTACGAGTGGCTTTATGCAGCCCAAGATGGCTGCGCCTTTATCGTCCCCGGACATCGGCAGCATGTCACCATCCAGCAGATGCGCAAATACGGTGCGTATCTTCCTTCGCGGTGGAGCATATGCGTCGAGCGTGTTGGCCCCGCGGTTGACCGGTGTGGTCGATGCGACGTCGACGATATCGGCGGTGCTGACCATAAGGGCCGCACCGGTTTCGCCCGTCGCCGAAAATATCCTGGCCACCAGTCTGGCGTCGTTCGCTGAACGACAGGTATCTCCACTGGAGAGACCGTGCTTCGAAAGCGTCGACGACGTGGCGTGCAAGGCGCGAATCCCCGGAGGAAGCAAAAGCACGTCACCCGGCCTCAAGTCCTCTGGACTTTCAATTTTGGTAAATCCCTTCATTTCCCTCCTTTATGTTGGAAGATTCGGTAAGGAAGAAGGCCCGCCGGCAGGCGAGCCCTCCTCTCGGGGTACGACCCCGTGCGGTTTATTCGCCGACGATCATGCCCTTCGCGTCCACATCCTTGATGGGGCGGAAGAACACGCGCTTGTTGGTCGCGACGTCGACGATCATCCACTGACCGTCGCATTCGGGATGGGCGTCCGACATGCGCTTGGCGACGTTCACGATCTTGAGGAGCTGGCAGTCCTCGTCCTTTGTGAAGAGGTCGATGACTTCGGGGTTCTCCTTGTTCGCAGCGGTCCAGCCCTTGTAGACCGTGTAGGTCGAGAGGGACTTGATCTCGCCGACGAACTCCACGCGGAGCTTGATGCCGACCGTCTCGTCGAGTTTGGTGACCGTGCGGATCACGGTGCCGTCGCCGCTGACGACCTCGTGCTTGCCGTCCTCGAAGCCCGCGGCCTCGGTGATCAGCACACGACCGATCTTCTTGCGGTCGATGGTTCCTGTGGTCGTCTCGCTGCAGGTCTTGCCTATGAGCTCGACTTCCTCGTACACGGGCTTAGCCATGTATTTTGCCTTCATTGTTTGTTCCTTTCTTGCGGACGCTTGGCGTCCTGTTGTTTGTGTTGCGCAACACGTTGCCCACCCGGGAAACGTGGTTTTCCGGGTTCCACGCGGAACCTTCGGAAATCGAAAAAGCCGGACACGGACGGCGCGCTCACCGCTGCGCCACCCTGTCTCCGCCCCTGCCGTCTTCCGGCGGCAGGGACGCATGGGACCTGGCTTGGGTTTTGCCCAAGCGAGCAAGCTACCCCCTCCTCTAGACACGGGGTGGATTCGAACCACCGTCTCCGTCCGCGTCCGGCGCATCTGACCACCCTGGCGCGGCACAGGTCTGATGCGGTATCTTGCCGACTCTCACGCGCGTTCTTTGAGGCGGGGCCGTCGCCGGACCCGCCGACTTTCTCCCGGCTTAAGGTCTCGCTTTCGTGCGCTTCCTAGGTCGCGTAGAGCACGTAGCCTTCAGGCACCGTCACGTAGAGTCAATTGAAAAACGTCCTTCGGTAGAGGAATCTCTCGTCCTCCTTGGGGTCCGGGATCCGCATGATGCAGAACCGGCGCAGCGGGAGCTTGCGCTGCATGACGAGCGTCGCCTTCTTCGCGAAGAAGTCGAGCGTCGTCCTCGTGACGTGGTGGTTGCTGTAGAACTTCACCACCTCGTCGAGGATCCCACCCATCAGCTCCTCGTCAGTCTTGCGCCTCATCCGTCGCCTCCCTTTCCGTGAATCTGGCCGGATCGAAGTCCAGCGTCTTTCCCTTGAGTTCACGCCTGAAGCAGAAGAGGAGTTTCTCTTCGGCCTGCAAGGCTGTCTTCGCCCGCACCTTGAGGCCCAGGTCCTCGTAGTGCGAGCGGTTTGTGGACAGCACCGCGGCGTACAGGCCCTCGCCGGACACGACGGGGGCCTTGGGCACCGGGGTCATCTTGATGACGAGCATGTCGCCGTTCCTTCGCTTGCGCTGACGGCATATCCGGTGGAGATGGCCTCCGCGCATCTGCGTAAGCGTGCCTCGAGCGTCCCGGCCGCCATCTCCATAACCGCATCGTCGGACGGGCCGCCAACGGTCAGAGTAGGATCGCCTCGTCTGTAGACTTCCGGCGGGCGCGATTCTACCCTCTCTTCGTGTCGCGGACGGGGTGCGGACGACAGGTATCTGGGTTGCTCCAGCTCGTCGGTATCGTTGCCGAGCCGGTTGAAGCCTCCACCGTTCAAGCGCGTGAGCATCTGTTTGAGGCGCGGCCATTCGCTGGCCAGCACCACATACTCTCGATCGGGCTCCATGACTACCCGAAGGTACTCACGGTTTCCGGGACGGCGGGAACCAGGATCGGCGAACCACGAAGATCTGGAGGACGGTTCGGCATATGGCGCGATCGTAGCAATGCGAGCCACATCCAGGAGGATGGTGTAGTCTCGACCGTCACTGTCGCATGCGGTAAGGTACATCAATGTCATGACCGTCCCCCCCCCCCCTTTGCGTCCTTGGACTCGATGGCCCCGACAAGACAGGATCTCATGACCTGTATCGCGGCGTCGTGCGCCTGCGGCGTCGTACCTGCGCACAAGTCCGACAATACCCTGATGCGGGCCTTCGGGAACTCCGCGCGGAGCTTCAGTACGTTCGAGACGACACAAATGTCGGTGCAGAATCCGCAGACATCGATCGTGCACTCCGGCGAGTCCGCACATGCGCCAATACCCTGGAACAGCGTCTTGCTGCGGAGCATGAACGTCGACTTGGAGCGAAGCTCGTCCACGAACGGGGCGAGCCCGTCGACCAGCGCGGCCCCCGTGGAGCCTGCGATGCAGTGCGGCGGGACGACTTCGCCCTCGGCCGTCTCCTTCGTGTGGAACTCGGCGGCCTTGTGCGTGTCCAGCGTCGCGGTTACGCACTGGTATTCCGTACGGCGGTTCTTGACGAACTCGACGAGCCGGTCGGCTGTCTCCTTCGCGGTTGCGGAACCGAGGGCGCCCGAGGTGAAATCCATCTGGGCGTCGACTATCAATAGTACTTTCATGTGAGTAGCGTCCTTTCCGGCATTGCCAGTTTGAGGTCTGTTTCGGGTGCGGCTATCGCGTGCAGCACCGGCTGTTTGAATGCGTTCGCCTTGATACGCGGAATGGCCCTGTGGACCAACTTGTCGGTCCAGCCGCCCGTGCGGAGCGCCTGGTCGAACTCCTCGTACGTGAAGCCGTACGCGTCCTCGTCGGTCTTGCCCGAGAGGCCGTCGCCCGGCGTCTTCATGACGAGCTCCTTCTTGAGCCCCAGGAAGATGCCCATCCAACGGACTTCGGTCTTCGTGAACGGAGCTATGGGAGCGTAGTCGCCCGCCATGTCCCCCCACATCGTAGTGTATCCGAGTATGACCTCCGAGAGGTTGCCGGTCGTCACGACACATGCATTCTCGAGGGACTGCGCGATCGCGTAGAGCGTGCACATCCTGAGGCGCGGGGCGAGGTTGACCTTCGTCCTTTCGGATATCGGCTTCACGAACATGAAGTCGATCTCGTTCAGGAGCGTGTCGTACGGCTCGGCGATGTTGATGGTCGTCGAGTCGATGCCGATGCTGGCGATCGCCTCCTTGGCGTCGTCGATGTCCGTCTGGTTTCCGTTCGGCATCATCACGCCGGTGACGTTGTCCTTGCCGAACACCATCTCGGCGAGCTTGGCGCACACGTAGGAGTCGCAGCCTCCGGACATGCCGAGAACGGCCTTCTTCATGCCGTTCGCCTCTGCCCAGGCCTTCCACTGCCTGACCACGGCGTCGACGGCCGCGGCAGGATCGAATGAATATTTGTTTATCATTTGTTTACCTTTCTGAATTTATCCAGGAAAAACCAGCCCGCCGCCATCAGCGCAGGCGCGTCGAACGCGTCGGAACGGAGGAACTTCTCGTCCTCCCAGGACAGCGTTATCTTCTCGTGTTCGTCGAGCTTCTGTTCACCTTGCTTCGCTTTCGCGTCGTCAAGGTTCACGTAGAAGTAGTGCATACGGTTCGACATGAACGCCGGATTCACGGGGGCGCTTCCGATGTACTGGAGCGCATCGTGGCTCCGGCCGGGGAACGAAAGCCCGGTCTCCTCCCGGAGCTCTCGGTAGGCGGCGCGTGCGCGCGGTTCGCCTACATTCGCCATGCCCGTTACGAACTCGGTGCGTTCGTCGTTCGTGCCCCAGCGCTTCTGCGTTACGCAGAGGAACTTGCGGGCTTTCTGCACCATCACCGTCACCCAGTCGGGTGCGTTTACGCACACCGGACGGAACTTCGGGTCGTCGCTCGGGATGTTGTAGACGTCGAAGATCGGGGTGTGCAGCCGCAGCTCCGCCGGAGCATGTGTCTGGTTCCATATGGCGCGGTCCTTCACGTAGTCGTCCATCGTCAGCCTGTGGTGTAGGATGCCCTTGCGTATCAGCGAAGCGGAGATGTCCTTGAAGTTGGGTCCGAGCTCAAGCGTCTCCACTCCTATCGGGAGCGGCTCGTTTCCGCGCTTCACGACGATGGGCTCCGCGATCTTGAGGAGATCTTTGGAGCCTTTCCATTTGGGCAGCAGCTTGTACTCGTCCGAACCAATCACGAACTTGATGTGGGAGACGTTGGGTCCCCACGCCAGTATCCGGCTCTGCAGGGTGTCTATGAACCCCCGTGAATCCGCCAGTTTGGGGCACAGTCTCGCGAAGTTGTACTCCTCAAGGCACAGGTCGATCTTCCCCGGAGGATAGCACCAGTGGTTCGCCTCGATCCTCTTGCTGATGATGATGGCCCTGTTGTCCAGGGTGAAGAGCGGGAGCTTGTCCGTACGGTGCCAGCCGACACAGGACGGGATGATCTCGATCTGCACGTTGTCGTCGGCGTACTTCTGGTGGAGTCGGCGCACGATCTCCTCGTGCGCCGGCGTCCAGGGATCGAACGTTCCTCCGAACACTATCTTCGTCATGCCTTCCTCCCTTCATGCGCAAGCCGCCAGTCGATGGCGCGCTTCAGGTAGTTCACGTAGTCCTCGTCTTCGCACATTCCCTTGCCGGGCGTGTCCGAGAGCTTCGCGACGGGCGAGCCGTTGCATTCGACGACCTTCATCACGATGTTCAGCTTGACGGGCGACGGGTTCGCGAGGAACGTCCCGATCCCGAAGGCCACCTTCGCGCGGCTCTCGAAGAACGAGCGCAGCTTGCGGGCCCTCGTGAAGTCCAGCGAGTCGCTGAAGAGGAGCGTCTTCGTCTTGGGGTCGATTCCGAGCGACTCGTAGTGCTTCAGGATCTTGGTGCCCCATTCGTACGGATCGCCCGAGTCGTGCCTCACACCGCTGAAGAGCGTCGCGTGGCGTTCGTCGAAGTCCCTGAGGAACAGCTCCGTGCCGAGCGTGTCGGTAAGCGCTATTCCGTTCTTGATGCCGTACTCCGCCTCCCACGCCTCCATCATGAAGCGGTTGGAGTACGCGGGGTTGAGATGGTGCTGGCCTTGGCCGGCGCACATCACGAACTCGTGCGCCATCGTCCCGACAGGTATCACTCCGTACTTCTTCGCGAGCGCCACGTTGCTGGTGCCCACGAATCCGTTCGAGCGCTTGCCGAGCGAAAGCGTCGCTACCATATGATCCTGAAGTTCCTTCGAGAACCTGCGGCGCATGCCGAATTCGGAAAAGACTCCGACGCGGTCGTGCCAGGCGCTCTCCGCTATGCGGGTGCCTTCGAGCATGGCCTTTGTCTTGAGCTCCATGTAGCCGTCTGGATCACGCATCCTGAGGTACACCTCACTCACGATTGCGAGAAGAGGGACCTCGTACATGCTCGTATTGAGCCACGATCCCTTCGCCGAGATCCTGAGTCCGCATTCGTCGACGCCGTCCTCGTTGATGAATATCTCGGAGCGGCGCGGATGCCAGAGTCTCAGGAAGTCCACGTATGCAGACTTCATCCACGGTATCGACCGCAGATACCCCAGCTCCTCCTCGGTGAACGACAGAGAGCAGTAGGCGTCCACCTGCCTGCGTATCTCGGCGACCATGTCGCCTGTGACGGGGCCGAGCTCCTTCCAGTTCCGAAATCGGAACCGCCATGTGACGGTGTCCTCCGGGAACCTGTTGTGTATGCACTGGCCCATCGAGAACTTGTACATGTCGTTCTCGAGGAGCGATGTTATTATCTGGTCCATGTCTCCTCCTTTAGTTCCATATGTCGTCGATTGTCAGTTCAACGACGGATTTCACAGATTCGCGCGTAAAGATCGTCTCGAAGTCCGAGATGTCCCGGCAGTTCGTCGCCGTGAATTCGTACACTCCATAGCCCAAGGCCGTCAACTCCTCGACGTCCTTGCGGGAGAACCAGTGCTTCAGCGTATCCTTCGTCGGAGCAGCTGCGAACCATGACTTGCCGTCGGCCTTGTATACGGCTGGCAAATCGTCCATGTTCAGGCTGCGTGCAAGGCCTTCGCTCAGTTTGTCGAACACCGGATTGAACCGGCCGTCGAAATCCCGCCACAGCCCGTGCTTTCCGGTGGGGTCCTCCACTCGATACAGTTTTCTGTCCATGTCTCCTCCTTGTTGGTGAAATCAAAACCCGCAGGCCACCGGGATTCGAACCCGGAACAACGGAACCTCGCGCCCCGGGGACGCTCAGCATGCAGGGCGCCTAGGACCTGCATGCAAATCCATTACTTGCCACGGCCGTTTTCGGCCCTTAGACCATGACCTGCGGAGACGCAGGCGTCCTCGGGACCCTGCGCCTATGGTTAAATCGAATATGCCGTACAGTAAAGCACCGCTGGGTAAGCGGATTACCGTTCAAGGTACCGGCATGTACCTGAGGCAAGGCGCGACTTGCCACAACGCGACGGGGACTATGTTCCTAACCATTACCCCGCTGGACCCTGGTAGCACCTTTACAGATGCAAGGAACCCAGTCTTGGTCCAATTGTTCACGCACTCGAGCCGTGCGCTGGCCTTCCTGAGGAAGTGTTTTGCCTCGAGGACGCCCTATGACGGAGTCAAACCGCCGGAGGCCTCCCTCGATGGAAGCTGCTTTACCATGCGGCACAGTGCTTCATCACGCATCCTGTCCGCTTCTTTCTTTATCCTTCTGTGCTCGCTCTCCAGCTTTCGCTGGCAGTCATGGCACAGGCACCAGCAGTCGTCCGGTGAGTACGTGCTGCCTTTGCGCTTCGCACCGGGTTTCACGTGTCTTGTGTAGCCGGTGTCTCCGATCGCCTCCAGCAGCCGTCCTTCCTTGGACTCGCCGTAGAACGGCATCTCCTTGCCGCAGGCGTCGCATATGACGACCTGCTCCTCGACGGTCCGTGTCTTTACGGTCATTTCGCTGTTTCCTTCTTGTTTGTGGTTGAAAATGGTTTGCGTACGACTTCCGATCATACGCGACGGCACATCAGCCGGAGACAGGCTTGCGCCTGGCCGGAAGTCCGGGAGTACGTGTCTTTCACACGGATGCGCCGTGCTCGCTGGACGGGCCGCCGTCCATACGCCAGAACATCCGTACGCCCGCCATCCAGACGAGACGGAGAATCGAACTCCGTACGGGCGCCTTTGCAGGCGTCTGGTCGCCTGTGCCGGGAACTTGTATTGCACCATCGGTGCTTTCCACCCTGCACACAGGCTACGAAATCTTCGGTTCCGGGATTATCCGGTTCAGTGTCGGGCTGACTGCCGAATAGGCCCCCCGACAGGTTATGTACGCGCGGCAAAGCTCGTCCATCGCCGTACTGTCCGCGCGCAGCCAGTTCTCCTGGCAGTATACGCATGGACCGATGTCCTGTGTTCCTGGAGCTTTGCAACACCGTCGATAGACGGTAGAGCGTTTCCCCCACTTCAGTTGTATGGCGTCCAGGGCGCCTGTCGCCCATTTGCATGGTTTTATTCTAGTGTCCATCGGCGAGCCCTCCTTGAAAATGGTAGCGGAGGCGGGACTCGAACCCGCAACTTCGGGCTTATGAGGCCCGCGGAGCTGCCAATTGCTCCTCCACTCCGCAATATGAAGATTTTCATTATAATGAAGATTCGGCGGAGAACATGGTCATGAAAGGAATATAATGCCGCTGAATCTTCATTATAATGAAAATGCGTGAAATGTCAAAGGTGCTCTCTTTGAGGGCTTTTACCCCAGCTATCATGACCGGCCGAGTAGCGTAGCCGGAGCTGTCTTCCGTCGCGCGACGTGAAAATATGAAACGGGCCCGTATCGTCGGCCCGATGGTGCGAATCCTAGACCGCTGGGCGAGAATGCTCAACCCGAAGCCCAAATCGCGCGAAAGCTTCGGCCGGCTGGAGGCTCGCTCCGGCCACGTCGCACACGGAGGACTTAGGTCTTCGTCCTCTCTGGTCATTCTCCAGCCGGTGAGAGTCAGAGAAAGGGACCGATCCACGCGCGCCGGGTCCCGACGGCGGTCGCAAACGTCCAGAGCGGAGTCTTCGGGAAGTAAAGAAGGAAACCGAAGACGTCCGTGTAGCGCGTCCGCGCGGATCTGCAATGGTAATGGCGCCTGTGTGCCGGATTCGAACTGGCATCTCCCGTCCTTTCGGCTCCGGGCATCCTCCCGTTGGAAAGCGGAACCGGCCTTCGTCCCGCCGGGGGTTTGGCCATCCCCCTGAACACAGGCGCCAAAAGTCGCACGGAAATCCTACCGTGACTGACTCTGCATCGTTGTCCCCTCCAAGGAACTGGATCTCCCATGCAGTGGGTGCGCGCACATCGTTACTGCTGCGGCTGCTGCGGCAGGACGGTCGTGTCGTCGTGCTCGAGGAGCTCGAGCGCGGCGGCAGCGTTCTTGACGTCGAAGAACGTCTTCATCGCAGCGGAGAGGCCCTCCTGCGGTATTTCTCCGCCGGAGGCTCCACCGGTCGTCATGACGACGGGAAGGCGCATCTGGCCGATGCCGTGCGCATACGCGGCCGCCACTCCGATGCGCGTCTCCTTCTCGATCTGGAGACGGACGCGCTCGGCTTCGGTGATCTCGCCGGCCAAGGCGATGGACTGCTTCTTGGCTTCGGCCTGCGCTACCTTCTGCGCGGCCTCCAGCTTTACGCGTTCCAGATTCTCCGCCTCGGTCCTCTTCGCGACCTCCGCGACCGCCAATTCCTTCTCGGCCTCGATCCTCGCGAAGAGCTTCTGCTTCTCCGCCTCGATCTCGGCGACCTCCTTCTCCTTGGCGGCCTTGATCAGCATCTCCTGCTTCTCGAGCTCCTGCACGGCGACCTGCTTCTGGGCGGCGATCTCCGCGAGCTTCTTGTCTCGCTCGGCGGACTGGACGTCCTTGGCCATCTGGGCCTCGGCCTGTCCCTTCTGCTCCGCGATCTGCATCGCGTAGTTCGCCTCGACCTTGGTCTTCTCGGACTCGAGCCTCAGCTTCTCGGCCTCCGCGAGGCGCTTGGCGAGGTCCGCCTCCTTCTGCTTGGCGAACTGCTTCTTCGTGTCGTCGTCATACTCGGGAAGTCCCGCGCACGAGAACGACACGACGTCGATGCCTTCCGCGAGAAGCGACTTCTCGTGGAGGATGCCGTCGCGTATGCGCTGCGCGAACTCGGCGAACTTCTCGACCGACTCGGAGGGCGTGTACTGCGACGCGATGCACTGCGTTATGGTCTGCAGGGTCGATACGACCTTCAGCCATATCTTCTCGTCGTCGCCCTCGACCTGCTGGTGCAGCTTGAGGAACGTCTCGTCGTCTGCGGAGTCGATCCTGTAGCCGATCTGGCAGTTGAGCTTCGCCGTCGACTTGTTCGAGAACTGCATGTCGATCGCGTCCTTCTCCGCTATGCAGCAGATCTCGACGCTCGCCTTGGGATAGGTCCAGATCTCCGGGTTGAACATCACGTACCATCCGCCGTCGCGTCTGATGTCGACGTCTCCGTCGATCGACTGCACGACCTGTATGTTCTGCACGTCGTTGCGGTGCAGGTTCAGGAGGCACAGCACGAGGATCGCGAAGCCTATGAGGCCCAGCATCCAGAGCATGCCCTTGAAGCTCTTCATGAAGTCTGTTTCGTCGTCGTTTCTGCTCACTTGTTCGTTCCTTTCTTTGTTGTTTGATGTGAAGAGTTGACGGCATTGAGGCCGGCAACCACTACTTTTCCCGCATACCACAGGAAGCCGACCGCGAGGACGCCTCCTATGACGTAGGTAAGAACCTTTACTATCATCTTATGTTTTCTCCTTTGTTTGGTTGGTGAAGGGTAGTTTGTTGGGTACGCTGTCCGGGCGCGGCCTCATGGATACGGGTTCCACATTGAGACGGGTTTGGATCGGACTGTACCGTGCGCATTCGGAGCGCTCCTCTGGAGTGCACGGTTCACTCATGAACTGTTCGTCCACGCACGGATACAGGCACTCTTCGATCGGTCTGAGTCGTTGCGGCATTCGTTGCGCCTCCTTTCTATGTCGCTGCAGGAGGCAACCGGTTGGGAACCGAGGCCGTCTTGAAGTATTTGCAGCGCAGTTCGCAGCCGCTTTCCTCCGTCCCGAGTTCGCAGTCTTGTATCGCATTGGCGCGCATTCTGAACGCATGCGGTGCCTCCGGGCACCTGCATATCCAGCGTATGTGGTAGGAATGATGCCACGCCGTGTCGTCTCCCCGGTGGACTGGGAGGGAGAACGGATCCACCACCGGGACCGCGACCTCGTGTTCGCATCGTGTCGGCATGATCGCACCTCCTTGGTCCTACAGGCGGTTCAACATCGACGCCGGTTGGTAATGTCCGCAGTCGAAGTCCTTCGACCTCGAAGATTCCCTAACGCATCCGGCCCAAGGGCTTCTGTAGGCATTGCATTTCCGCAGGCACCGCGTTCGCCCGTTCCAGTTCCTGAAGACCTTTTCGTTCGGACTGAGGAATCGGCACGATCTGTAGTCACATGGCATGTCCGTCCTCCTCTAATGAGTTCATACAGCTGGGGACCGTGTAGAATGGACAACGCCTTCCAGGTATCGGACAGACCATGCATTCGGCCCCTCGAAGTGTGACGACAGTCAAATCTGCCGACAAAAAGAAGCCAGGCTCGTATCGGTCCGGGTGTCTACATGTCGTAAGCTCCAGACATCCTTGGCTATGTTTGAATGAAGGATGACTCCAAAAAGAATAGTCACCCAACAGCTCATGGACAATGTCGGTGTTGAGAGGTGTCAAGGTCGCATATCTACACGGGCGGTGGTTCATGTCTGTCCTCCGCTTCGTTCGGCATCCGATTGACTACCGATTCAGGTTTGTAATGGGAGCATCGGATCTTCAGTTCCAGATCGGTGCACTCCATTCCGTGATGCGTCGATACCAAGCACCCGCAAACACAACGGAGTTCGGCGATATTCATTGCCGTTCCATCGGAAAAGGGATTGCTGAACCGGTCGTATACCGGAGCCATAACCTCGTGTATGCATCTGGCCATCGTCGTCCTCCTCCACCTGAAGATTTGCACGGACTACCGCCGTGTCTAACCGGACGCTTTCTTCCTAACCCCAGGCCAAAACCAAGGAGCACATCCTGGAATCGCGAGACGCGTCCTGTCCCGCTTCCACTGTTGAAATAGCTGCAGGCTGATTCGGCGCCTGCCCCTATCGGACTCCCCATGTCCGCCGGGGTTGGTGTAGCAGTGTCTGGTCTCTGCTGTCATGATTCTAAGGCCGCCAAGATCCGGCGGAATTTCACCGCCTTGAGACAGCCACCCGGTCTTCTTCGAGCGGGCCGTTGTACTTTACCGACGCAGACAGGCGCCGTACTGCAGAAAATGGCACGGTCTCCGTTCATCACGGCGCTCCGTTCACTTCGCATCAGCTTGGTTTTTTGCCATGCGATGGCTTTTGTCTCCGTCCGGTCTTTGCTCCGGACGGAAGATCGTCTTTCTACAGCAGACCTTTGTGGTTGTCCAACAGCCATCGCAGCAGGACGGTAGGGCATCCCTTGCCCGAATGTTCCTTGGACGGTTCGCCGTCGAACACCCAGGTCGTGTCCCCGTCCGGCAGGTGCGGTTTGCGCCTGAACTCCAGATGGGCGTCCTCGTCCTCTCCGTCCATCGACTTGAGGAAAAGGTTGCACTCCACCTCTGCCTTCGTCGGCATATGTGCAAGGTGTTCCGCTATGTCTCCCCTCCACACGCCGCCCAGGTCTCCGTGGAAGTCCGCCGTCGTCAGCTCGTTGTCGACCATATTGCAGATGTTGACGAACGGAGAATCCTCCTCGTCCACAATCTGCTCCAGGTAGGCGACAAGGCCGGTGAAGTCGTATCCGCCTGTCATGTCCTCTTCGCCTTCTCTGGACAGTTTGAACTTGAGCTCGTATGGAGCATCGTCGTCGACATCCGGCTGCAGGTGCAGAGTGGTGCCTCCGTGCTCGACGGAGATGCCGATGTTCCTGTTTCCAGCGTCGTATTCGATCACCCAGTCGAAGAGACGGTTGATTGCGTTGGCGGATCCGTCTGTCAGCAGGTCGTCCAGGAACGACTCGAAGTCGCTCCAGTATCTGGTGGCTTCATCTTCGTCGAGAGGCTCATCCTCTTCGTCGAGAGGCTCGTCCTCTTCGTCGAGAGGCTCATCCTCTTCGTCGAGAGGCTCATCCTCTTCGTCGAGAGGCTCATCCTCTTCGTCGAGAGGCTCGTCCTCTTCGTCCTCGAAAGACTCATCCTCCAGCTCTTCCCCGTGCAATGCGCGCAGGTACTCTTCATCGTTCTTGAAGGCGTTGCGTCCCTTGCGGAACGCGACGTCCTTCATCGATTCAACCGAATGGTGGCTCATGTCGACCTCCTATTTGGCGTTGCCTGATGCGAGGTCGTACATGTCGAGGAGCCGCCCGAGCGAGCACCTGTCGAGCTTGAGCGTCCCGAGCGCCGCCATGGCGCTCGTGAGGACGTCGAAGATCACTTCGCGGTCCAGGATCTCCTGGCGCATCGCGGCCTTCTCGGCCTCCCTGGCCTCCTGGGCCTTCACGGTCTCCCGGGCGATCTGCCTCACGTCGTTGAGGGAGTCCTTCCAGATCCTCACGAACCTGTCGAACGCCTTGAACGTGCCTCCGCCAAGCCCCTTCTCCGTGGAGTTCGGATTCCCTCTGTTGTAGAGTCCCATCAGCTGGCCGCGGGTCAGCTTCGCGAACTCCGCGATGTCGCCGCCCGAGGCGTCGAGGAGCGCTTCGACCCTGTTGACCAGGACCGTCGCGTAGCCCTCGTCGCGCATGCGTCCGAGGATCTCGTTCCTTGTCATGCCTTCGCTCATTTCACGGCCTCCTTCCTGTTGCTGAGAAGCGACTCCTGAAGCGCCGCCGCGAACCCGCAGGTGGCGTCCTCGACCTTGTGCTTCGCGTAGAACGCGATGTAGAGCACGAGGCCCGTGAGGAGCGTGTTCCATACCACGAGCGCCCACACCGTCCATGTGAGCATGTCCACCTGTCCCGCCAGAGGCGAGTACAGCATGAGTGCGGTGTTCGGGCAGTTCATAGCGCACCTCCCGTCATTGCGTTCGCGAGATACGCGAGGCCTACGGCGCCCGCGATGTATGCGACGCCGAGCGCTGCGTCCTTGATTTCCTTCATTTTGTCGTCTCCTTGTCTGTTGGTGGAAAGGGTGACACCGGAGGGAGTCGAACCCTCCTTCGATTGCGCGTCGCGTTCTTCGGGGCGTACCGTCTTACGAACATGCCGTGAGCCCTGGGCGTCTGCGTAGACCGGAAGTTCGGAGGACCATGAAAGGACCGTAAAGGCCCTGCTGGGAGGCTCCTACTGACCGCGCTAGTTCCACTGTCAATCCGCTGAGAACTTGTCGACAGGCCTTGTAGCCCCGGAACAACGCGACAATCAATACCGGATGGTGTCTTCAAAAAACGGAAAAGCAGGCTCTTTGGTGAGGTGTGAGCCTGCGGAAGCGGATCCCTTCTCCTTTGTTCTCGAAGGGGTCCAGATGTCACCTGTGAGGGAGTCGTCCCCCACGTCGTGCCTCCTTTACGCGGAGCGCAGTGTCGTACCCGGTTTCATATGGGGACCCCGAGTTCAGGTCCGGGGATCCGCCTTCTCGCTTCAAGGCGCGGATCCGCTCTTTTTCCTTCAACCGCGGCCGCCATTCCGCCTCTTCCTCTCCAGCGCCTGCCCTGCCGGTCGTGTCTTTTGAGTATTCATCCCGACCCACGGCTGCATCGTATATGCGAAGCCCTCCCTTTCGCGGTGGGGTTGCTCCTTCTGCAGCACCCGCCATTCGAGGGATCCATGTGTTCCCGGCGTTCCAGCCATGAAGGACCGTCCGGAGACGTGCCGTTCGCGTTTCGTCAACGCGCACCCGGCGCTCCTTCCGGTCCCTTGGGCCCCTCGGGGTTCGCTCCCTTGTCTGGCATACTCGAGGCGGCGTCACATGCCGCGGCGTCCGTTCGTTAACACAGGTCCGGAACGGAGACGGACCTTTTCAAAAAATCGATAACAGCATCGGCTCACAGAACGGGAGAGCCGTTGGAGCCGGTCTCCGCCTTCCTGTCCTCCACTCCGTACACGTACGTTTCGCTTTGGCTCAACAGGTCCTTGTAGGCTTTGAGCGATTTGCGTATGTCTTCGTCGTAGCGGCTCCAGGTCGTCGCAAGCTGCGTGTCGTCGTAGTAGTCCTTGATGTCGTCGCACATCGAGGATATCTTCTCCAGGATCTCCTCGTGGTAGAAGTCGGCGAATCCGCACAGCACGATTCCGTCGCCCGCATCATCGCATCCGGACGGCCAAAACCATCCGATGGTCAGGTCCACGAGCACCGAAGCGACGTACTGGACCAGCGGATCGAACAGGTGGCGGGCGTCCCAATAGCATAACGAGCGGTAGCTGCGCTTGTCGGCCTTCGCGGCCTGCTCGGATCTGTCGTCCTCCTTCGCGAGGCTTACCTGCGCGTAGAACAACCTGTCGAATATGTCTTTGATGTGGTTTCGCACGGCCTCTTTGGCCACTTTCGTGCATTCGGTTCCGGGGAACATGTCGTCTGCCCTCCTTTGCTTTGGTTGGATTGGAATGGGTTATGTCGATGAAATCAAAGCGGCGGGACTTTCACCCGCCCTCCATCGTTCGAAGGGAACCGCATCTCCGCTGCGCGGGGCGCATGGCGTCCAGCAGGCAGCAGCGCATCTTAGGTATCCAACGATCTTCCGATGGTGTGTGGGCGTCGTTCCAGGCGCCCGTCCGGTCTCGTTTCCCCGCCGGACTTGTACCGACCCCCGTCCCGGCGTTCCTTCACAGGATCGCGACGGACGCATTACCGTCCACCCTACGGGACAGGGATTCCGGGCTACCGGAGGGAGAGCGTGCGACGCGGGGGTGCCTTCGGGCTCCTGGCGTCTTGTGCGTACCTTCCGTCCGGCCCCGTCGGTCTCGGGGTCGTATCTTGGAGTTTGAGCCATTGGGGTTGTCCCGCAGAGCCTCATCGGAATGCGGCTTTCCCGGCTGCCGGATTGAAAGGCTCCGGCCGGCCTGACGCCTTGTACCCTCCGCCGTCCGCGTCGAAACGGACTTTCCATCCCGTCCATGGGCATTGCTGCGGAGGAGGCGTGAAATCACTCGAACGACGGCACGCCCGCGAGATACGGTGCGCACAGCGAATGGAGCGTCGCGTGGAACGCGGCCCACTGCCACGGCTCGAAGAGGAGCAGCGACGCGCTCTTCCAGTCGTCAGGCGGGCGCGTCGACTCGAAGGGCATCCTGTGCGTATGGTTGCGCACCAGGAGCACCCGCACGCCGGGGGTTCCCGAAAGGGCGTGCTCGGCCCACTCGAGCTGCGCGCCGAGACGCACGCTCGGCTCCATCCACTCGGCCTCCGACGGGGAACCGAGGAAACCGAGGTCGGCGTGCGGTGTCCAATCCGCGCGGAACTCGTCCACCGTGAGGTTGTAGTTCGCGTTGTAGTGCGATCTTTCGCGCACGTCGAAGACGAGCACCTTGCTGTCCACAAGGATGTCGAGCACGCTGCTCCACACCATCGTGTGGTAGCCGCGCGGGCCGAGGATGGCCTCTTCGATCATATCGTCGTCGAAACCGAAGTATGTGGTGTGCCGGTTGTGGATCCCGGTGAAGCGCAGGGACATGAACCATTCCCTGTGCAGATCCGACGAACGCGGGCCCGGGGGCTTCCCGGGGTTCCTCATCCACCACTTGAGGCCGCAGCTGTACATTCCGTACATCTGGCCCGTGCTGATGGAGTACGGGTTTCTCGTCGCCATGCTACACCTCCTTCAGGTCCGAGAGGTCGTAGGACTTCGCGGCGTATTTCGTCATGCCGCATTCGGACGAGAGGCGGTAGCGGAGGTTGGCCTCCGCCTTCGCCCTCGTCTTCGCGACGGTCTCCATAGGACCCGACGGGCCCATCGCCCGCCAAGTCCTCAAGGTCTTCTCTTCCATAAATGCCCTCCTGTTCTTCCAAAAAGTTGGCACCTCCGCCGTCGAGGTGGCTGACTGCACCGTACTGCTATCGCGCAGGCTTGCTGCTTTCGCGCGATCACCGGGATCAACGGGAACGACGGTCCCTCCCCCCTACTTCGCACGTGATCGTATGCGTTGCTCCCGTGTTAACGTGTTGGAGCTCACGTCTGGAGATTCCGTGAGGGCGTTGGACGCACCGTTGAAACGGTTGCGGAGCACGCATCAAAACGCACTCTACGCCGTCAGGTACGCAACCCGGCGCGAGGCGCGGACACGGAACCTCCAAAATCGTCCTAAAGGATGCATTCGACGACTTCGGCCCTGAACGTGTAGGGCTTGGAGCCGTCCGCGACCAAGAGCGTCCATACGTCGCGCGTCCTGTGCTTTGCTACTTTGCAGGCTCCCGCATCGACCTCGTTCACCTTGGAGAAGAGGTTCAGTTCGGCCTCCACGGTCTCCTTGGCGCAGAGGGCTGCGGCGGACTTCGAGCGGTAGCGCACAGGGGCTATGTCGAAGTTCTGGTTCTGCTGGTCCTGCTGGTTCTTGTAGTTCCAGCTGAGGATGATGCAGTATATCTTGTTCATCTTTGGTCTCCTTGGTTTGTTGTGGTTTTGTTGGTGGAAATCGGCAGGGTATTTGACACTTTTAGGGAAAGTGTCAATTGATACTTCTAGGGAAAGTGTCAGAAAAACGGGGAAAAATTTTTACAGATACTGATTTTTTCGGGAGGGGTCGGGTACCAGGGGAGCCTAGAACGGAGCGGGTTTGCTGCGTGTCGAAGGCTCGAAAACGCCGTGACTATGATTTTTTTTAAGTTACCCTATATAGTAAAAATTATTATATATTATATATTATTACTTTCCAACATTTATAAAAATAATATAATAATTTATTATACCGTCTCGAAACGGGCTTTTTGAACCCGTTAATCGCACTAAATAAACTCGAAGTCGCTCGAAACGCTCGAATAGTCAAAACCCGAAAATGTCAGCATCTGTCTAGCGCCATTTTGACCCTTTTTCAACCTTTTTGCACTTTAAGTGGCATTTTTGTGCAGTTATCTCGGTGTACAGTTGCTGACACGGCTCGAAAGGTGCCCAAAGGCACCCGATCGTACCTCGAATGCACCCTCGGATGCACCTTCAAAGACGCCGTCTCCAAAGGTTGCTTGAAAACCGCCCCGACTCCCACGGGGCTCCCGTCATCTTTCCGGGTTGTCACATCACCCGACGCACCTACCTGGGGACGCGATGTGTCCTTGTCCAGGGTTACCAGGGCGGGTCCACGAGCCCGCACGCCCTCTCGCCGGTTTGAGGGTTGGCCGCCGAAGCGACCCGTCTTCTGTGAGACAGGATTGTAAAGAGGCCCTAGGCTACCGAGGCAGCCTAGGGCGACTTTTCCGAAAGAGGATATGACCCCGCTTGCGCGGGGCGCAGCGCCATGGTCAGGCATCATTGCGGGTCCTTACGCGCCCCGCTGACGCCCCGCGATTCTCTGCGCGGGAGGCAGTCGCCCCGTCTGCGGTCGGGCGTCGCCGTGTGAGGTGCAGACTCCACCGCGGGGTCTGCGTCAAGACAGTCGATGAGCCCCCGCAACCTGCCCTGCGTTCCCGCAGGGTAGGGAGGAGAGCGCGAGAGGGCGGAGCCCTCTCGCATCAAAAAGCCACACACTCCGAGGAGCGTGCGGCTTGGCTGGTCAGACAAGACCGAGTTTCGAGGCGAACCTGTTGGATGCTGCGTCCACCGCGCGTTCGAGGCTGAGCACCTTGACACGGTAGGATACCTCGGGTGTAGTGTCGCCTTCCTGCGGGTAGCGAGGGCTCAGCACTTCGACCTTGGCAGTGACGAGACCGCAGGCGAGGTAGGGTGCGCCTTTCGAATCGATGGCTTTTTCGCTGAGGTTGTCAATCTGCTCCGCAGCCTTGTCTGTGACATCGACGCCGAGGAAGTATGCACGGGTCGCACCGTGGGGGTTGAGCGGAACAGCGCGGAAATCGCCGTTCAGGGAAGGCTTGCCGTCCTGCACTTTGACGAACACGCTCAACTTCTGCGGCGGCAGAGTGAGGATGACAGGCTTCTTCGCTTGTTCAGCGGTAGCGGGAGCGGGAGCGGGAGTGGTATTGGTGTTGTCCATTGTGTGGTTCCTTTCTGGGATTGTTTACTGTTGGATGTGAGCGGTCACCGTGACTGCTTGCACAGGGTATGATTCATACCTCTGCCTGGCGGGGCGGGTGGCACAGGAGACCGCGGAGTCAGGAGATTACCTTGCGGAGCCTGCGGAGCAAGGTAATCTACTGACGATAGCGGTCTCCTGGGCGGATTACGGGTAGAGGGGTTACGTAATATATTAATACGGCACGGGTCCTCGGAGGAGGTGTTTCTGAAAGAGGTGAAACCCGTTACGATAGACCTGTCCGTGAGAAACGCCAGAGGGACCCTAGGTTCCCTTCGCCACCCCAGGCGTCCGGAAATATGCTATAATATCCGTCGAGGGCCCGGCGGGGAGTTCACAGATCCGTGAATGGCTCCTGTTGTGGTTGGAGGTTCCCCGTCGGGCCCTTGACACCTCACATCACGTTATGATACAATAGCCGCCATGGCAGACACCTACAAGTCCAGATACGGCCTCGACTGGCCCAAGGAAACCTCGGAGACCTTCATCAAGCTGTTCGTCGCCAAGAAGTGGCGCGAGATCCTGCGCGACCGCGGGGTCGAGGTGAAGGACCCCTGGGTGCCCCTTCTCGAGGCGTGCGTCGAGCTCTTCGGCGACGGCTTCAAGGTGCACCGCTGGGCTGAGGAGCACGCCCACGACTGGGTGACGGAGAAGGGCGTCATCACCTGGGGCTGCGCATCCTGCGGAAAGAGCTCGGACACAGGCTGCTTCTGCGTCCTCGACTGGATAGTCGATCCGACGGAGACGACCATCCTGGTCGGTTCGACGACGAAGGAGGCCTTGCGCAAGCGTACCTGGGAGTCCGTGGAGCGCTACTTCGACCTCCTCCAGCACAACGACCTCTTCACCGTCCCCGGCAAGATCACGGAGACGGGGTACGCGATCCTGAACCGCCGCGACGACGACTCGATGACCGGCACCAAGGGTGCGAAGGCCGGCATCCACGGCGTCGCCCTGAACGACGGCGGAACCCTCCAGGGCGCGCACTCGAGGTACGTCCGCCTCGTCATCGACGAGCTCGCGACCATCAACAACCACGAGGAGATCAAGACGGCCATCACCAACCTCTCGGTCTGCGAGGACTTCAAGTTCGCCGCCCTCGCGAACCCCGCGCCGTGGTCGGACCCCTCGTGCGAGTACGCGGTTCCGGAGAACGGCGCGAAGAGCGTGACCCCGGACACCGGCTGCTGGCGCTCCCAGTTCGGCTACCTCGTACGCCACCAGGACGGGCTCAAGTCCCCGTGCATCGAAAACCCGGAGCTCGAGCGCGAGCTCCCGTTCCTCCTGCGCAGGAGCCAGGTCGAGCAGACCCTGAAGCTCTGCCACGGCAACCCCGACGCCCCGCAGTTCTGGCAGATGGTCCGCGGCTTCCCGCTCGCCTCCGGGTTCGGCGGCGTCCCCGTGCTCGAGGAGGGCGACGCGATACGCCAGGGCGTGACGGAGCCGATGGCGATGGACCCCTCGTCCGTCCATGCGAGCGCGGTAGGTATCGACCCCGCCTGGACGGAGGGCGGCGACGGCGCGTGCCTTGTCCGCTGCCTCGTGAGGTCGGACCACCTGGGGCGGCGCGTCCTCGACTTCACGGACGGGCTCCACTACCTGAAGATCGACGGCTCGAAGCTGGCGAGGCACCCCGCGGTCGAGCAGATGCGCGAGCAGGTGACGGCGCTCATGCGCTCGAAGCCCTTCATGCCCCGCAGGTGGTCGGAGGTCGCCGTGGACGCGTCCGCCAACCAGGGCCTCGCGGGCGAGCTCATCATGCGCTCGGGCGCGTTCGGCATCATGGCGGTCAACTCCGGCGAGCGCGCCTCCGAGCGGCAGTTCAGGGCCTACGACCCCAAGCCCGCCAAGGAGTCCTACGCCGACCGCGGGACCGAGGCGTGGTGCGTCCTCGCGGAGTTCTGCAGGGCGGGCCAGGTGCGCGGGCTCCCCGAGGAGGCGAGACGGGCCCTTACGACCCGCCACTTCATGACGGTCTCCGACAAGTCCGACGAGCTCAAGAATCCGCTCAGGATGGAGCCGAAGAAGGTCTTCAAGCCGAGGTTCGGAAGGTCCCCCGACGTCTGCGACGCGTGCGCGCTCGCCGCCTTGGCCGTGAAGGAGTCCCTCGGGATGCTCCCCTTCGGCGACCTCCCCAGGCCCGCCGCCGACATGGCGGTCCCGGGGCAGGAGGAAGTGAGGATGGAGACGCGTTCGGCTCCCTCGGACGACTACGGAGAGGATGCGTTTTCGGGCGAAGCGGACGATTGACTTCCGGGGCGGACGTATGCTATAATACCCGTGTTGTTCGATAAAACCGGAAGGACTCCAGGACCGCAAGATGTCAGACGAACCAGCAGAGACTTTCAACGCAGAGGCCGTTAGGTGGATCGACGGACTGTCGGATCCCTCCGGGCTTCGCGGCTCGTGGCGCCTCCAGGTCCTCGAGCACCGCGTGTCCCTGAAGGAGACGTCGACGGGCGAGGGTGCGAACGCCGTCGTCTCGTACGAGAGGACCATGAAGCCCGTCAGGCTCACGCGCTTCGCGAAGGGCTGCCCGTGGGCGCTGGTCCCCGAGGCGGAGCGCTATCTCCTGAGCCTCGCGCCGTACACCGGCAAGATCGTGAACGGCGTCGACATCCCCGGAACCTACAAGCCGACGCGCACCCGCTGGATCCGCGACGACCAGACGAACCTCGACGACCAGAGGAGGTCGACGAACGAGAACAGGCACACCCTCGTCCAGGACCTCGTGGAGTCCACGGAGGCCGGGGACGGCGACTCCGTCGAGAGCTCCGCCGACTGCGTCGAGACCGTGACGACCGAGTACCACTGGGACGAGCCTTCGCTCCCCGACACGCTGCCTGCGGGCGGCCAGGGCGTCGTCGTGTCCCTGCAGCAGGTCGCGCGCCAGGAGGACGGCACCTACAGGTACGCGATAGTGACCAGGACCGCGAAGACGCGCATCGGGGCCGCGACGGTCGTCGAGTGCACGGAGTTCCGCCAGGTCACGCAGCAGGACTGCACCAACCTCTACGGGAACCCGTCGTCCGGCTTCAGGATCGACTCCGGCACGGGTAGCGCGGCCCAGGTCCCCGCGCAGTGCGGCGACGCCAGGGGCACGACCGTCGAGTGGAGGAACCTCAGGCAGAACGACGACTGCACGTGGAACGTCTCCGTCGTCACGACCGTCGCCGTGAAGAACGTCGAGGCTGAGCGCTCGTCGACGGACACGGAGACCGAAAGGCGCCTCGCCGTCAAGACGTCGGCGCAGGCGGTGAAGCTCGCCGACGTCACGACGCACAACGCGGCGGCCGGGACCGTCACGGAGCACCGCGGCGAGCTGAGGCCGGACGGGCTGTACGACAACACGGTCTCGACGCGCACCGAGAAGACGCGCACCGGTCAGGTCGTGGAGGTGCGCAGGACGGTGCGCGGCGCGACCGTGAGGACCGTGAACCGGCACATGACGTCCGCGGCCGCGGACCCGACGGGCATCGGGACGGTGACGAACACCGTGACCGACTCCGGGCGCATAGACCAGGAGATCGTGGCTGTCGACAGGTCCGCGCAGCCGATAGACGCCGGGAGCGCGTGCTCCACCACCGTCTTCGAGCACGTCGAGTCCGACCGCACGGTCCAGCCGGCGAAGCCCGCGAAGCACTACCGGGACGCGGGCGCCGGCCACCGGTACGAGCAGACGTCCAGGATCACCGAGGAGGGCTCGTACGAAGTGACGGTCGAGGACCGCCAGGAGCTCCAGAAGGCGAACGCGCAGATCACCGTCAGGAAGACCCTAAGGGGGACGCAGAGGACCGTCGTCGACAGGAACGTCGCGAATCCGCTTGCGGAGACGGGGCTCGCCGTCGGCGAGACGAGGCAGAGCGAGGTCACGCCCGGCGGGCTCTACGTGACGACCAGGACCGTGACGACCGCGGAGGCGGCGGGCACGATCGGCACGGAGTGCCGGAAGACCGTCTTCGAGCACGTCGACTCCACCACATCCAACCAGGCTGCGCAGCCACCTGCGGAGGCGGACGAGGCGGGCAACGGAAGGACACGCCGCAAATCGGCCCGCCAGACCGAGGAGGGCACCTGGGACGTCACCGTCCGCACCGTCGAGGAGAGGAGCGTCACCAACGCCGAGGTCGAGAAGTCGATGACCTTGGGGGGTCTCACCGTCAGGCGCAGGCACCGCAGCCTGCAGTCCCCTCCGCCGGACCCCGTGAGGATCGGGGAGAGCGTGTCGTACAGGATCACCGACGGCGGGCTGTACGATGTAGTGTCCACGGCGGCCGGCGTCTCCCCGGCCGGCTCCGTCTCCGAGGAGTGCACGCAGGACAACTTCTCGCACAGGCACTCGGAGACGAGGAACGAGACCGACGTCCAGGACGTGGAGACGCAGTTCTCCGCCGGCAGGATCGTACGCAAGAGCGGGGCCAGGACCGCGAACGGCACGGCGAGCAACACCACCGAGGTCGTGACGGCCAAGGCGGCGAAGCACCGCTACCAGTACGAGCGCGAGGACGGGTCGGTGGTGCATGTCATCCAGTACAGGAACCAGCCGAGCGAGAACGTAGGGTATCCCGGCGGAGCCTATGCGCTTACGGTGCAGGACTCGGTGAACTCGTTCGGGCTCCACGACGGTTTCGCGACGTGGATGACGAACGTTCCGGGGCGCGGGGCTTCGATGGCCGACTACAAGTTCATGAGATCGGGGCCGAGGATAGACGTGATCCAAGTGAAGTTCGACGAGCGCAACAGGTGGAGGCGCCACCGGAAGATGACGGTGCAGCTGTACCATGTGAGGGGCAGCGCCTACGTCGACTACCTCAGCGACGAGGAGCAGGCGAACCCCGGCAGGGAAGACGCGGGTGTTCTTGCGGTGAGGCTGGTGAGCGGGCCGTACATGGACAGCGTGGGTACGGTCTGCGCGGAGTGGAAGCGTGCGGAGCTTTCCGGCAGCGGCAACTGGGAGACATGCACCGCGAGCTGCAAGCACGGCGACGAGAGCCAGGATCTGGCGACGGCCATATTGAAGATACTGGACATCGGCGGGTTCCGCACGGGCACCCTTGGCCGCGACGCGAACGAAGGGATGAAGGAGCTTGCGCAGGCGCTCAGGGAGCTTCCGGTCGTGCTGTCCGCATCCAAGGCCGGCGCCACGCCTGCAGCGGGCGGGCAGCAGTAGGGAGGACGACGATGCCGCGGCCGTTTAACGTGTTCTGGGACGTAGACAGCGCGAAGTACTACATCTTCGCGCCGGACGGGTGCGTATTGGAGAACGGCGCACCTGTCACGATAAAGGATTCTAGCAACGGCAATGTCGATATCGGAAGCTCGCTCGGCACGGAGCTTTGGGGACATGTCGTCAAGAACTCGTCGACTGACACGACTTATGTGACGTTCAGTGGATGTGCGGCGTACAGCGGGAGCTCGGGGGAGTCGGCGAAGTACAACTTCAAGGTGGCGAGTTTCGGGTCAAGCGACAACGACGGCGAGCAGTACGACATCGTGACGAGCACGATAAACTTTGGCGGTGAAGGAGGAAGCAGTAATCCGTCCATATTCGAATACGACAAGACGACGAGGACCGTGGAAGCGAGCGGATTCTGGATAGACGGCTCGTCGGAGTCGGTGGCGCAGAGCCTTACGATAACGGGGAGTAGTGGGGAGACGGCATATCTCGTCTGCACAGCTACGGGATGCACAAGCGCGAGCAGCGAGATGGCGGTCGATGGCCCTGGGCACAGGTATGCGAACGACATACTTTGGACGTACGCGCTGAGCTTGACGCCCGATCAGTCGCAGGGGTCGAGCAAGGTTGTCTACAACGTGAAGCTCTACGACTTCGTGGGCGGCGAGATAACGAGGGACTACCGTGGGGTGAACCTGCCGGTAAGCACGGGTGGACAAGACATAGCGGACGACGTGAGCCTGGAGAACAAGACGTCCGGCGACGGGGAGGCCAAGCTCCAGATCAAGGACTTCGACGAGCCGGTCGCACCGGATGCGTCAGGATGCAGCGATACGCTCCTGGGCATGCTGGGCATACCAGAGAACTCGTGCGCTTCGGCCGGCGATCTGACCACTCCTATGTATGGAGTCGTGGCAAAGAAGACCACTACCGCTCCAAGCTCCAGCGGTTCGTCGGAGCTTGTCACAGGAAACACCCTCGCTTACCTGCACGTGACGGGAACCGCAAACAAAAGGCCCTTATTGTTTAAGGGAGAGCACCTTTGCAATATAGTGGCCGACGGAGACGATACGGATGTGGAGATTGTCGTGCCGGCGCTCGCGCCTGTGCCGGAGAGCGGGATTACGATTCAGACCGTCTTGGACAGCGAGGGATACCCGGTTATAATGATCGGGTACTCCGGCGGAAGCGGTGGAAGCGGCTCCAGCTGGTCGGGCTACCATACGACAGGCAGCAGTGCGGATGTGATAATGTGCGGTTTAAGATATACCGACAATCAGCTACAGGCAAAGTTCTGTGACGAGGTTTGGGACAACGGGCTTCTGGTGAGCCGTACATTCCACAACGACTGGACCGTGATAACTACGGCGGTGCCTGAAAGCGTGTGCCAGTGTTCGTCGAACGCGAACGGAACGGAACAGGAAGAAAGCAGCCAGACATGAGCGAGAACCGAAAGACAAGGGTGACGGTGGCGTTCCTCTGCTACCGCAACGATTCAGAGCTTCTTCTCGAGTCGCAGAGGGCGGCGATAAGAGCCTTCGCCACGAGCGAGAAGCTGGAGCCGAGCTTCATCATGGTCGACGATGCGTGGTGTCCGGTGAAGCGCGAGGCTCGCGACAAGTTCCTTGCCGCGCATCCGAGGGCGGGACGCATCGCGACCGGCTACAGGCGAGGCTTCATGATACTCGGCGGCGAAAACCTCAAGGGACAGTGCGAAGCGTTCGTGGAGGCGGCAGAACTCACGGACGCTGACATCCTGGTCAAGATGGACGCCGACACCTGCATGTTCAAGGTAGATTGGATAGAGGAGTTCGCGGCCGATCCCAAGGCCATGTGCGCTGGCGCCTTCGACTTCGGGAACGACAACCACACGAGCGTGTTCGGTCTTTGCTACGCCCTGAAGCGCGAAGTGCTGAGGCCGCTTGCTGAGGACGTGAAGAGATTCCCGGCTCACCATAAGGCGTGGGAGGACCACGAGGTTTCAAGCCGTGTGTTCCGTCTCGCGGACGGCGACATGGACAGCCTCATGCGTTGGCGGGCAAACGCCAAGGGCGATGGATTCTGGGTCACAGCCCTCGATCTTGCCAACGACACGTTCGTGAAGGCCAGGGCGGCGAACTGCGCGTGGGATCACTCGTCGCAGCCGGCGAACAAGAAGGCGGAATACAGGGCGAAGGTTTGTGGCTGGATGAAGCGGTGGAACGATCTGGCGGAGGGTGCGAATGACAACATACAGCAAGCTGTGCCACCGAGCTAATGATGCCGGGCAGGGAGCGGGGAGACTTTGCTACAAGGACATCCTGTCGCGTCCTCTCGTGAGAAAGGCTTCTGCGCAGAGCAAGAATCCTGATGACCGCATGGAGATAATGTGCACCTTCGAGCCTCTGGATTGGGTCTGCAACACGTACAACGCGACGCATGAGGGGGCGCTTGTCGTGACGGCGAGCTGGCTGGATGAACCCGAGGTACGGGTGGGGGCGTTTGTGATGGCCGTGGACGACGAGTATACCGCAGGGACGGCGACGCTTACGCTCGATGTCTCGCCGCAGGATCTTTGCGCTGCACATGAGTATCCGGCAACCATAACCGGCGCAATAGCGGTCACCAAAGGCGACATGACGATAACCGTGGAGCCGTTCGAGTGGCACCCGAGTTCTGTCGCCGACGCAAGACGCGTGACAATAGCGGTTGTAGACGGACAGCTTGTGGACGTGACGGTGGAGGTGCCATAATGAGAGGCGTATTTTCGGAAGTGCGCGACTTGGCGAACGGGGTTGCGTGGAGAAATCTGACCGCAACCAATCCATGGGACCCTGTTCCTCCCGCTGGGGGCTGGACGATAGATGATGTCATAGAGCAGAGCATTCCTACAGAGAAGACACAGGTGACGGTTGCTGCTTATCGTGGAGCGCGACCCATAAACCTGATGTCTTTCTTGATCTGCTCGAAT